GTCTCAATCGTTACCTTTTTCTTCGCCTTTCTCGCTATATTGATTAAATCCCTCAACAAAACGGGGTGCAAGGTCGGTTCACCTCCCGTAATAAGAATATTCGCTATCTGAGGATTCTGACTGATAACATTGACAACATCTTGTAACGAATATTTTCCTTGCTCGGGGTTCCATGAACTGTACGCCGTATCACATAAACTCCCCTTGAAAGCGCACCTTAAATTACACCCTGAAAGTCTTATCAAAATATGCGGGACACCTACATACATTCCCTCTCCTTGCAAGCAAGGAAACAAATCAATAATCGGTTGAATTTCTTTATAATCCATTTTCTAATATAAATAACTGTTATACATCTCGTTAAACTCTTCAAATTCCATATCAGATATCTCTCTTTCCTTCACGATTTCTTTTACAAGTTTGATTTGCTTTTCCTTTAATTCATCCGCCTCTTCATCGAACCCTCCAACTCTCAAATCGATCACCGGCAAGGAAAGCTCGAAAGCCAAACTCTCATCAAACCCGTATCGATCAATCAATGATTCAACTTCCTCTTTTGTTATCATAATTTTACCTGTAATTCGGGTGCCTTGTTTTTAATAAAACTTTTATTTCCAAGCATTATGTCAACCAATTCTTTCGGCCAATCCACGATCACGCCATCAGAAAATTCAGTTACACCAAGCACATCGGAAAGCATATCAACATCATCTTTCAACGCTTCAGCGTATCCCGTTGATGTTTCATGATAAATTACCTTTGAACAATATACATCACCTTCACCGTTAGCGAATTTTATTTTCGATAAAAGATAATTTACTGTCGCACAAAGATAAATAGACAGTGCCTCTGCTGTTGGATTTACCGGTAAAATGATCCACCTATCATTCCACTTCTGCATATCGCGAATATATTCAGGGTCATCTTTGCACCAAAACGCCATACAATGATCAAAAGAATCAATGAATTTTCCCACAATATTTTTTAATATACCAAAATCACAAACCATCTGAGCGTTATCCAAATGCTCGGATTTAAAAAACAACTCAACTTGAACACCATGATTATGAACTGAATGTGAACATCTAAAAGATGTTGCGTTTCTTACCACATGCTGAGCCGCTTCAATTCTAAATAACTTTCTAATTTCCATACAAATTGTTTTTAATTACATCGATAATATCCTTATAATTTTCAGGTAAATTCGCTCCCTTTGATAAATTTTCTTTATTCCATACAGGTCTACAATTTAAATAATTTGAAGCAATCCTTAATTCTTCCTCGTTGTCGAGATTAAAATAGCTAAACGGGACAATATGATCTATACTCCAACAATCAATTGTTTTACCCCTACTCGACCAATCCATTCCAGGCAAAAATTTTGATTCAATATATTGCTTAAAATCATCAATCGTACAATTCAAAAATCCAATAAACACTTTTGATCTTTTTAATTTGCCGGACAAGCCTTGATTCATGTACGACCTAATAGTTTCAACTTTCCGAAAATGACTATTAGAAATTCGATGATTTTTATCAGAAACACTCCTTACCTCTCTCCGCTCCTTTTTTGATCGATAACTTTTATCATACAAGGCTTTTCTTTCAGCTATTTCAGGATTATTTTTTCTTGTCAGAACTTTCTTTTCTTGTTCACATTCCCTGCAATAAGAATTGAGCTTATCTTTCGCTTGATTTTTAACGCAAAATCTATCCAAGCTCAATTCCCGTAAACATCTCGGGCAAATTTTCGTTCCTTTATTAAAATCAGCTAATGGCATAACATTCTAAATATTTTTAATCAACACCATAAAGATACACAAAGTTTATCAGATAAACAAATTTTCGACCAACAATTCCACGTCAATATACCGCAAAGGTATCTCACTTCCTTTCTCGTCAACCACAATTATTCTTTCCCAGTTAGGATTATTCTCTTTCACCGTGCACACTTCCCCTTTATACTTAACTTGACGACCTTTCTTGAAAGCGTAATGCCGATCATGAACAACGGGACTTCTTTTTGAAGGATCATATTTCATAGCCGGCATGCCGTAAGGTTGAAGAAAAACATCCTTCAACATTCTCTGATACTCCCCGCTATCCTTGAAAATGCTTACCAATTGATATTGATGTGCCACTTTCAATATTTTCACTTTCTTTTTCTCACAGATATCAGAGCACATCTTGATGAAATAAGGTTCTTCATAAACCAAGGCTCTGAACAAATAGGAAAAATATTCGAGTTCAAGTTGCTCGAAATATTCTCTCACCGTTAACTTTTCTTTTTGAGCTGCCATTTATATAACCATTTTGTCTAAATTATTCAGATAAAAATTAAGCGGATCTTCCATTCCCTCTAACGTCTTCTGAAGGTAATCGAAGGTCATGTTTCCGGGATCAATATTCTTGTCTTTTATCCTGCATACTTTCACGTCAAAAAACTTACTCAATCTGATTGAATTTTCCTTGCTCTCCCTCAAAGCATCCTCGTCGTACATCAAGATAACTGTTTTGATAGAGGTTTCCCTGAGTTGTTTTAACTGACCGGGACTTATCTTCTTCCCGAAAGTGAAACAACAAGCCACCTCGTCATTAAAGGTCAAATTCATGAGGTAATCAACATTCACTTTATCAAACAGCCCTTCAACAAGTATAACCGTTTCCGTTTTATCACCTATAAAATTATACCCTCCGAGAATGTGAGAGAACCCATCCTGACTATTCATGTAGCGAAGAACGAGATCGCATTTCCCTTCCTTGTACCTTTCCCGGTTATCATCATGCCATTTTTTGTCATATCTCGATCTGGCGAGCCACGCGACCACTTTGTCTTTCTCCTTTATCTTGAAGACGATATAATCATGTTTTGATAATTTCTCTTCCAAAATAGATGTCGTTCTTGACGGTTCAAATTCCTCGTAATGTTCTCTCAAAAAATGTCTTCTATCAAGGTAGGGGTCGTTCACCAGCGGCTTCAACCCTATCGGTAAACGAGCTTCTTTCAAATCTTCCTCTTCAACTTCTTCCTCTTCCTTGATTAAAGGCGTTAAGTTAACGCTTTTTTTTGACATCCGATACTCCTTGCTGATCAAATCTTTCCGATCAATTTTAACAAGATAATCCCGTACACCCTTCACCGTTCCGCATTTAAAGCAATGATAGATAGCGGAATGACCGTCCTCAGTGAAAATTAACGCGTTTTTCCCACCTTTTCCGCAATAAGGACAATCCTCCTTCGATGTCATCCACCCTTTCTGACCGAACGGTCGAAGGTTCAATTCCGCCATCAGCTCATCTTTATCAATCACCCTCATAACACCCTCCCTTTCTGTTCTCCCGATCTCTTCTTCCGCCCGCCACCTTGAACATGCGTTATCTTCAATTCATAGAACTCATTCATGGTCCTCTTTCTATCATAGAACCGTCCCGCGTTATAATTCGTTGCTATTTTAAAGACCGGGTCAACGTTCTCATAATCCCTGACTTTATCCTTAAAAATCCGACATGTTTTGTTCTTCACCTCTTCCAGCGTTTGATTGATGGAGAACACCCAGCTAAAAGGTTGAACCACCGTTCTATCACCTTCGGCATAACTACGATCTATCACTTTCTCTTCATCATTCCAAACTTCAAAAGGAACATCCCCCGTTTGAATGGCGGTTGCGCATGACATCCCAAACTCTTCGCACATATTTTTCAACCTCTTCCCGCATTCCTGAAACCTGTACTTCGGTTTAGGATCGTTGTCAAAACTCGGTATACCTGTTCTTATCAAGTTAAACGAGTCAATTATAAGTAATCTCGGAAACTTACCAACCAGCTTCTTGTATTCAATACAGATGGATCTGACGTCACCTATCGTGGCATCACCGAATTTCTTAAAACTGTACACCTTGATATCAGCCCCAAAGTGCTTGACTTGATCGATCACTTCATGAAATCCAGCCAACTCCTCCTTCGTGAAATCACCTTCTTTTAAATCAGAATAAGTTTTATAAGTCCACATTTGAGCATACTTCATGTGGACCTTCTCCTTCGCTTCCTCGCACTGGATGTGAAGCACGTCATGACCCAAAAGAGCGGTCGACATACCTCTCCACCTCAACACAGAACTCTTTCCAACGCCACTTCTCGCAATCCACAATTCCGTGTCGCCTACATCTATCCCACCGTATTTATCATCCAACGCATCTATCCCGAACTCAACCGGTGGATCTTTCTCCTTCTTCTCCACCCAGTCAGCCCTGCAACGATCAAAATCCGAGAACACACCCAAAAACATCCCCGATTGAGCTCTCAATGAAAACTCAGTTATTCTCGCGCTCTCCTCCCTGCTAACCCTCATCGCCTCTTCTTTCTTTCCTTCACCGTAAAGATCAACTATTTCTTTATTTAAAAGAAGAAACTCACTATCCTTTATGTAGCTCTCCAACTGGTTTAGAAGGACCTCATCATCCACGATTTCTGACCCCTTTATTTGTTGAACGGCTATCTGAATAGACTCATTATCATTATATTTCTGAGCTATCACACCGAGAGAAGGTACTTTATCGTACTTGTGAAACTGATCCTTCGCTTCTTTCAGTACAAATTTATACCCGACCTCCTCTTTCGGTATGAATTTAAAATCAAGGTATCTGTCAACAATTGACATCATATCCTTGTTCAAAAACATCTTACGAAAAAGTTCACCTAAAAAATTCGCGTTTATCTTTTCCATTCTAATCCATGTCTATGTAATCTATCGTCGCAACCATCTTGTTCTCCCTCAGATCCTGTATCGCCATAAATGATGACATACAGGTATCATCGTGACCGCAAACAGATTCCAAAGTTCCTTTCTTCGAGTTGAACGCGATTGAATTAAACTCACCGAACATGATATCAACCAACTTTCGCGTGTTCTCATCTCCGTAAGGAACCCTTAACCGCCCGCTCTCGAACAATGCGGATAACGACGGTAAACCTAGTTTCAAATCTTTTTTATTTCCTTCAGTAGTTATAAACTCCTCTATATTAATCAGACCCCTCTCCTTCGCCATCCCAGCTAGTATTCTCTGAAAGCCGTTCGATTCACATACCAACTTGTTCGGCTTGTACCTAGCATTAAACTCTATCAACCGGTTAACTTGAAGGTCGTGACTCGCGCCCTGTTCCCTGTACAGGTTGATAAGGTAAATCAGGTTATTCGAATCAATACCCCAAACCGTGTAAACCGTGTAATCGGCACCGACGTTTCCCGATATGGCGAAATCGCACCCCACAACCACTCTCACTAACTTTATGGGATAACTCTCTATATCATTCGTGAAACTGATATGCTCCATCCCATGAATTGATCTTTTCAGGAACTCGTACGGGAAAATGGTTGACGTATCAGCAACAGGGACAACCAGGTACTCGCGGTTAAATACCAGCGTTCCAAGCGATTGCCTCTCCTCCGTTAACCTTGAAAAAGTCAAACGGTCAGGAGCGAGAAGTTGCCCATCCGGAAATATAGCCGGATACTCGAATACCTTGAAACGAGCATCATTCTTTAAATCCCCGTATATATCACCTCCGTTATAGGGGGTACCAAAAACGCATAAATACCCAAAAGGTTCCACGATAGGGGTGATTGAACCGTAAAAAACTTCGTGCAATTTCTCTCTCTGCTCTTGTGAATAAAGAGCTGATTCATCCGGCAAGTCATCGCAAACAACAGCCCCAACGTGAAGACCACGAATCATGGAATCCTTCGATCTTAGATGGAGGATCGAATCAGTTTCCGTCGTGATTGATGTTGCTGCCAACTTCGCTTTCATATTCGCGTTCAATTTCTCTCTCAGTATATCGTTTTGATTTATCTCAGAAATGATCATCGCGATATGTTTCTTACCGAGAGTTTCGTTATTTGTGATCATGCAAGTCTCTTTCCGATTCCGATTATCAACGCTCTCTCTTAGAAAAGTTGAAGGTCTATCATAAGAATATAACCTCCATAAAATGAACGCAAAACACCCTTCGAAGCTCTTGCCCGACCCCCTACTTGCGAGTATACCATTATACGGATAAAGCTGAACGATATTACCCCACTCCAAGTTTCTCCATCCTTGTCTGAAGGTAGGAAGGCAAACCGTCTTGAAATAATTATAACTCTGTTTTCGGAGAGAAAGATCCATGCTCTTTTCCACCGCCGAAAGATACTCCAACTTCTCTATATCCAAGGTTCGGTCCATGTGAGTTACGATAGCAGTCTGCCTCCGCATCTCACCCAGAAGTTTATCCAAGTCATTCCCGTACCCGGACATCAACTCCTGGATCGCCTTAGGGGGTAAGTTGGAGATGATCTCTTTCACATAATTATCTACGTAATTCTCTTGTACGGGAGTTAAATTCATGACGGTATCTGAAATTTAAAATGTTCACGGAATCTATTTTCCTCTTTCGCCATCGACGAACACCCTTCTCCTCTCAATCTTTTTATGTATGAGATAAAAAGTTGAGCGTTGGATCTCGTATCATGAATCGCACGGTGAGCACCAACCAATGAAATATCGTTCAATGAACAACACGTCGCCAGCTTATAATCAGGTTGCTCAAGGTTCGAGTAATAGGCGAGTTTCTGTGTATCCTCGACCCATTTCACGTACTTCCAAACATCATCTCCGTAATAATTGAATAGTTCGATCGTGAACGGATGATCGAACCCCGTGAAGTTATGGCCGCAAACGATCGCTCCCTGACGCGGATTCTTGTACTTGGTGTAGAGGTCTTTCAAATCCTTGTAAATCGTTTTCGCGTCTTTTCCTTGCTCTTTCATCATCTCCATCGTCAACCCGTTCACCGCTAACGCTTCGGGCGCGTAAATGAGATCTTCCTTGTAACCGGGTTTGAATAACGCCTGGTACTCATCGATAATTTCTAACTTCTCCATGTCCACGACAACGCATGCCACCTCGCATAACGCTATGTCGAGGAACGGTCTTTTCTCCTTACTGGGTAAACCCCCAGTTTCATAATCCTGTACGATAACGTACTTAACACTACTCTTCGCCATCTTCTTTTAATAAATTATAAACTTTAATTCGGGCGTCTTTTTGAGGTACTCTCTGAATCCGATTCCCTCCCATATGCTTGGGTAACCGACCTCGAGCACAGTACGCCTTCGCATCGTGAATCGTGAAATCCTTCCCCGATTCCGTGTTTTTCTTTTTGTTTTCGTTTAACCAATCTCTCAAAGTGGAGAGCGTCACCCCTCCCAGAATAATTTTACTAGCCATTTTTAATAGCGGTTATCAAATCAAAATCATCATCACGCGAAACCTCGTCACCGTACGATAACATCTTATTAAAAATTACCGGTTTCTTAGTGCTGTCTAAATCTCCTTCGTTTAATAATATAGCCGGATTTCCACTCTCATCCTCGATTTTATTCCATGAATAAATCTCCCTCAGAATAATTCTCGTTGAATCAAAATCGTTGAAAGTCATCACTTTTTGCTTTCCGCCCGCCTTGAACCCAACCCGACCTTCATTTCTCATACTAGCGAGAAGTTTTTCCAATTGGATATGAAAATCCTTGTCAGAGATCATTTTATACCTATCAATAACTCGAACCAAATCAAACCGACCGAGTTTACCGATAACCTCGACGAGAAGGTTGATCGTTTTCACATCCTCTCTCGAAACGGGTTGTATGAACCTCTCTCCGAACGCTTCTTCATGAAGCTTCACCATATCATTAATCGCTTTCTCATTCATGACGTAAAAATACTCCTTTTTGACTTAATAAACAAAGTTTATTTCAATTTTCTTTTCAAAAATTCTTCTCTCGATTTAAAATCATGAGCGTTATGACACTCCAAACACCAAAGATGAACATTATCCTTGTTCAATCTCTCTTCGGGATGCGCCCCTTTTCCTTTTTCGTGAGCGAAAAAATGAACCCTGGGTTCATCGCCAAGATACGACCCGCAGTGCTCGCAGTAGTGCGGTCTCTCACCCCATATTTCCAAGAATAATTCGCGTTCTCCCGTGGATTTTCTTTTTCTCTGACAGATTGAACTTCGTTTTAGCTGTTTTATATCTGTTTTAACGAATAATCTCTCTTTATTGCATGAATTACACAGTCCGTGTTTTTTATTCGCTATAAACCGATAATTTCCGCATTTTTGACAGAATCCTTTACTTGTTTTCAATACCATTGCAATGTTTTTTATACCTACAATTTTTACACAACGCGTTCTCCTTGTCATAGAGGATTCCCCCGAAATCAAGACAATTTAAATAACCTCGGGGAGTGTTCCAATACTTTCTCCTTTGCTTGTTTCGATATTCTTCTGATAGCTTCAACTCATATCCTTCTTTTAACGGATTTTTTATTGTCTTAGACTCCTTGTATTGCTGCAATCGATATATTTGATCTTCCGTTCGATTTCGATACCGCTCCACCATTCTTTGACAGTAAATCCAATTCAACTCGATATTCCTTCTCAGAAGTTTCCCGTCATAACACCAGAAGGCGTGAACAGTATAATTCCAGATAAAATCATTTCCCGCATCAATCGGTATCATCTTTTGAAACCTGGATAAAAGTTTCAGGTTCCTGCCCGTTCTCGCCACGGTGTAATCAGGTTGCATATACGTTCTCTGGTACATGTACTCATAAACTTGTATTATCTTATATACCGGAACCATTAGTCGTTTATTAAATAAAAACAATTATTATCAATACGATAAAGATACACGTTGTTTATTTATTACCCAAATATTTTCCTGATTATTTTTCTGAAATTTCCTTAAATATTTCCTTTCTGAGTATACCCCGATTTCTCCGCACATTACGGTTGAGGTCCATCTTCAACCTAATATACAGATAATCAATATATTGTATTATATAGGATATTAATAAGATCATATTCTATATTGATTACATCTTTAATAGAGGATGAATACAATATACGATTCAGACAATATAGATGAAAACTCCTCCGCAAAGCAATGGACAGGTCTCAGCCCAAGTATATGAGTGTGCGTTGCCTGTTGACACGGGGTGGGTCAGAGCAGGTCTTTGTTTAATGTCCACGTCATCTTACTGTCTCCCCAAGTTGTTTCGGATCATCAATCCTGGATGTGTGGGGTCGAGTACACCCTTCAACATGATAAAGAACGAGATAAAGATACACTATATTTATCAAATAAGCAAATATTCCGATAATTTTTCGTATATTTACGGTATAAATCAATCAGATAAAACGATGAAAGAAGAGAAAATAAACGGCTGGAAAGCGTACGTGACAGAAGAAGATCAAATCGAGGTGGAAGCCCTAAAACTTCAATTCTGGGAATACAAGGAAAGAAAAAGTATCACTTCTAGCGAATACCCGGACAATCAACAGGGTTACATGGTAAAAGATTTCGAGTGGAAAGACACGGTGTTCATACCTGATTTCTTTTTCGATAAACTATTTGAATGTATAGATAGATGGGGTCCATCAAGAAAATGAACCCCGTTATTTTCCTAGTTCCATTCAACGTTCAACGACCACGTTTCTTCCTTTTCTTTAGGAACGTGTTCGAACCAGTATAATTTAGTGGGTATAGGTCGGGCGACATCCCTGTAATCTTTTTCGATCGCATCCTTGTTTATCTTCCTGCACACCCATAAACCGACTGACCCGTTAGCGGGAATCATTCCTATATCTAATTTATCATCCTCGCTAGTTACCTGGAAATCTCCAACGAAAGGCTTCGAGTAGATATCGCCCACCCTTTCCATTACCGGTCTTCCATCCTTGTCAGTACCCATCGCCACGGGAGCGATCAGGATCTCCCCTTGATTCATCCCCCCGGTAGCTGACATGTAAAGAGAAACATCGCTAGCGTCTTCTCCCGAATCGTTAACGAGAACCAACGCCCTGTATTCAGTTTTTCCCTTGGACGCGCCGTAAACGGATATCTCGCCGAAAAGATTATCGAACTCGTCATTTCTAACGGTTAAGTTCGAGATGTAACCGCCTATCGATTCGCTAGGCTTGTCAGGTCCTTGACCCGAATTTAAACTTGTCGTGTAACAAAGTTTCATTCCAATATTAGATTAAATAGTCCAGTATTTTCTTAAAGTATCTTGATCGCTTATCGATATAACCCCGTTATTGTTCACCACCTTGGCGATAGGGAAATCGATATCTTCCGTGTAGGAGGGTAAACCACCACTAACGGAAACGGTCAATAACTTGGTTCTATCATAGCTATCGTACGTGTACAACCCGTTCAGTTGCTCGGGGGTGAAGTTAACACCTATCGGTAGCGTACCCACCACGATCATCTTCAAGTTTTGCTCTGCCGCTATGCTGTTGTAAGAGTTTATCACGGCGGAAGTGTCGTTGATAACTTCCACCACCTCGTAAACACCGTTATTTAGCGTTTCTGAGCCATCTTCTTTGACGAATCGTATATTTACCGGGGCTTGCGTGCCTTGGCCCCTTAAAACAGCTAGAAACTCCGTATTCACGCCATTCAAATTACCGCTAGCATCAACTGATACCGTTCCCACCTCCCAGTTCACCGTGTTGTAGGATAGAATGACATAGTACGCCTCTCCCGTTTCGGGTACGGGTAACTGGTTTATCCCCGGCACGGTGATGAGGTTATGGTTGCTATCCACGAGATAACCGGGTGCTATTTTAATGGAACCGGGATTCGTGTCAACCGTTACCCTTAATTCTTGCGAGGCCGCGTCCCTTTTACCGGACACGATACCCCACGATTTCGTTATACCCATCAAAAGGGTTTTTGAGAAAGCCAGGTCAGATAGAAAATCCTGGCTTCTCTGTAGCTCCTCTTTCGAGAGGAACGTTTTCCTATTGTAATTTATCTTGTTCATATCTACTTAAATTTTTAATCAACGAATATGATAGTCCAACCCTTCTCCTCCACCTGGTTCTTGTACGTTTCTTGCTTCAGGTAATAATCATCGTTAGAAGTGTAATATTTTCCGGACGTGGTTTGGTTCAACGAACCGAAGAAAGTGACGTACGAGATAGCGAGAGAATTTTTAACGATAGGGGTGTGTTCCACGTGAATTTCCTCGTATATTTTCGATTTACTGGATGCAACACCGATAGAGGTGATACCCGAACTAGCGAAATTCAAGTATTTCAGCTTATCCACGTCTATGAGTTGTGCCGATTTCAAGTTAGCGCAGTTCTTGGACGACCACCATTCAAGATTGATCGCGGACACGCTCAAATCAGTATCTCTCGTTTTTATTGAATTGAAAGCTGAATTCGAAGTGTCAAGTCTTTGAAGAAGTGATAACTTGCTAACGTTTAATTCCACGTTTAATCGAGTCAATCCTTTTAAATACAATTCCTTAACATTATCGATCACGTTATTGTTCAAATCAATGAACTCAGAGGAAGAGGTGAAAGAAACGCAATTCGACAGATCAAGGTACTCGAGCGTGTTCGTGTAAGTGAACGAAACAAACGAGGTGAAAGATGGGCAATCGTGCAAGTCAAGCTTTTTCAAACCGGTATACGTTGATATTTTAAAGTTTATCAACCCCGTGTTGAACGCTATCATGTTTTTCACCGAGCTCATGCCTGAAGTCGTCGTTATCGATTCTATCTTGTTCAACGAGGTGTTATCGTTTATAGTAACGTTAACCAGATTCGTGTTTTTCGTGAAATCAAGATACTTCAACTTGTTAAAACTTACGTCAAGATTTTGAATCTTGTTAGATGGTAGCGTGTTACCGAATATCAACGATGATTGATCGTATTCCGAATTTACACCTATATTGTTATGAGAACAATTTAAATCGGTGATATAATCGGCTTTCGATACATCAAGCATTGTTAACTGGTTATAGGAACAATCGACCGTCGTTAAGCTACCAAACCTTGACACCCCCGCGTTCTTGTAGAAGGTATCGAACAGGTTCACGTCATCGTCAGAGAAATAAGAATCGGTTATAACCACGTCTTGAGCGTACCCGTTAAACTGTTTCCAACCTGTTTGATAAGCCCTTCCGAAATGGAAATTACCATTATGAGGATTCTTGCTTAAACCGGCAAATGATAAGGATGTTTGAGCTCCCGTACCTCCGATAGGGGTACCGGTTGTCTCGTATTTAACCCCGTCCACGTACAGTTCAACATGCCATGATGTATCGGCAACATAATGCAAGCGGAACATAACGTGTTGCCATTTATTCGTTGATAATTGGATCGCTTGACATGCTAAACGACCACCGGCCGTGTAAATATCCATGTTCAGTTTATTCTCGAAAGCGTTACCACCCCAACCGAGAGCCCAACCGAACTCGCCTGTATTTGATCCGAACATAACGCCACCGCAAAGACCGTTATAGGAAGTGTTATCAAGCGGGTATATCATGAAACTACCGGAAACCGCTGCCACCCCTTCACCTATCATTTCAGAAGGGAAAGTGGCGTAAGAATCAGTCATCTTTAACGCTTTAGTTCCTTTTATGAACCCGTCCTCGTAATTCTCCAACGCCACGAAAGAATCGAAAGCCAAGGTTGACCTTGTCATCTTCGTCGTGTTCCCGTTAAGAGCGTAAGCTAGCTGTGGGGCTTCACTCAACCGGTTCACCACGTTATCAATGCTCGTTGGCGTGTCGGTTGAAGGGTTAAACGTCAATGACGTTAAGGAGTTATTATCACAATTCAGTATTTGAAGACTTGTTGTCGATGTGAAATCGAGCGTTGTTAGCTGGTTTTCACTTATGTAAAGACCTTTCAGTGACTCACCTATGATGTTTGGGTTAAATGCCGTTAACAGGTTCTTCGACAGGTTCATGTTCGCTATCGACTCGCAACCATCGTAATTAATAGACGAGATCTGGTTATTTTGAAGACGAACGTATCTTAATTTAACGTTAGAGGATATATCAACCGTTTTCAACGCGTTATCGTACCCGTCCAGCGTGATAAGTGAAACATCATTAGAAACATCGAGAGTTTCAAAAACAGGGTTGCTTGTTATCGTTACCGTTTTCAAGACGACGCATGATGACAGATCAACCGTTTTCAAAAGATTCTTTCCTGTAGCGGTGAACTCTGTGAACTTGTTATCGCTAGCTAGGATCGTGGTTATGTAATCGCTCGTCGTGAACGTTGAACTTGAAGCATCGCCCAGCAAGTTATTCGAACAATTCAGGTTTCTCAACGATTTTTGAACCGATAAATCGAGGGTTGCTAGTTTATTGTCGTTCACTGTTATGTCTGTTAACAAGGTGTTGTTGGTTAACGTTAACGTTGTCAACTCGTTACCCGTCATGCTCAATTTTTCCAACCTCGTGCAATACGGTGCGGAGAACTCCGTGAACTTGTTGTTATTCATAGATAGAACCGTCAAGGAACCGTTCGTCGTTAGATCTATGCTGGATAGAGATGTGTTATCCGTTTTCAGTGTTCTCAACGAAACATCATTTTTCACGTTCACTGACGAGGTTCTCTGATTGTAGCTATAATCAGCGTTAACGAGATTCGGGCAATCCTGCATGTTTATCGCCATGATGAACGAGTTACCTGTTATTGTAGCATCGGTTACAACCGGATTCTCGTTAGAATGAAATGCCAACAAATTAGGCATGTTCGTTACTTCCAAGGTTTTCATCACCGGCATCGAGTCTACGTACAATGTTGTCAATTCCGGGTAATTACTTCCATTAAAAACAGGATCAACCATATTGTTCGAGCTAACGTTCAGGAATGACAATACGTTGGCTGTTGGTATGATGAAATTGGTTAGCTTGTTGGTGTTAACATCAACATACGCCAGTTTAGGTGCCGTTCCAAGATTCAACGTTGATATGTTATTTTTCCCTGCCGTTAACGAAACGAGATTCACGTTCGATGATAAGTTAAGGGACGTTAACTTGTTTTTCCCCGCTCTCAGCGTTTCAAGAGATAGAAGGTTGGCGGTTGAAAGTGAAACCAGGTTATTGTCTTCCACGTTAAGGAAGGTGAGAAGAGGTGTTGCCGTTAATGAAATCGTTGCCAGCTTGTTTTTCTCCATGTTCAAAGTCGTTAACCCCGTCAACGTGGAAAGATCGATCGATGTTAAATCGTTATCGCTTAAATCAACGTTCGTTATACCCGGCATGTTAAAGATGTTAACCACCGATATCTTGTTTCCCTCTCCCTTTAACACTGTCACGTTGCCCTCGTTTATAGTTATAACGTGAGTTGGAAGGTTATCAGAGTAGGAGTACGTGAGTTGATTCTTCGTTGTCACGCCATCACCCCAATCTATTAATAAATCCCCCTCGTACTCGGTACCTTTAAAAGAAACATTTCTAGCTGATGAAACGAAATTCATCAAGGATTGAGTGAAAACAACACTTACTTCCTTGTTCGCGTCCATCGATAGAAGGTACTGGTTGGAAACGGTTCTTTGTTCCCCGTCAATTATAACTGATCCGATTTGATAACCAACCGATGGTGTTATTCTCACCACCGCTATATCCCCTTCCCTGTAGGTACCTCCACCGGTAACGATACCACCTGAAGTCGGAACCCATTCAACAGTTAGGGTGTAAGTCGTGAGATCTATGCCTGTTAAGTAAGTCGGTAATATTATATTGTTCTTGTACCCTAAGAGATATTTCTCCGTGAAATTCTTGATGTAATCTTTTTCTTTCCCCGAGTTATTATAGAAGTAGGATACGATGGGAAGGATAGAGCCGAAATAACCTCTCTCGATGGGTAGGTCGAGTGGCTTCACCTTGATATCTCGTATCATGATAGTTTTATCCCCGTCAGAGTATCTCTGCCCGATAACCGGGGTGAAATACTTGATTGACCTGTCAGAGATTAGTGGAACGCCATTTTCGAAGTTAAGGTGAATGTTTGGCTTGGTTACCGTGTCAGCTCGCGTTATAACGCCTCTAAGCCAGTATTCCGTCCCCACTTTCTTTAACGATAGAGTGGTATCCTTGTCAAAGAAGGAATTTAGAACCTCTCCCGTTTGACCGTTATAGAAATCAACCTCCTCGATACTCTCGTTATACCCCTTAACCCCGAATACTATGTGGTCCGGTGCGGAATCGTTACCTGACGCTTTCACCTTGAAATAAATCTCGTAGGAGAGTGATGGCGATATTTTTAACAATTTTTCCTTCTCTGCCGGTGCCTCTATACCGTTAAATCCAGCTGTTGCGGGAAGGGATAAATAAGTTATTCCATCCTCCTCTATTATATCCATGTTTTCAACATCACCGGATAGAGGGTAAACTGATTTATCTTTCACCCCTTCACCGTACTCGTACGCTTTCATTGCGTTAACGATCTGTTCCGTTCCGGTCCATGCCGGTGATGATAAGTCACAACACCAGCCCAGATCCTGGAAAACGAGATTAAAGAAAAGGAACTCGTCAACATTCTTGTAATTTATCAACCTCATGAACTCACCGTTCACGGTTCCGCCTGTTGATGTTATATTCTTCGTTCCCCTTTTCCTGAACTCGTCTATGTAATTGGCGAAAAGGTATTCTCTTTGAACCTGCGTTTCCTCTCCTGATAGAGCCAGACCCTTACTTTCAAGGAAAAGATCAAAAAGAATCTTGTTCTTCGGTATATCTTGGAATTGACGAGCCATGTAAACGATAATGGCGAAGAAATGAGTTATGGATAACCAGTAATCGATAAAGTCCTTGCTATTTTCCGTGTAATCCCTTTGAACGTATTTAGGGAGTATCCCTCTCTCGTACAATTTCTCCAGCACGTTAAACGCCCAACCGAGAACGTTTATATCGTTCACGTCAAAAAATTGCTTGAAATCAGTTTTCGAGTAGATGATATCATCACCTTGATTAACCTCCCCTTCTAGCTGAACCCAGTTAAAGTAAAGTTCACCGTTTTCCCCTTCTTGTTGATAAGCGTACTCGAAAAGAAACGATTCCTTCTCGTTGATGGGAACGGCCTGTATGTTACCTTGATTAAGGTCCTGCCACTCGCTCCACGTTACCCCGATATCCTTCGAGTACCTGAACTTCTTGATGAAGTACACGTCTCCCGTTTCACCATCCGTGTCATCCATGAACCCGGATAGAAGAACGAGCCCGAGAACGGGTACGTCCGTGCTTATCCGTAGCACGTCACCGTTTTCAGTCGTTTTATTCTCTATAATCATGTTCTTGATCTAGTTTTATTCTTTTTTGTAAAGATAGGGAAATAATCAATCATCTCAAAAGATTATTTCCCTTCATGATATTGATACAAAAAGTCAATTATGAAACAACCTCCATCGTTAGCTTATATCTTGTACCAGAAGTATTTGTGAAATAAACACCTGAATCTGTAATTTCTACAGTAACTCCTGGATCAGGACCTATTTTAGTGGAAATCTTGGTTGATCTCAATGTGTTTGTGTACACTTCACCTACATAAGCGGCTTTAAAGAAATTGCCACTACTTCCTAATGTGGAAGTTCCAGTTGAGGCACTTGACATGCTCTTTCCATCAAATGGAATAATTTCTTTTGTAGTGATACTAGCGATCTCGGCTGAAGCGTAAGCACTATCATACAAGCCAACATATCCAGAACCGCCATCAGCGATGGTATTAGAACCTCTCGGATTCAATTCATTTATAGCAAGTGTATCAAGTTCAATCCACTTCGTTCCATTATAAAAACTTAGGTTATATCCAATAGAATCCTGAACTGCTTTAACAGCATTTGTTAAATTATTCTTATTCCAGAACTCGTACTTAGTACCACTAATTTTGGTGGTTAAAGAACCTCCACTTTGGAATGTAAATAATCCACTATCAACTGTTAGTGTGGCGTAAGGTGAAACAGGCTGGAAATTATAAGTACCGACTCTAAATATAGGATCTCTATCAAGATGTCCTTCTAATTTAAAATTAACAGTTCTAGCCAAATCAGCCATTTGAATATCATACCCACAAGTTTGAGTTCCTTCAGCATCAGTTAAATCTTCTGACTGCATCTGAACAGTGCTCTTGAAGGTATTAGTACCTGTCCATGTATTATCTGAATCAAGAGAAACACTGCTTCCACCTCCACCACTCACATCGTTCAATGTTGCTAACCTAACCTTGGAAGTTGAACCTGTAGTTACATAAAGACCATCAGTATCAAAATCAAGTTGTGTGTTCTTGGCGATATCTTTCAAATAAAGGTTATCTGTCGTACAATAAATCTTGGCTCTTTCTGTCACATTACCTTTTTGATTAGCAGGATAATATCCTATGGTTAAACCTCCTTCAGGAGTTGAACCACCCCCACCCCCACCTCCAGAAGAGGTTCTTGCGAAAGCTGTTCTTATATTCCCACTATTAAATCCAGCATAATTGGATGTGGAGGCGTACTCCAAGGCACCAGCACTGTTCGTTTTCAATACCTTTGAACCAGAACCATCAAAGTAAATCTCGCTAGTATTTGTCTCAAATACATAAATACTGCTATAAGCTTCGTCTATACCGCTTCCAATCGAACCTGTTCCCCCACTAGCCAATGATATTTTAGAATTAGGGGTGATATAAGTTAAAGCTAAACTTGTTATCTCGCTCCAGCCATTAGTTTTATCATAATAATTTAAAGGATATTTGGAGCCAGAGTGATCGTATTTAACAGGATTGGTTAGGATATCATTAGCCCAAACATCATAAGAAGTTGTGCCATCTGAAGTTTTTAAACCTCCTTGGAATGTATTTAATCCAGTCCATACATTATCATCACTTAGTTGAACTCCACCTCCACTAAAATCAACCCAGGTAGGTGCTTTACCAGCTCCTTGCGATTGAAGTACTTGCCCTGAAGTACCAGCAGTAGTAGGAGCGTAAATATTGGTCGTAGAAGCGTTAGTGGCACTTAAAAAAGTCCATTGATTTCCATTTACCCCCAAATTTCTGTTATAGATGGTTGTAACAGCATTCGCCGTACCTTCATTATAACTTACAGGTTTTGAAATATTGGAAGCATCCCACAACTTATAATCAGTACTTCCTTTAGTATGAATAAGATCTGAGCTGCCAAATATTTTAATCCTAGAAATATCAGCACCTTCACCGATTCTAAGTACATTGGAAGAATCAACTTTCAATACCTCAGATGGCGACTCCCCAGGAATCATCCACTTTAAAGCAACATTATTAGAGAAGAAAATATTTCCTGTTACAGGACTTGCGACATCATTACCACTTCTCTTCAAATAAGCATCTAAATCAGTAGTTTTAGCATATCCATCTAATGAAGAAGAAGTAAGATAATTCTTACCCTCAACCCAAGATTGGGTTGCATAACCACTCAACTCGTTCGTTGTTATATACCCCTGCTCGTCCACCCATTGCATCGTCGCAGGGTCAATCAAATTCGAGGCATCGTATATCTTATACGAAGACCCACCCTTAACGTGTACCAGATCCGTGTTGGATGTTGTTAGTGACATCCCGTAAGAATTGTTACCAAATAATGTCACGCCGGCAGAAGTGATACTTACCAAATGGAGGTTGCTGGAACCGAGAGTAGCTCTTAGAGCGACATTCGAATTGGCAAGTAATATCGATCCTGTCACGCTGCCTCCCGCTAACGGTAAATAGGAAGCTAAATCAGTCGTTTTGGCATATCCATCCAACGACGCGGAGGTTAAGTAGTTCTTATCTTCAACCCACGCTTCAGTGGCATACCCTGATAGCGAGGCACTCGTTAAATAATTTTGTTGCTGAACCCATGCTTGAGTTGCATAATCGGTTAAACTAGAAGAAGTTAAGTAATTTTTCGCTTCAACCCAGGATTCAGTAGCGTACCCATTCAAACTAGCTGATGTCAAATACCCTTTATCTTCCACCCATTTTTGAGTAGCGTAAGATTCCAAATCAGAAGTCTGTACCGGGTTCGGTAAATTATAAGCATCCCATACATCATACGAAGTTGTACCCCTTAAATGAGATATCGCGTTCGCGTTGGTTTGCAAGATCATTCTCGTTGAAGTAGATCCAACGTTAATCTTAGGATTCAGACCAACGGTAGAACTTATTAAGTTTATAGCAGCAGTTCCGGTCGTGTAATTTCCTTTCAACGCGAACCCGTTACCGATAACAATATCACCGGTTGTCGTGCCGCCAGATAAAGGCAAGTACGAACTTAGATCCGCTTTCTTGGCGTAATCATCTAACCCGGCGCTTGTTAAATAATTTTGTTGTTTAACCCAATCTTGCGTGGCGTACGAGGTGAGATCGGTTGATGTAAGGTAACCTTTATTCTCAACCCAGCTTTCCGTGGCGTAACCACTTAAAGCATCCGTTGTTATATATCCTTGTTCGTCAACCCACTGTTTTGTAGCAGGATCAATCAAGTTAGCCGTATCGTAAATAGTGTAAGAGGAGCTACCTTTATAATGTTTCAGGTCACCTTCCCCGTAAATTCTAACCGCTGATCCGTTACCGATAATCAGGTTATCCGAGGAATCTTCCTGTATCAAGTTCACTGAAGTACCATCCGTTTTACTGGATACAAGTTTTATGTTATTATCCAGTACCACGTTCTTCTTGTAGGTGTTCGTTCCTGACCACGCGTTATCTGATAGAAGAAGTTTTGACGCCTCACCTCCAGCGGAGAAGTTATCAATAACCCATTGCTGTGTCGCGTACGACGCGGCAGCCACACCCCCTAGCTGGGTTGAGTCAGTCGCGGTATCAGCATTCCCCGTGATACTGATAGTCCACGTACCCGTAGCTCCTGTTCCACCCTTAGAAGGGAATCGACTATTTGCCCATTCTTCAGTAGCGTAACCCCGCAAACTATCTTCCGTGAGGTAACTTTGATCAGTTACCCATTTTTCCGTGGCATAACCACTAAGGGAAGCTGATGTCAAGTAAGTGGCACCTTTCGTCACGGTCAAAACATGACCGTTAGCCGTTATCGCTGTAACCGCGTTGCCGTTACCACTATTCGTTATGGTAACGGAAGGTATATCAGCCGCGGTGATATAATTCTTCGCTTCCACCCACTCTTCGGTTGCATAGCCCGTTAGAGCCGCCGATGTGATGTAATTCTTGCCATTAACCCAGGATTCTGTCGCGTAACCATTTAGATCAGAAGAAACGAGATAGTTTTTCTCTTCCACCCAAGTTTCAGTTGCGTATCCTGTTAAAGAAGAAGACGTGATGTATCCTTGATCCTGGACCCACCTTTGAGTGGCGTACGTGGATAAATCAGCGGATGTTAAATAATTTTTACCTTCTACCCATGCTTCGGTAGCATAGTCTGTTAAATCATCAGAGGTCAAATAAGTAGCTCCTTTAGTAACACTCAACGCGTGGCCCGTTGCTTTTATAGATGTAACAGCGTTTCCCTCACCGGAATTAACCACCACTATCGGGGGTATATCCTCACCGGTAATATATCCCTGATCTGTTACCCATGATTGAGTCGCGTAGCCATCTAGCGAAGTGCTCGTGAGATAACCCTTTCCCTCCACCCAGTTTTGAGTTGCCGGGTTGGAAAGATTTGAAGCGTCCCATATCTTATACTCACCAGTTGATTTTTTATGAATTAGATCGGAATAACTTGATGATATGGTTACATCCAAACCAACGTTTCCTAGAACGAGAATATCGCTTTCGTTTATATAAGCCACGTTCATTAATGACCCGTCCTTCTTGTAAGAAGATATATTCTTGTTGTTGGCGATATTAAGATTACCAGTCATGGTCCCTCCAGCAAGAGGTAGGTAATCTGATAAATCAACGTTACCGATAGCCGTGGAGATAGCGTCCGTCACCGCTTTCTGCGACATGATCTTATCAGTAGCGACTCCCGACACTTGAACAACAGCGTCTTTATCGAGTTTTAATTCAAGGGCGTCGGTGGTTGCTTTCTGTGACATGGGGTTAGTGGTCGATTCACCGGTTGATTGCTGGCTAATGATTCGATCCACGATATCAATGTAACGGTGTTTGTGATACGGGTCTGTTGAAGGTCCTTGAGACGTGAGCGTTGAGCCGTTAGAAAGGGCATCCAGCCACTTTTTCTGAACAGGTACCATCACTCCCGCGTTATCGTCCGTCACGCCAATCACCGTGGTTTCCTTCCCGGCTGATGAATGAATCGTCACCTCCGTTGCAGAATAAGTGGTCGATAAATCAACCGACACGTCTATCTTACCGAGTGATTCCCAGCTATTGACTACCGAATCCCACACTATCTTCTCGGAGTCCGAGAACGTTTTCTTGCTGTAAGGGTCGGTTACCGTCCCGCCAGCCGGGTCTGTTATGATAACGTACATATCACCGCTCTCGAGCGTTGAAGGGTTGGGGAAATCAGCGTCCGTTCTTATAACTCCCTTGAAATCTAGCGGGTTACCGACGGAGCTCTTGACGAAGTCCTTCACCGTCATCTTGTAATTCACGCCGCCAGAGTTGATCAACATGTAATCATCGTCAGCCGTTACCGTTCCTTGCTGCAACGACACCAACCACCCGTTCACGTAAGCCTCTATCCATGCGCCAGTGGGTATCTCCGCCCACTCGATGCCGTTATAGGCCTTGAAAACGTAGGGCACGACGGTGTTATCGAGCCATATCATGTTGGCGTTACGGGGAGCCGTCTTTCCCACGTATATCGCCGATACTTGACCTAAATTTTTAATCATATATCTCTTATTAAAGTTCCGTCTAACTTGCTTATGTAATATTGATCGGGCTTGTTAGAATCCACGATCAGGTACCCGTCCTCGTCAACGTGAAACACGTCAACCACGTTACCGGTGGTTTTCATCACGAGATCACCAACGTGAACCGTCACCCCTTCCAGTATTTGTTCCGTCGTTGAAATGAAGAATTGAATGGATTCCTCTTCCTCCCCTCCCTTCTGGTAATAGGTGAGGATCTCGATGTACGGTCTCGCTATATTGAAAACCGTGGTTGTTTTCAGTTTCTTAATTTCCGGCATAGTCACTTGGATAATAAACGGGTGAAAGTGGCACGAAATCCTGATCGCCTGTATCGAATATCACCTCTCCTTTCAGGTTTCTCATGCAAAATCTTTTTATTCGCGGCAAGGCGTTAACCGGAACAACCTCGTCAACTCTCGGGTAGAAGGTCGTGTCTTGAACGTATTTCACACCCTCCGTGTTCTTCACTATCGATAGAAGATCATCCCATTCCACTTTCTGACCAGGTTGCCACGTTCTGAAATCAAGGTATTTCGTCATCGCGACCTGGATCTTCAATCGCACGTCACTGGCATCGTAGTTAGAAGCTATGTCAACCATGAAATCAACCCCTCTCTGGCCACCGACTATGTACCAATCCACGTTTGAAAGTTCTATTCCAACCGTGTCCCCCAGTTTGTTCCTGTCACTTAGAGGGAAGTAAGGCGCGGCTTGTTCTAGCATGTTCGATAATTCCTCGTCGGTGAACTCCACCCCGTTCTGAGTTGAGAGCGCGAGCTGTAACTTCCCTTCCTCGTTAACGCCGAAATTAAAGAACATCAACACCCTGTCATCTATCGATTGGAAAACTTGAGTGAAATACTCTCTCGTTCCGATAGAGAGGATGTTCAGGTTATTCTGTATTCTCACCCGGAAAGTTTCATCATCCTCCGAATCCCTTCCACCTATCGCGTAATACTCGTTCGTGCATGATTTATGACCCGCTGGCGCTCCCGTTATGCTGTTTATCGTGTTAGGTTGAACGTTGGTTTGAGAACCCGTTCCCACGCTTCTCACCTTCACGTAATCGTACCCGTTAATGCCAACTGTCACATCCTTCTCTATCATGAACCGGATACCGTTCTGGCTAACGAAGGAGGATTTAGCGGCCTCGTACACCGTTCCCTGATCCGCCACCACTTTAACGTAGGTCGATGACCCTAACGCCCCTTTTCTCGGGCTAACCCCGAATAGCTGGGCTGCCACGTCAAGATCCGTTCCCGAAGCCGTGTCAGGAAAGATTCGAGCCGCCACTATCGATATATCTTTCAAACATTTCTGCCCGACCTTCGCGACACCGAAAGCGGTGGCATTGACCACCGAGTTATCGCTGATATCGGACACCTTGTCTGTCTTGTTCAGGAATATCTCTATGAACAAGCTCTTGAGCAAGGAAATCGTGTGTTTAACCCCTATTATCATACGTTTATATTCGTTATAAAGTTATCATTACTTACCGTTTTCACGTTTATCTTCATGATGATGTAATCATCCTGTCTCGTCAATGATAGAAGATTCACCTCTATGAACCGGTCATCCTTGGCGAACATGGTCGATAGATTCCTAAACAGTGTCGGGTACTGGATAGCGGCAACGTTCGTTCCAACGAACTCGTTCGAAACCCCGTCTTCCGGGAACTCCGGGATATCACCCTTCAAGGTATTCATTATCGTATCTATCGCTTGATTTATCGCGTCCTTGTATTCTACCACCGCCACGTCATTATCCTTGAAATGAAAGCGTTTATCCACGTCTTTTCCGAGTATCCTCTCACCAACCAAGCTATCCACCACCGTGTCAATGCCGAAGTTAGCGGTTGAACTCAAACTGATCTTGAATATCGGTCCTCCGTTTCTAGGTGAGTATTTCTCCTCTTCTATGAAGTTACTAACCGCTATATCCTCCCAGTCATTCTGGGGGTCGTTACTACCCACGCTTTCCGCCACTTTCTCGAAGTTATCGAAATCACCGAGAACTCTCTCGAGGTAAAATTTACTGTCATACCTTCCAACCCTCGAGCTTCTCATCCACTTGCTCGTGTTATTCACGGTTAGAAGTTGACCCCAGGTATCCTCGAACGTGTCAAGTAAATCCCACATATCGGTTGTTTTCATGGCGTCCGAGAAATTATAGAAAGCGGCATCAATCCTTTCAGATCTGGCGAGCAAATCATCCAGCGTTTTGAAACTCGATGCCGGTAAATCACCTCCCTCGTAATAAGAGAGAATAGGCGGGTAATCGTCATTCAAGAAATCGATAACGTCATGGAAGAAACCCGCTATATCGATTTTCGTCGCGTTGTAAAATTTTTCCGCACTAGTTGTTTCCATCACGGTATGATATCAGTCGCCCATTTCTGTTCCAAAGCGGAAAGCTGGTTTAACATGAGGTTAACCCCTTTCTGTATGACGCTAGTCTTGAGCGATCGTTTCAACGAACCTTTACTCGATTCCTGGTCTAGAACCAAACTTAAAGGGGCGAGCGCCGTTAAAGTGAGGTTGTAGTTCCATATCGTGTTCGAACCCTCGCTATCCGTGTTTAACGTTAAACCACCGGAAGGCACGGTAACGAGATAACTCTCTCCGAGAGCCATGTTATAAAAATAAAGCCGAAACGGTAAACCCTGATCATCCACCCCGTTTGACTTGGCGATTATCGCCCTTAACAGGTTCATGGCACCGTAGCCACTTTTCACCCCGACATCGAAATTCGGAAAATCAACTATCAAGCTCTTCGACTTGGCTTGGTAGAGGTCGTACACGCCACGAGAGGTGGAGTAAGCGACGGCACTTCCGATCGGTGTCTTCGTTGAAAGTATCAGCTTGAAGAACTTACCGAAATTTCCTTTTATGGTTATCTCTTGGGGAACGAAAGCCGTGCTACTGAGAACGGTTATACCGGTGCTCGATTGTTTCACGTTCGTTCTTTTAGGTTCCGTTTTCTGTATGGATGAAGGTAAAACGGGGAAAGAGAAGTAATCAATCGTTCTCCCCGATCCATCCGTTAACTCCAACGCCAGCATGTAATACTCGAAATCATGGGGTGACAGTCCCGCCAGGGCGGCTTGTCCCATCGATTGAACGAGGTTCACGTATCTTCTATTTACTGAATCTAGCGACATGATTTCTTCTATTTATAGATAAAATTACACAAAATATTTCAATCGGTAAAGGATATCTCTGAATTTAATTTACTGAGATCTGGCGGGGTAATACCGGACACGGCCGCTAACGCCGCCGCGAATGCCGTACCTCCACCTCCTGAAGGGCTTCCTTGTGAAGCCGGGGAAACCGCGTTATTACCCGTATTCCAAGCATCTTTCAGCGTTGCTATGTTATCATTGATGGATTGAAGTATCCCCTTCAGCGTGTCACCTAGAGGTATCGGTTCCTTTCCACCTTTCACGTTCATCTTCTTGGACGGGTCAAGCGTGATGTTATCCTTATCGATTGTTATGGTGGTTGAAGTGTCATTATCCGCGTCGATGACCGTCGCCTCAACTTGGTTAAATGATTTAACCGATACTTTCCCGTTAGCGATCTCCACTATATCCCCGTTCGTGTTCACCTCGATACCTGAATCTTCTTCCCCGTTAACCACGATATTCAGCTTTCTCGAACCCAACCCATTCACGTTAACCAGAAGCGACCCGTCATTCAGGGATGCTCTCGCGAGAATAACTCCGTTTGAATCCTTAAAAATTTTTTCTGTTACTTTTTCTTCATAAATTCTATCCGAATTTGTTGGTTGAAGTGTACCTATAACGATAGGTTTCTCATTATATAACGTCTTCAACAAAAGAATAGGGGTTCCAACCTCCGCTGTTGTTTCTGGTATTTTTAAATCTTGATAAACCTGATCAATAACCAAGCAGTTATGTATAACGGAACCGCTTCTATCAATAACAACTGATACTCTTGAAGTTGCGTTGCATGTATCGATAAAAGAAGCTCTATCAACTTTCTCAGGTAAAATAACATAACCAACTTCAACCGTGTGATCCCCGTTAGGAACCGGTATGCCTGTAACTCCTCTAATTTTCATAATTAAGAATTTTCGTCAATATACTTGCGTTTCATCATGTAATCAAAAACATCGGAGTTTACACCAAAATCCGATTTAACCGTGTTTGTGTATGAATAATCGCCTTTACCCCAATTTGAAATAATCGAATTTTTTATTTCTGTCGTATTAATTATATTAAAATACGAATATTTTTCATTTATAACGGAAGGTTTTCTTTTTGTCTCGATCGATGTGTTCGGCTTCTCAAATCCCAAATCAACTTTATTAAAAGATGGATCTTTCGCAACGTATTGATTGTAAACATCGACGCCTTTTATAAGATCCCATTTCATCCCTCTCTCAATAGTTATCGTTGTTGTCCTTTCAATAGAAGAACTTATTGAAAGATTATTGCTAACGCCCGTAACGTAATATAATTCATCCGTTGAATCAATTCTCACAAAGGACCCAACTTTTATTCTTCTATCACCGTTCACTTTCACTGTGCCTCTCCTTGTAAACGGAAGATAAGCGGTTGATTCAATTAAAAATAATAAATCGCTTAAAACAGCATACGTCAACACGCCTATATCCCCGACCTGTTCTTGACCCTTCAAAGATCCAACATAAATATAAATATCGGAAATCTGCAATTTTTTATTGCCGAAAACCGCTGCGATTTGAGGTAAGAATATAATAGGGATAAAGGCTGCCGTTACCTTACCAACCTCTCCGATAACTGTATCCGACGGCGTTACCTGATACCAGCTATAATACGTTGTATCATAGCTTAAATTTATATCCAAAAGATCCTTGTTTTCTATCGTGATATAATTATTATGATCGTTTATAACACTTCTTATAGCTGATCCTGTAAAAGGGGGTTGCCGAACTGTGAAATTAAAAGTATCAATCCATGTATCACCTATCACTTCCACGAACGGTCGCTGACAAGCTCTATTAAAAAATTCAAGAAGTGTCCCATCCGGATTCCCAAGATCCCCCGAAAAGGCCCTATCTTCTAAATTATCATCAACAAACAATTTAACTATCGACCAAACACCTTTCAATTTTCTATCCTGCTCTCTTAACCCCGGCACCTTATTTAATTTCGACCTTCTTTCCCCGTAACTACTAAAAACATCATCCGGTATAATACCCAAATTTGATAGGTGGTTTATAACGAACCCCAAGTACCCCCTTATATCTTTTAACTCGTAATTAAAAAAATACTCATCGTAAGCTCCTGTTAACACGTTTCTCTTAAAAACACCCGAATCCTCGTTACCCATCCAAACAGATTTATTTTCCCCACCGGACATATACTTGTATGGATAAAAATAGGCACCATCCTCTATTAACAGTTTCATAAAATCCCTACCTGAAATCGTTACATTTTTATCCGTGTAACCAAAATTGGTAGATGACGATACTGTATCAACAAAACCTATCATATCCCAAACTCTGTACCAAGCAGGATTATCGCCGGGTTCTTTCGTGGGATTCGCCAAAGAGCTTAGACGCAAAACCTGACCACTTTCGTACCCGATCTCGTCTTTTTCCATTTCAAGAGATTCGAAGCGAATAAAAACAAGATCATTGTATTGAATGTATTTTTCAAAATAATCAGACGTTAAATCACCCCGATTCGAAAATATATTAAATATATTCACAACACCTTTCTCGTTTGAAGACGATTGATATTCAACATCAAATGTCATTTTTCTTGATGGCGATAGAGTGATGGCGAAATTACCCATATCGACTCTTTTGGACGTCGAGCATGATAAAACAAGAGGAGATACATCTATTAATTCACCGAGAACCTTGCTATAAATCCATACACGAACGTTTATATTGATAATTTGCACATCAATAAGCCCTCTATTTATTTGAGAAACCAAAACACTCGATTTTTGATAACCATCATTATCTTTCAATATCCTTTGATATTCCGAAAAATAAGCATTAAAATCTTTTTGAATAAGAATTTGATTCTTCCCGTAAATTAATTGTCTTTCGGTTATAAATTTATTTAAAGGAGTTGTGATTGTTGACCCCTTTTTAATCATAGAAGGAGATGACCCAACGACCCATTCTTTTTTCTCCTCGGGTGTGTAAGATGACAATATTCTTTTTTCATTCGATATATTTGAATCTCCTGAAAAATTAAAAAAATCATCTAGCGTTAACTTATCTTGTCCTGATAGATTATTTTTCTCGTTAAAATTTTTAACGAAATCATCAACCGTTATATTCCTATCTATGGATACTAATAAACCTTTCATAATTAATTCGCCCCATACGGATTCATCATGTTATATAAATTAAGGCTATAATTTATCTTATCGATGGTATTATCAGCCCTATCAAGTAAATCTTCAAATTTCTTGGCCATACGTTGTCTCGCCTCGGCTTCAGTTCTAGCACCCTCAGCCATTTTTTTAGCAGTATCAATCGCTTCATCTTTTACAAGTTCAAGATCAGAGACAATTTTCTCGTACGTTGTTGTTAAATCTTTCGCCCTTGGCTCGTAATCCTTCCTTCCACCTGTTCGTATCTCACCTATAATTTTATCAAAATCACGATCACCTCTTGCCCCGAATAATTTATCTATGTCATCAAAGGATACGCCCGGAAGAATAGCTTTCGCTAAAAACTTAGCGGAGGAACCACCACCCGCACCTTGTTGTATCTGCTGAAGATATGTTCTTAAAAAATCAGTGTTGCTTAAAGGGTCCTCTATCAATTTACTCGCACCCCAAACATCTATATTCGGGTTCGTTAACCTAGCGGCACGGTAAGCCATAGCCATAGCCAATGGATTCCCGTTATTACCTATATTTTGCAACCCACCGACTATCCTATTTAATTGAGCACCCTGAGCTCCAGTTCCAACGCTCAATCCTTGTATGACTCCAGCAACAGCGTTTTGATTAAAATCACCACGAACGTTTAAAATGTTTTGAGCAGCTCGTTGGTATGTTTCAATTATTTCAGGTAATAGCGATAAGTTTCCAAATCTCCTCATCGTTACGCCCTCAAGTGCCGATATAGCTCCTTGAGCTGACCTCCCCCTGTTAAATCTACCGAGAGCGAGCATCTGGTTATATTGCTCGTCACTTAAACCCAACGCCCTTTGTTGCGCGAAATTTCCTATCGCTTCATCAGCCGAAATTAATCGTCCTGATGCCCTTTGATATCCAGCCCTGTATCTTAAAAAATCAATTCCTGATAAACCTAGGGCGACACCTCTCCTCCCTCTATCAAGAGACATTGACCATACGTCATTAAGATCGAGGCCGGGATTCATGGCGGCAATATCTCGACCTGATGACTGAATTTCTCCGACGCGTTGAACTCCATTCCACACCAACTTAGCAGCCGCTAAAGCTAGCATTGATGGTGCGAACGTTGAAATAGCACCTCTAATGCCTCCCCCTGATAGCATAGATAATAGACCACCATCTCCTCTAGTGGAGGCACCTATATTATACTTCTCCCTTAATATTGACGCGGCTTCCTGCCTTCTCATTATATCGGCAGCGGTTCCCGTTCTTTTTCCTTCAAGATCGGTGATCCATTTAGCCGCGTCCTCCCTCGAACGAACACCGAGACGTTTAACGAGCTCTTCCGCTGATTTTCTGGCGTCATTCTTCGTGTTATCCGCTATTTCTCTCAGTAGCTTGACTAGAAGTGCATCCTGTCTCTGTTCGGCCCTTAAATCACGTAATCCACGACCGTATTGATCCCGGCTCAAATACCCTTGCTCGTAGCGGGAACGAAGCTGGTTTTCCTGCAAGGCGAACGCCCTTCGGCCGGCGATCTCCCTTCTCCTGATCCCCTCCTCTATACCACCGGAAACGCTTCCACCTCCCAGAACGGCAGTTCTCGATATATCGCCGAATTGCTCCATCGCCCTCGCTCTCGGGCCGAACTCTATATCCATCAAGCCACGAAGGGCACGAACCCTCTCCTGGTCAGCGAAAGCCCTTTGATCGATTCCCCTCACGGCCGCCTCGTACGAGCGACCCGTCAATCTCCCCGTTCTCTTATCGTGCTCTATCTCGGCGCGGCGGGAGCGAGTCGCCGTATCGTTTCTCCTCTCGATCAACCGGATCTGCTCCTCTATCTGCCGGTTAGCGTCACGTAAATCCCTCGCCTGTGCTTTAGCTTGCTCGGATAGCTTGTTGTACAGCTCGGACGCGCTCTGCTTGAGGGCGCGTATCTTCGAATCATCGACCTGTATCCTTACTCTAGCGTTATTGTCCATCGTTTGCCTCCTGCATCTTTTGTAAGAAATCCCGTGCTTGAGCCGCACGATCATCCATGGTTAAGCTCGACTTTCTCCCTTTAAGGAAATCACCCTTACCCGGTTCGTAAACATCCTCGTCAATCTCCTTGAAGAGTCGATCCTCCTCCCATTCCAATCTCATGTTTAAAAAAGAAGATTCCCTGTGTTGTTTAGACATGAAGGGAATCTTGTGCTTTTCTCTATACCACCGATCGATAGGGAACTTGAGGTTCCATTTAACCATGAACTCCCTGTACTCGTTCGACATGGCGTTTAAATTTTCATCAACTTCTCTATCTCATCCACGAGCGGTTTCACGTCACGGTTATACGATTCCTTGATGATCGCGAAATCCTTGATGCTTAAATCCCGGATCTCGCACTTCAAATCCTCCATGAACTTGGGGCATAGAACCCGTAAAGTGGCCTCGATATCGATGATATCAAGAGCGTTCATGGCACCGGAAGTGGCGGAAGTAACCAGGCTTGAATACATCCCGTTAGAAAGCATCTGCTTGTAAACCTCTATATCCCGGTACTGACCAACCGTTGGAAAACTGACCTCGTACTCGTTCTGAACTGTTGAAGTCTTAACTTTAAATAGAATTTTCTCCATCATATCTCATGTTTTTGATTTTTAGCCCATCACCATGGGAGTCTTGTAACGACCTGAAACGTCGGTGGTGGCTATACCTCCAACCGTGATATTCCAGGACATCGTCTCCATCACGCAATCTCTCGCTTTCATGATGGTTTGACCGGTGGTATTGGTATCCGTGACCAAGCGATTGGTTTCATCCACCCCGGTAACGTCTTTCCGATAAACAACTAGGGAGAAAGATAATTGCATCAAGGAAATCGTGTTCACCACTTCCTCGACTGACCCGAACCTGTTCAACATTTTCTTGAACCACGGCGTGTCAAAGCCGATGAAGAAATAGTTAGAACTGAAACTACAATCGATAGCGGTTGGCACGAACTCACCTACCAGTAAATCCCCGAGCCCTCTAACCGGGGTTAGAGTGGTTTGCTCGGTGAATTGAACTTGCTGCATCTGACCAACAAGTTCGTTATCTATGTAAACGGCCGCCATTGGCGCCCCGAAAGATTTTATCTTATCCATTTTTCATTAATTTTTAAAAACGAACCCGGTGAAGAAAATCTTATTGATCTCGTTGTTAATCACGATACCGTAAGTAACGAGGTAATAATCATCTTTCTTGGTTACCGTCACGTTACGATAAGAAAGCAAGAGATTATCTGACGTTGCCGTGGCGGTTCTCGTTAGAAGGTAATTCTCGGTCCAGTTCTTCAAGATACCGGCACTCAAGGTGTTTGAGTTAACCCCGTTCTCTGCGCCAAGCAAATCGATCTCGCTATTAACAATCAATTCTTTGTTAATCTGATCAACGATTCTCATAAATTGTATAGAAAATGACTCGCCCTCTCCCGTAAACAGAACCTGATTGTTTTGAAGCGTGTTAATACCCTGCAAAACAACGAATTTTTGAAGGCTCTCGTTATAAACGGTAACAAGAACGCCAGCGTTTAACGCCTTTTTCTTATCGGTATCATTTAATTGATGTTTCAATTTCGATACCCCGATACTCTTATTCGTTACAGGAACCTGAGGTGCTTTACCGGCAGTACGACCAAGAATGCTACACAGATTATACATAACGCCCCACCAACGATACCCAACACCTAGAGCGTTAGAAGGCATTCCAACACCACCATGAACAACGCAAACGCGCGATGAATCTAATTCTTGAGCCGCTGTTAACGAATCTGGGAACTCCCCTTCATCTTCACCAGCGCCTATGAATAATTGCTTTTTGAACTTGGCTGTATTATTGATGTGTGCGATTAGTTTGGTTATTTTATCATCATTGTACGCATTCGTTCCATGAATATCGGTAAACACAAAGCTGTTATCCAAATTTGTTATTGATGCAAGAACCTGCTCAAAATAAGTTGCATTGTAAGTTTGAGTTCCATTACTTGCCGGGGTAAATGTGGACTTGATGTCGGTTGCATCCAAATTACCATCACCGATCGAATTAGTTAAATCAACCTTGAATAATCGGTTAAACTCCGAGCTTCCATTTGCCCAATCAATCAAGTCTTGCATCTTGGTAACTTCAGGCGATTCTATTATTAATCTAGGTGATTTTGCCGCATCATCAAGAGAAACTTCATTAAACGAAACTCCATCATCTGCAACGCCGGTGTAGGTTCCTCTCCATATTTGGAAAATATATTTAGCAGGATCAAGAACACCCGCTATGATCTTAAAAGCGTATCCGGTTGCAAGATCATCCGTGGCCGCTTCACCATTTTTCCCTAAACCATTAGCGCAATCCCCTTCGTCAAGCGTTATGATCTTAAACACACCGTTATTTTTTCCATTAAAAGTCATCGTTGCCGGAGTGGTTTGAGCCGCTCTCACGAACATGATCTCCGAAACGCCAACAGCCGCCGGGTTGCTGGCGTCCGGGAAAAATAAAGCGTTAGCGAGCTGCCAATACATCCCGCCTTTAATGAATGATCGAAAATCATCGATATTATCGAATCGATAAATAGCGTTCACCCCGTTATTGATAGGGGTCGTTCCACTTGTTTGAATACCGGAACCACCACCCCAATTTGGTAATGATTTTTCCGTTCCAGGAAATTTTTTATCCTTATAAAACGAGCCGGTATCTATGATCAGGCATTTACCGTAATCCAACGCTCGTGGATCGTTCTGCTCACCGGCAGCGACGGTCGCGTAAGCTCCCGGTAAAGTGATTTTTTTATTGTTAAAATATACAGATATTGCCATTGTATATCGTTTTAAAAATCTAATCTTATGCGTTATAAAGATAAGGAATTTTCGTCAATGATGAAAATTAAAAGCTCATTTTGGTGAAAATTACCTCCTTCACCGCCCTTATTATCAATTTCCTTCGTTTTTAGAAGGTATTTTAGTTTCTATCTTAACCTGAAATTTCATGCTATCCAGGAAAGTTCTTCTCTCTATCGACGGTATGAAATTGGATCTCTGGAGATCTATTCCAACCGATCGAATAAACGTGGGGTACGGGTTCAGCTCCGAGTTCACCATCAATTCCCTCAAATTGAACCCGACCTTCTCGTAATCCCTCGCGAACGTGTTGTAAGCGCCTACCACCAACCCGTACATCACGTCAGAGATAGTTAGGGTCTCCTTGTAATTCAACCCCACGCACATCAAATCGTAGGAGAATCGCTTTGAATCCCGGAAAACCTGCATTTGCGTTCCTCCATCGTAGGATATGATCTCGCTATCGGTGGCACCTATAACGTTCGTATCACCATCCACTCTCGAAGGCTCACGTAGAACTATAACGGGTAACAGTGATGTATCCTTCGGAAATTCCAGCTCGACGGATAACATCTTGCGTGACGTTTTCTTCCTCAAGAAAATTTCCTTCGCTATCTCGTAGTACTCGTCAACGTCACCCTCCCTCTCACCTAGATGCACCATCTGGTACAACCACGTATCCTTCTCGTCATCGAAAGAGGCGAAATCATCCTTCACCCATTGAAGGAGCGATTCCACTATTCCTTTTAAGTTATAAATCGGACTTATCATGATTCAAAAAAGTTATCGATCGCCATGTTGACGGTCGCTTGAATGTTCATACTAGTTATCGCCCTCCCCATAAAATCATGCTTCTCGAATCCTTTATTCCACCATGATAGAGGGTCGCTCTTGTCACTTACCCTTCTAAACGTGAAATAACCACCCCGTTTTTCCTGGTTGGTGGAGGAAATATCCTTTCTGACCAACCCCGCGTAGATGGATACCTTGTGCTTGTACTCGTCCACCTTCTTGTTCATTCGATTAATGATGGCACGCTGGCCGGTTGAAGAGTAGGGTGACGGTAAATCGGATTGACTCAAAGGAGAACCCGATTTTCTCGCCATGTTCTGTATTATCTTGGGTAATATCCCAGAGAAAGCACCCGATTCGGCTAACGCCTCGCTAGTGGCGAAACGGAAAGGAACCGTGATGTACCAACCACCGCCTTTCTTCATCTTTCTTTTAGGTGATTGACTAAACCCCACCTTCTCGTCAAACGGCTCGTGACCAACCTCCAACATGATCGGGACCGGGTTACCCTTGGAATAATTAAGTGTGAAAATCGCTTCAGTCGATGACACCCTGTCGAAAGACATCGCCTGAAGGTAATCCCTTCTCGTTGACCTCAGCTCCCTGTTAACGAGATTCGTCCACTCTTCCGAGTAACGCTGGACTAGCCGGTCCAGAACGAACGAAGATAGAGCGTCCATTCTCTCGGCCGAAAGTGACAGCTCTTCTGCCACGCCACTCAGATCAACGTATATCGGTAGAGGTTCCATACTTCATCACTCTTTAACGGTTTGATTACCCTCGTTAACCACGAAATTAGCCCTTCTCGCTATCGCTTGAACCGGGAGATCTATCTTCTGAAGATTCCCGTTCTTATCGGTGACGTTACTGGCTCGTATCTCGTGAGGTAGGTCTATGACGTTGTACTGGACGTAATGCTTGTAGTAAACGGAAACCACCGTTCCATCCATCACGCCAGACCCGGCGTTGAAGAACAGGGCGTACTCGTTGTTCTCCTTGTCCTGGAAGTAATCACCCTTCGATAACACCTTCAAATCCCCGTTTAAATCGATTATAACGATCTGAAATATCTCGAAGGGTTGGAAGGTCAACCAGGCGAAAAACTTGCCGTTAAACGAGCGCACCACGCGATTCTCGGAGAATATACCGAACTTCTCTTTGAACGTTAACTTGTCGAAGAAACTGAAGTTCAACCCCTCGTCGTAGGTGGTTACCGCTATGGTTCCGGCATTATCCATCGTCCATTCCCGGTACTTCGTGTTCACGTTAACTCCCGTTATGAGACATATCACCTCGGTTGGATCGATGTAATAATAACCAGTTCCACCGCAATGAGGGCAGGAAGGGTTAGGATGACCCGCATCCATCCCGCAAGGGCAAGCTATCGCCCTCTCTTGATAGATCTTGTACCCTTTCTGGGTGATGGCGGCATCGAAAGCACCTTTATCAAACTCCGGTGAAGGGTAGCCGATCGTGTTCGGTGATTGCTGTAAAACGTAGTTCTTGCTCATAGTACCTCGAATTGTAACCCTCTGTAAATACCCTCTATTCTCTTCACTGTTTCCTGTATCTCCTTACCGTAATTGATCAAACGGGCGGAATAACCCGCCGAGGTGGCTGAAGCCGTCGTTGATATCGATTGGCTCAGCCCGTCTATCGATAGCGATTGGCTGGCTATACCCGCCGAACCGAGAATCATGTCACCCGCTATGTTAAGAGGTCCGAAAGTAGCCAGCTTGCCGATAATACCTATCAAATCCCACGGAAGGTTATCGAGATCGAACCCGGATATGTACTGGTAATTCCAGTAATCAGGTATGTTTCTTAATCTCTGTATGCCCAGTTGTGTCACTATGCCGGTTAAAATCACGTCCTCGTTAGCCATCGAGCCTGAACCGGTGGGGACTATACTGATCCTTCTACCACCTATCTGGTCAGGGTCTTTGGCGTAGGATAACCATTCGACAGGGTATCTAACCTGCTCCACCGTTTTCAGTAAACCAACCAACGCTAGAGGTTTCTGAACGATGTACTTCGTGTTTATTATCGGGAATTGCTGGCTGTAACTATCCCAGTAATAAGAAGAGGATTCCGTTATCAATTGCTTCACGATCTTCACCGAGAACCAGTTCTCCACCGTTTTCTGCGCTTCTCTCACGTAATACTCGTAAGCCTCGTCCGAGAACTTGGTCCCGTTGGTCGCGCTTATCGAGATCCCGTAAAGATAGAGGGTGTTGATCTCGGCAGGCGAGAACAGTAACCCCGTGTTCTTCTTGTACTTTATGGATAGTGTCAGTTTCATTTTATTTCACGGATAAAAGCAAATCTATGATCTCGTCTTTTTTCTTGTACCGGCCATCAATCATTAATTGATCTTCGGTGATTCCGAGCTGTTTCGCCATTTCAACGAGTTCATCCTTTTTCTTACCTTCTAATTGCTCACGGATCTCATCATCCTCGCTTTTCACAACTTCCTTCTCTTCGATGGATTCCGCTTGAGGAAGATCGGAGGCCGGGTCTTTCTTCAACGACTCGCAAGCGTCTTTCCATAACTTCAATTCATCATTCAAGCGTTGAATTTTAGCGTTCAAGCCGTTTATTTGGATTCTCAAAGAGTCGTTTTCCACCTTGTACGCTTGAACGCGCTTCTCCAATTCCTTTTCAAGTTCCATTTCCGCTTTCGATTTCTTGGACGGAACCTCACCTTCCCTGTAAATACGAAGACCTGAATTGATAATTCTTTCACCCAGTTCATCGTTTACCTCAACGATTCCATCAAGACCGAACGTGATCACCTCGTCGAAAATTCTAATTGATTGACCCTTATAGGCCTGTGATTCTATTTTCATGTTTTTAGTTTTAAAGTTTCACCATAAAAATACTGATAATTTTTCTATTTATCAAGATGATAAAATGAAAGGGAACTTTTTGAAGGTTCCCTTTCACGGATAAATCATCAATATATTAAAACACGAGATTATTCCGCTTTACGTCCAATGTTGCAAATTCTCACAAACTTACCAGGAGCGTACAGTACCGGCGTACCGTAATTCAAGATAGAGAAGCGTCTACTCGGTGAAGTGATAGCGTACTCCATCTTCATCGTGTCAGCCAATTGCAAGTATTGGATCAAGGAATCATCCATCTTGAATACCAAAGCCGAGTGAGTTCCTGCGATAGAACGGTTTCTATCACGAACAGCGTTAGCGGCAGCACCGTCGTAACCTGAAGCTAACTGAGATACCGGGATTTGGAAAATCGGGTAGTAATTAGCGGTTGCGGCGTTTGCCGGGTTAACTTCCGTACGGTAGATCACGAATGCTTGAGTCGGGTAAACTGAATCAACGGCCGCGGTGAATTTCAAATCAACGGATTGAGTTTTTGTCACTGCTTGAGCAACGTCGTTCAATTTAGTCAACGCACTTTCTCCATAGCGATTCTTGGCGGCAACAGCGTACAGGTAAGATCCTTCGTGGTTCGTGAAATTGGTCTTCGTATCGTTGTTTACCACCGCAACTGCGGCTGTGTTATCTTTAACCGGGGCGGCCGGGGCTTTGTCGTTAGTAGCTGGTGAAGTTGCCAAACGAGCCGGTTTGCTATCGAAGAACGGGTCGGCCATGAAATCGATGTCACCGAACTGAGTTGCAACGCTGGTTACTTGTAACCCGGCACGAGCATTCATCATACTTCCAGATACACCGTTCACATTCAACACCTTGTTAGCTGTATGAGCGTTCACGTAGTCAGTGAAAACGATCGGATTGGCGATGATCTTGTCAGCGAAACCGTAACGCAAGTTAACGATGGTGTTCGTTGCTTCTTGCAAGCTGAAGTCGCTCAAGATATTACCATCAGCGTTAACAACAGCCGGATCGTTATAATAGGTGTCAAGGATCGCCTCGGAAGTTTTTCCTGACATACCTCCGTAAATATCGAGGATACCCTCAACGTGTTGCTGCCAGATACCGGAAAACTCCTCGTCGATACAGCTACTATCGAAGTTAGACAGGGCAACGTTCAGGTTTTGTAACAATAACAAGGTTTTATTACGAACCTCTAATTCGTACATTGAATCCCCTTCAGCGGCGATACGAACCAAGGTTGCGGGATGCGTTACCTGACCGCTAACTCCCAAGAACTTGGTGATGATCGGTTTCCGTCTGTATTGAGAATCGGTGAATTGAGGTGTTTCACCTTCCAAGTTAGCGATCCCGATATTGTTACCGTATTTCACTAACTGGTTGTATTGATGAACGGTGTTGTAAATTTTCTTTTTACCGATGTTTTTCCACAACACCAATTGTTTCTCAGTGTATTCCAACACCTTGATGACGCCATCCAAAGACTCCACTTTCAAGCCGCCACCGTTATTCAAGGTGTTAGCGTATTGCATACCGGTTTGTAACCCGGCTTCCATGGCCTTCAGAATATCGGCGGATAAGAACTCTCCCCGGTCGATTCCCGGAGTTACTCCATTAAAATCAAATTGTTCTCCAACCATATTTGCTATATTTTATTCTGATTCAATTAAATTATTCAACTACTTCAATTCCTTTCTTACTCAGGTAATCGATGGTCGCTTGTGAAAGTGACATGGTACCGGTAGAGTAAGACATGATATCATTAGCGAGAGATTTCTTCATCTCGTTATCTTCCTCTTTCTCGAAGCACTCGGTCATAACCCGTTTTAACGGTTCACGATGAGCGGATTTGGATAAAATTTTCTTTCCTTCGTCGGTTGTTTTAACACCGAAAGATTTCTCCAAAACGGCACCTTTATCGACAGAACGGAAAGGCATCGGTTGATTTCTCAAGGTTTCAAGCTCCTCTCCCATGGATTTCATCAAATCCTTCATCTCGCTCAAGGAAGCGTTAACCTCTTCGAAAAATTCACGTTGAGATTTATAAAGGTCACTCTCGATGGATTTCTTCATCTCTTCACCTTTATCTTCTTCCGATTTCTCAACATCCTTCTTATCTTTTTTCTTCTTTTCGATTTCTTCTTTTTCCTCTTTCTCGCCTTCTTCTTTTCCTTCCTCGAAATCACGTCTTTCGTGCTCTCCCGCTTTATTCTCATCGTACTCGATTTCTTCTTTCTCAGTGTACTTTGATTTAGCGAAAGTGGTGATGTCTCCGTTATCGATACTCTTCAAAATATAATCGTGATCGAACTCAGCGTCCAACAACGCTTTCACGACCTCGTCGCCACAGTATTGATCCAAAGAAATCCCCCTTTTTTGCAGTTCCTGCACTATTTCACTCGTAATAGGTTTCATTTCTTAAAGTATTTAGTTTCTAACTTATACATTTTGTGATAAAAATAATCAATTAATTTGATAAACGGAAATTTTTCTCTATCTTTTTGATGAAATCGATATAAACCCTCTCTGAAACGGATCCTTCCGAGAAACTTTTCGCCATCTTTTCGATCGTTTCCACCTTGTACTCTGGCTTTTTCTTCACCTTGATCTTGAATTTTGAATCAAGCATCAGGAGGTTGCCTCTCTCGTCTTCCCATTCAAGTATCACCTTGTCATTTTCATCAAAATCCTTGTCGCTTTCAAACTCGTAATCGATGAAATCTTTTGATTGACGACCTTTCACGATATCGAAGAAAGAGTTCGTGTTCACCGGTTGAAAGGTTAAAGCCACGTTCGTGATCAATGCCTTGTTTACCTTTCTTGGGTTCATTTTATCTCTCTCTATCACTTTCCCTTCTATCGACATTCCCGGTTTACGGGATGAACCGGACTCCGACATCTGGATACACTTATCCCAGAACGCCCTCGCTTCTGGCGATTTCTTCCACAATTTTCCTTTCACGAAGAATTTATTATCCTTCACGTAAGCGTCAATCGGCTCACCTATCCAAAACCGAGACTTATTCTCTTTCGCTCTCGAGGTTAGGTGGTCAAGGTTCAATAAACCGCTTTTCAGGAATCTATCCAGCACGAACCCGCTTGGATTCATCGATTCCCCTTCATCATCCTCGCTATCATCACTCGCCACGCCCTCGAACACCATGTTATCGTAGCGGGAATCATCTTCTTTTTCCTTGTCGGATCTCGCTTTCTCTATATCAATCGGGACCCAAAAATTAAATCTATTCTCTATCATTTTCTTTCATTTTCATCTAACTACCGCTCTTCTCAGACGCGCTGAATCTAGCGTAAACGGTCGTGTTACCGCTTATCGTTACGCCGTACGTTTTGCTGTACGATAAATTATTTCCGTCATTCATCCCCGTGAAATAACCGTCAAACAGATATTCCGCCGTTTCGGTGTCAGCCGCAACCTCGGATGTTAACGTCACTCTCGCACCGCTCTTGTATGAACCTGATGTCGGGGTAACAGTCCCACCCTCTGTTGATTCAACGTAGGTATCTGAACCGATAGCCTTGAAAACGGCCTTAGCGGTCAGCGAATAATCTGGCGTTGCCGTTCTCTTTCCCTTGGCGGTCCAGTTTATATTCTTGGTTACGGGATCTATCGCCGCCGTGGTTCCTTCATTCTGTACTTTAACCCCGTTATCGTACCATCCATCAAAATCGTACGTGTAATCGGTTGTATCGGGTAATAAAGTGCAAGACAGAATCACTCCTTCTCCGTGAGCTATTCTCATGGTACCGTTACCTTCTTGCGTTGGAGGCAAGCTAGGTCCAACCTCGACTGATTCTATGTAATCGCCTTTCGTTGCCGTTATAGTGTACCACTTCTTCTGGAAACGAGCGTATATCGTCGTGTCAGAATTACCGACATTATTCGTGTAAGTGGCGTTTGCTGATAATAGCGTTCCACCTGATAGAAGGTTGTACCAACCAACGAACTCGTACCCTTCGGCTGGCGTGGCGGTACTTTGAAATGATGTTCCGGGTGTTAGCAAACCGCCTTGATTAGAGATCGTTCCACCGGTTGTTCCTTCAGAAAAGGTTGTCGCAACTTGCGGATCAGCCTCATTATACCCCGTTTTAGCGATCATATTCACGTCAACCACCGGTAACTTGAATCTCGCCGTTATATTTCTTCCAGCTAGAAGTTTTATCTTGACAGGGTTCGTCTTGGATGATAACGCTTCCTCTCCTGTTGGATCTTCCTCCGTCGCGTAGGTGAACTCGTCAAACAGGTAATCATCGGTTGGCGTGGCCAGGAAGTCAGCCGTTTGACCTTCCTGCGTTATGTTATTCACGTTAGTGATCGAACCCGCTCCAACCGGGTAAACTTTCGCGTTAACCACCACGTCATTCACCTCGAACTCGACTTCCAAATTGATATTTTCGGTTACCGTTACTTTTCTAACCGCCTCCGTGTAACCGTCAGACCACACTTTGAATTTGTAACCCATCTTTCCGATAGCCGTCAACGTTACCTCCGTCCCGTAAACATACCTACCAAGACCGTTAACAAGACCCATATCGTTATCAAACTCGCAAGAGACGTTGTACCATCTTTTCTGAGATCTAGCGGTTATCGTCTCGGATTTCTTAACCGTGAATTTATGATCTTGATTAGTTGATATCAATACATTGTTCTCGTCGTACCACCCTTTGAATGTGAATCCGGGTAAAGGGATGAATCGTAACACGATTTCCTCGTCTATCACCACGGCTTCCGGTGCCTCGATAACTCCACCAACACCTTCATTCCAAACAGGTGCGTTTTCAAGCGGATCATTAACCGCTATCTCTTGTTCATAGGTCAGAACAAGATCCTCCTCGAAATCGAAACATTCAACCAGCTTCCCGTTCTCGAATATGCAAAGAATGGCTTTAAGTTTTCTCGCCAGATCGATCATCTCGGGGTATGTCCTATAACCGAGCGTCCAATCAAAACCCATCAGCACCCAATGCTGCGTGGTTTGGCTTTGAATATCGCTCAAAAAGAATAACCCCTGGTTATCTATCCGTGTGGCGTGTATGTTTAAATTACTGAAATCTCTTTTCTTGTAAGTGAAAATCTGCATGTAAAAATAGTTATATTCTAACTTTCTTTACCGGTTTTATCCCGTTCCAATTCTTCAATACCATCACCGATCTTTTTAATAGCATTGATCAGGATAGAATTATCATGATTAGATTTACCGCTGTTATAATTAAATTTAATGCCGGTGATATCCACTTCTTTTACCGTTCTAATTAAGTTATTCTCTTCCATCATATAAAAATATAAATAATCCCGCTATTAATCAACTATCTCAACCGCAATAGATTTATATCCGGTTTCAAGAACCTTAAACTTCAATCCTTTTTGGGCAAGAAGTTCTTGTTCTCCCAGCCAATTTGATTTTATCGCTGATATAGCTTGACCTTTCTTCGCGAGTAACGTTATTTGAAAATGACCAAAACTTGATAATTGACGGAGTGAATATGAACCGAATGAAGGGTCGGTAAATGTATCACCCGGTTTAAGATTTAAAAATGGATTTTCTTCACCCTCCTTAAAATTTAAGCGACGACTCAGAATAACATTCTCTTTCAATCGATTCCTATCTATAAAAGATTTAATTAATTCGGATGTATGGCGAATCGCATCCTTCTCTTTTTCATGATATGACGGCACTGTTCCATCAATATTAAAACTTCGAACGGATTCAAAATACGCACCACTATAATCCTCCATCGCATCCTTTTCCGCCTTGGTGTAAATCGATCTTGAAGGCCTGAATTTCTTCTTATAAATATTCAATGAATCGTTCGAATCCATGAAATACTGATCATAACTCTTATACTGCACACCACCATATTCCGTGAACGCAAAGGGTGCCATTACAGGGCGTAATCCTTTTTCAAGCAACGCCGCGTTTGAAAGAAGTTGAAATTCTCTATCATTCCTGAAACTGAGAGCTTCATCGGAATCTTCCATTACCATTTTATAAAACCAATTGTTTTTATAATCACCCTCACTTATTGCCTTTTTAATCCTTTCTAACGGAATATCAATTTCGGGTGTTTCAGGTAATTTATCTCTTTCTAGCTCGCCCTTTTCTTCCCCCTGTTTTTCACCCCACTTTTCCCTCACCTTATCCTTGAAACTAGACAGAGATTCATTCGGTTCTGATTTCAAGGTCTCACCACCTTTCTTCGCTTGATAACGATCGCCATCCATCGTGATAAAAATTTTCTTTCCGTCAACGATGATTCCCGTTTTCTTTATCTGCTTGTGACCTGAATTTTCTTGTTCAAGTTTATCCAACCTTTCAGTTACTTCCTTCTTGAATGATTCAAACTCTTTCTTCTCTCCCGATTCACTCTCTTTTTCCTGTTTTTTAGCTGTTCTCTCATCGAGTTTTGATTGAAGCAACCTCTTAAATTCATCATCAAATTCATCGCTTTGTAACAGCTTATTTAAAGCCGAAGAAATTTCATCCTCAACTTCCTTCACTTCCTTCCCTCGATTTTCAAGTTCTTGCTTGGCGATATTTCTCACCTCTTCCGATTGACCGGGTTTATTCATGGCGGTTTCAAGTTGCTTGTCAGTCGCTTGAGACGCGTACCCTTCAAGAATCGCTTTTTTATCGCCGCCCTGAATTTCATTTTTGGAAGATTGATCTGTTTTGACCTCATCATCCTCTGATGATTTCGCGCCTTTTCCTTTAGGTCTCCACCCTTTTACAGTTTTAACGTAAACCTTTCCACCCCACTCCCTTTCCTCTCCGATAGCGGCACCTTTCGCTTTCTCTATATCATCTTTGAAAGGCATGACAAGGTCGATACTGTAAAAATGAGGACCGGATAATCCATGATCAAGAGCCGAACCAACAGACAGTTTCCATTCATCTACTTTCCCTTCTCTTTTCGTGGCTTCCGTGAATTTAAAACGACCACGTTCATCCATTTCAACCATCACACGAACGGGTGCCGCGTTCTTCGTTTTCCTGAAATACAGCTCGCATCTTCCCCGTTCCCTGATCACTTCCCTCATCTTATCGGTTAGAGGAATGTTCACTCCCAGCATCGGGATAACCCATTGCCCGGCCTTCGGTAGAAAAAGCGCCATCAAGTTCTTAGCTTTCGTGTCAATACCGCTATTTCTTAACCGAATGCCAGCGACTTCTTTTACCGAGATATTTCCTTTTAAATGAACGAAAGGTGTGTATCCCTCACCGTGCTCTTTCTGATAGCGGGCACGGAATTCGGGATCTTCATTTATTCTCCTTTCAAGTTCCTCCTCTCTAGCACGAAAAGCTTCCTCGGTTAATTTATTCACTTCTTCATTGGTGAGCACCCATCCGCGAGGGGTCTTCATGTACCACCTATCTCCCCACTTCCGCTTCTCACCGATAGAGGCGACGTTCTTCGATTTCTTTATATCGTTAAATAATTCACTCAACATGGTTATGAAATATAAGGACGGGTCCTGTTAAGACCCGTTATTTTTAATGTAATTGCAAACGATATTTGATCTGCTTTAAAGTGGCGAGGAAATCATCCACCCATGAAATCTCACCGTTATAAACGAGTCTTTCATTCAACTTGGACCGGAAAGAGCTCGTCATATCAAGTAAAAGGTCAACGATCATGATAGGATCGCTCGTTTGGATATCATCACCCACTATCTCACCATCCTTGAACCGACCGAAATTCGCTTGACCCGCTTCCGCTATCTTATCCTCGAATTTTGACACCTCTTCAGATAATTCATCTAGGTAAACGTGCTTGGCGTTATCCTCTTCCGTCCAGTGCAGGTTCTTGATTCTCGTTTTAGCACCCTCGATGAAGTTCAGGTAATCCCGGAAAATTTCTTTATCCTCGTTTTCATCAATATCGATCACGTCAACACTCGTTATACCGAGATCACCCTCCGATTTATATTTCTCCACCATGGATTTGAAAAGATCGGCTTTCTCCAAGTCATCGAAATCAACGCGAATAGAGAAGGACGATTTCTCAACCCGATCATCCTTCATTTCACCGTCTAGCGATTCTCTCGCGATAGTTTCCGCCTGTTCCGTTCCCACCGCTTTCTCGACATCCCTCCAATCTTCTGGTAGCTCGTTTTCAAGGTTCAACTCTTTCGCTCTTTTCTTGATCCACGATTTTACCTCACCTTCCGGCATGGATGACGCCCCAACCAGTTTAATGGCATCCTTCAAATCTTGAGCGTTTCTTATTGGATATTTCCCGTTAGGCATCGCTTCGCCTTCTTTAGCGAGTTTTCCACGTTCCTTCTCCGAGAAATAAGTTTTATTTTTAGCTTTCTCGACCGCTTCCCTGAAAACAGCCGGTGTTATCTGACCGGATTTTAACGCTTTAGCGAGTATCTCTATGGTATCCGGTCCTTTCTCTTCTTTCTCTTCCATGCCGAGTAATTTTTTAAGGTTATCTTTCATGTTGAATATGAAATCGTACTTGTCTATATCTCTCAAATCTATCCATTCCACGCCATCATGCTCCGTGCTATCAACCAGGATAGAGGGTTCACTCTCTTCAGTGAAGGCACGGTAATAATGAATATCCGCTTCATCGTCGTTATAGAATCCAGCCGGATCAGGTTCCATTCTCAATTTCAACCCGGTTTCTTCTTTCAATTCCCTCTCTACCGCTTCACGATGGTTCTCACCCGGATCAACGTGACCACCGGGGATGCACCATTCACCTCCCTCGCAATGCTTGCCATCCTGTATCCTGTGAAGGATCAACAATTTCCCGTTACAATCGAACACCAAGGCATCCGAGTACTTGACAGGACCTTCTTTCGCTTTCCTGATCGAACCGTTAAATTCTTTCAACGTTGATTTCCGTGCCTTGTATTCTTTCTTGGCTTTAAAATAAGTATCGATGTCATTGATATCTTTAGAGATAGAGGGGTCTTCCTTCAATTTCTTCATCTCATCCTCCACTTCCATCTTCGCCTTCAGTAGCTCGTGAACATCCTTCTTATGACACAGCATGAACTCATCAAATCTTTCCAATCTCTTATCCATCTCTTCCATGTCACAACCCTTCACGTTATCAACCATCGATTTGTTTAAACGGAAAGAATCGGCCAGCTCGTCAGCTTCCGATTCGATAACATCCATGCTTTTCAACAATTCCATGTAGCGGGCTACCTTCTCCTCCTTGCTACACGCCGTCATTCCAAGTATCTTTTTCAACCAGTTCATACTATAAATTATTATACGCCACAATTTCATTGAACAAATCAAGTTTCATGTTATCATAGAAAAGCTCCATATTCCTTTTCACCCTCTCTTCCGAGAAATCGTCAGGCGCGTAGAGCTCCCCTATCATTATATCGACTATATCATCCTTCGAAACGGAGTTAAACTCGCTTAAAGGCTTTCCCTTCCAGTTGTAATTGTACAGTTTGCTTTTCCTGTCATTTATTCTTTGATGAACGATCGTTTTCACTTTCGTTTCGATAGCCGCCTCGTTATTTAGATGATTCTCCTTTTTTATCCGTTTCACCTCCTCGAACATGGTGAACTTGGCGAGATCGAAAAGAGCGTTAGTGGTTGTTTTGACTTGCTCTATCGTGCATTCTTTCGTCGCACCCTCCCTTATCTCTTTCAATATGGAAAGCATGTTGTTATTTATCTCGATCTGTTTCTCCATGTAATCACCGGCAGTTCCTTTCGCCACTATCAAGTCGATGAGGTGATCATTCTTCTTTTCCATCCTCTCCCAGTTTCTAGTAGCTTTCCGGAAAACGTTCAAGAATATGATTATCGTGACAGCACTTAGCACGACCGTTATACCGTTATCAGCTATCAACTTCACGAGAGTACTTGTTTCTTCCATTATATTTCTATTTTATCACTAATTTCGGATAAAAATAAGTCTTTATTTCGGTTTAAACAATTTTAAACGTTGAAAACTTTATCACCTACCTGTATTCTGACTTTCACTTTAGGTGCCACCTTTCTCTCGTAATGTTCAGGTTGCTTGAATGATCTCGTTTCCTTGTCCCAGACATCGCCTTTCATATACCTGCGAGCCAAGCACCTACAGAAGGGGTGAATACTGGTTATAACCGTTGGTTTCCAATCATTTACCTTTCTACCTATATTAGTTCCGTTTCCCATCAATTCCTTGATAGTGAACAATTTAGGTTCGCTACCTATTCCACCGGTTAAGTATAACCTTATACAATGCCTACAATTCCCGCTCCAAATTGATTGGCCACTTCTCCTTATATATAATGTCGAATTCTTTTTTAATTGCAAACAACCAACCTCGCCTTTCCAATTATCAATCACATTAAAATGTTTATATATTGAATTAAAATGTTTACTTATCAAAATACCCACTTTATAAATCAGGTGCCTGGTGGTAAACGACTTATTTCTTTTCTTTGAAAATGTTGTTACACCCCTCTTATCGATAATTTTTAATGAAGGTCGGTAACCACACTTTAAAATTATCTCCGATAAATCATCCGCCATTTGCTTTGATGACGTAACAATATGACGATTTCCATCCATAAAAGTCCCACCCCTACCGAAACCATCTCCTTTCCAATAAGATAGCAGAAATTCAAAAAGATATTTTTTCGATAATAATTTTATTTCTTTTGGAATTGTTTTCGTATGCGCTCTATCACCTAATGATTTTAACCACTTAACGAACGGATCATAGGATTTATCCAACAATACGACAAAATGACCATCAATATTATTCCGAGACGAACTGTAATACACTTTTTGGCAAAATGTTTTATCTAGGCAATCCTTGATTTCATCAAAATTACTAACTTTTGATTGCGAAATGCATAACTGAGTTGAATTATAATGACCATTCTTGTCACTTTTTCTTGGAACCACTGAACCTTCCGATAAATACCAACCCATCATTTTCACAAAAGGCTTTGTATCAAACCTTTTCCCTGCAATTTCAATTTTTTCATCATCATGCCCAACCCAATTATCAACGGTATAATACATATATGCCCGTTTTGTTAAGGAAGGAACTTCCGAACTATCAATTAATTGATTTTTTGTGTAAACACCTTCTTTGGGGTGGTAATCTATCCCAATTAATTGTTTATGATTAGGGGTGCAGATCATATCAAGGGAATGATGCTTATATTCATTCATCACGCCCTCATACCAATATTGAATTTTACTTTCAATTTCAGTATATTCCAAGGTATTCGTTTCAATATTAAATGACGCAACTTTTTCATCCCCCCTAATATCTTTTAACAATTTAAACCCCTCATCCGTTAAAAATTCTGTATCAGAGGTTGGAAAACATGCGCCAGGAAACACGTCGAAATAAATTAGCGTATTCTCTCCGTCTCCTTCTCTCATGTAGGATTGTACCCTACCCATGTTAAAAACGCCCTGATACTCCGTCTCCACTATCCTGTTCCAATCCCTTGACCAGTCATCCAACTGGTTACTTATTTTAGAAGCTATGAGTTTTGTCGTATCCCTTTCCAAGATACCTCTTTTTATCCCCTCCTTTATGACACGATCCTGCTCCATCCTAGTTTGAAGTTCGGTATCAGATATGTAACTCGTTATATCCTTCTTCATCTTATCACCCAACCCTTTCAAATAACCGTACGTGCGATTGCAGGCCACCTCGTACGATTCTATCTCCCTTTTAGATGGTGTCTCGTATTGCCTTCTTCCGAGATATTCGAGAAGATCCTTGTACGTTATTTGCTTGGTTTGGTAATCATTCAATTTTCCTGATAGAAGGCCAAACATCCAGTTAGCCCAATAGGGCGGTATTTTTTTAACGAGCGATGACGGGTTCACCCCGAACTTTCTCAACTTCTCCTTGTCCTGCGAGGTTAAATGAGATGGTCCGAATATCTTCCACACCAGATCAGCGAACCTGAAATCCACCAATTCAAGTATATCCTGTATTTGCTCGTTGTTGAATAACATGATTAATTATTTTATTCTTCTTTCCCGGACTCCAATCCCTCACTGGTAACGTATTCCATATTCTTGTAATCATCCGGGTTCTCATTCATAGCTTGTCCGGTCACATCAACGTATAAAACATCGCCGTCCGTTTCAACGATATACCATCCATCGTTATAATCAACCTCATCGCCAGTGAGAACAGCTTGTATTAACGTTTTATCACCGTTATTATCACTTATCCATCTTCCTCCATCGTTTTTCTTAACATAAGAGCTAGCGAGTTCAGATGGATTGGTTAAAGTTCCTTGAGCGTAACCACCTTGAATATCCTTCATCGCTTGCATAACGCGAAGGGCTTTCTCTCTATTATCCTTCAATCCATCGACCCAGATATGGGTGGCTTTCGGTTTATAGCTTTCGTCTTTGTTTTGATATTTGATCTTCGCCGGATCTTGCTTGTTTTCACGATAACCTTTTGGAACCGGTCGCCAGCCTTTAGGGGTTTTGTGATACCGCTTTCCGTTCCAAACACGGATTTCACCTATCTGCGCCGGTTTACCGGATTTCTCGATAACATCCAACGCTTTTATATCAAGATTTTCCATCACTTATCCTTTATAATACCAACCATCTTTTTCACCACGTCAGCGAACAGAAGGTTCAACTCCTCGTTGAACAGCCTCTTGCTCTCGTTCTCGTACCCGTTTATGACATCAGGAAAGCGGACGGGGTCTTTAACCCCCGCCTTTTCCTTTTTAACGACCGGTCTAACAGTCTTAATATCTATACCGGATATTTTCTTATTCATAATATATAATTATTTTTCCTTGACAGGTTTAGCGTACATCATATTACCCTGTAATGTTTTACTACCGGTTGGTGTTGAATCACCTTCATTCACGAATTTCATCTCGATACCATTTTGGAACCGACCATCCTTGCTAATACGAGTCAATTCCATGAGCTTACCTTGATACATAACTCGATCACCAACCTTAAATCCATCAGTCACTTTTTTAGATGTCACTGATTCAGGTTTTCCAACCGGGTTTCCAGCTTCGGTAACTTCCTGTTTCTTCTCACCTTCCTTGTAACCTTTCGGTTTCGGTCTCCATCCCTTTGGTGTCTTGATGTATTCTTTTCCGTTCCATGTACGAACCTCACCCATTTGAGCAGCTTTTCCAGCTTTCTCCAATAAATCCAAGCAATCGGATTCGGTAAATTCTTTACCCGTCGCTTTCTCAATAGCAACTCGATTCGCTATATTTTTCTGTATTTGTTCTTCTATAAATCCCATAACAATTTTTATTTTATTTTTCTGATCTAAAAATATAAACTTTGTTTATTCTTTCCAACTATCTCGCCAGTAAAAAACCGGTAAAAAACCCTAATCCGATCGCGATCCAAAAATTTCGTTTTTTCCGTTTTATATTTGTTTTAAGCTCGATATTTTTTTCCCTGTATTTAGAATTCAAAACCATCTCGTTTTGCAGTCTAAACCGATAATTCGAAGCCAAAACGGCCAAACTATCTATCTGCTTGTTCTTCTCCTCGATAAAAGAATTCAGATTAGAGGTGTAAACGCTCAAGCTATCGATCGCCGCTTTCAGATACCGTCTCTCAACTAACCGTGAGTTTATCGCTTTTAGCTGCGGAACAGATATCACCACGCAAGTATCACCATCCAGCTTAATCTTTCTCGGATAACTCTCTTGCGAGAAAGCGAACGTGCTCGTCAGAGCTAAGATCGCTGAGATCACGAATTTTCTTATCATACTCCTTTTTCATTTTCTCGGTTTCCTTCTTGAACTTCTCATGGGCTTCATCCTCTCGCCTTCTTTGATCCTCGATAAGTTTCAACAATTCCTCGTTAACCTTACCAAGCGAATCGATGACTTTCTTATCCCTTTCATCCCTCTCCTTCTTGTCCTCGATAACCTCCGGTCTGTTAACGTATATGAACAACGCCGCTAACAAGAACGCCAGCACGATGATCAACCCCTTGTAATTTCTATCCCTCGTTGTCATCGTTGAAACTTTTATCTATGAACTCGCAAGCCTTCTCGAAAATAGGGTTAGAGGTCATGCTCCTCTCCATCTCCTCGAAGGGATTCGGAACTCCCGCTTCAGGTTCGCCCGTTTGCTCGTCAACAACCTGGTTCATCCCCTCGCCACCGTACATCGACATTTGCTTCTGGGTTTGGTACACCTGGTTGAGGATTATGTCCTTGTTCTCATCGAACTCCCTCCCCGAGTATTTTCTGAACATGTCTTGCATGGATACCATACCGGCTGAAAGTTTATCAGCGTCAAGTTTAACCTGTTTCTCCTCGTCCTCCACCTCTATCCCAGTAAACGCGAACTCCATCTCCTCGTCGAGCTCGGACACGATAAACTTGTTAATGATATCCTGAAGGAATATTAGGAGTGGGTACAAACCTTTCTGGCGGCTGTGATCCAACCGAGCTTTCTGACCGTCCTGCCCGAACACGTTAGCTGCTTCCTTGAACTGGAATCCCAGCTCGCTCGGGTCTATCCGGTAAACGGAGCATAGGAGAACTATCAAGAACTTGGTCCAGTTATCAAACTCCATGTCCTTGTTATTGACACCAATCGGAATCCACTCCACGTCCAACCCTGAGAAAACAGGCAATTTCCAAGCGTTTTCAGTACCCGTAAGCATCTGTCTCCACTTCTGTTTGAAATCGTTTAACGCCGTCGAGTTCGTATTCATGTTTTTTATATTAACGAACCCTTTCGGGTTTGACCCGTTCTTGAAGAAGTTACCGTTATACTGTACCCCGTTAAGGATATAGGTAATTATCTCTATCAATGATTCAAGCTCGCTTCTCCCGTACCCGTTCTGCCAAATATCCGTTCCAACGTTTCTCACCCCGAACCCAAGCTCCCACGGATAGTACATCACGTAAGTACCGAGTTGCTTGTTGAAAACGATTTGCTGGTCGAAAACTTGACAGTATTTGGGGAGATAACCTTTATACCTGTACCTCTCGAATTGCGAAGCGTAATTAGGGTCGATGGTATCGAGGAACCGTATCATGCTCCCGTCTATCGCTTTGAATTGATGAAGCTCCTGACCCCTCGTTCTGGTTATCTCGAAAGCGAGCTGATCGATGGAGAGTGAATCCTGCATGATCTTTCTCACGAAGGTAACGAAGGAATCCGCCATCTCCCACTTATCCGTCTCTCCCCCGTTCTCTAGGAAGTTAACTATTCTCTCTACCCTTTTTCTCTCGCCTTTGGTCATTTTCCCTCGATCCTCTCCCGAATCGAACAAGGATTTCTTCTTTCGAATGGTGAACCCTTCCTTCTGTTCATCGTTAGAAAATTTCAGGAAACGAGTTATCTGCTCGATGCGGGTTGATATGACATTTTTCACGCAATAGAGGTTACCCATCCTCTGAAGGGTCTGAAACGATATCCTGCTCAGAGTTTCCTTGTACCCACGCCCCGAATAAGCGATGCTATCGGGTAGGAAGAAAATGGATTTGTTCTGCTCGGTGGATCTGATACGTTGTTTCTCCACGTACAGCCCAGCCTCTATCGCCTTCTCCACGTCATCCGATGCGAGTGAAGCCTGTAATTTCGAGTTCAAGATGGTAGGGATAGCCTCGCCTAGCGAGTTGAGCTCCGAGAATGACATGGAGGCGATGCTCTTTATCACCTTGTCGTAACCCGTGGATTGTTCCCTCGCCGAATTGTTATTTCTTACCTTTCTACTCATCTCGTTTTATTGTTTAATGAAAGATGAACCCGGATTGATTCCGGGTCCGATATATTTTATTAGGCTGCCGTTGAAGTGAATGAAGCGACTTGACTCTTCTCCACGTTCCCGTTTTCCAGGTGAACCAGCACCACGTAATTGATCTTTCCTAACGGGTAAGTGTTCGTTGAAGCGATAGGTCCTTCCTCTACAGTGAAAGTAGGGTTCAGTATATCGTAAGTTGAACCATCCGGGTAAACGAACACCTCGTAGAATTTAGCGTTAGCAACCGCCGTCCAAGCGAAGTTCAAAGCGGCTCCCTGTTTGATATTCCCGGTGGGTGATGTGAAAGTCATGTTCTTTTGAGTGGGAATAACCACCAACGTTTCAACGAAAGTGTTATCAGACCATTTCTCCAGCGTCAATCCAGCTTTTTTCGCCATGGCGATTAGCTGTGCTTCATGATACATCCCGATCTCGATATTGATACCCGCTTTAACGATCTCGGAAGATACCTCTCTCAATTCCGTAACGTAAAATTGCTTTAACGATTTTTTCTCGTTCACGTCATAGAAGGAATCCGTCACGTACTTGGCGGTCGCCGTTTCATCAGCGTTCAAAAATTTATAAAGTATCATATTCTCTCTTTTTATTCTAACCAACACCCCGTTTTCTTGAAGGGTGATATAATCGTGATAAAGATACGGATTATTTTCTATAACTCAAAAATTCGAGATCCGATTGTATCAGTACCAGAAAACCCGGTTTTGATGGTTAAAAATTTTCGTAAGACTTTTTAAAGAATTTTCAGACTCGTGACCACCCCACCCTTTTTGATTTTTAATTACAGATCCTCTTATTTCATCCTTTAATTAGGAGGTTCTAATTTTTGTTCCTTCCCCTTCCTTATCCCTCTAATTTTCCCAGACCGTGAGGCGTCAGGGTGCGGGTGAGTCCGCCTGAAGGGTGACCACCCCACCCCTATGCCGAGGGGATCCGTTTTAGGGTGATGAAATCACCCGGAACGGGTTCATCCGGAACCGGGTTCGAACATGTCGAATCCGTGAATATCTTTACTTCGTTTTAAATAGGATATTCAATTTATTGAATATCCGAATATCTTTATAAATACCGATATTATCTTTATTGGGGATCATTTTTATACCATTTGTGGGATCATTTTTATACCATTTTCCTATAGTTTGTGGGATCATTTTTATACCATATTTATATGTACAATTTTTGTGGGATCATTTTTATACCATTTAAATTTCTTGTTTTTGTTCGGTCATTTTTGGGATTGCTGTGGTGACTTTTTTACCCAATATTTATATGTACAACCTTTTTACTCGGTCATTTTGGAGCGATTTTCTAAATAAACTTTGTATATTTGTTGTTTATCCAAAAATTTCATCGTATTTTTACAGTTGGAAATGGCAATTTCTGGTTTCATAGGTTTTGTCAGCCTTCTAATCGCTGGATGTTGCCATTTCCAAAATTCGATTAGATTTAACTTGACACTCTTATGAAAAAAGGAAGAAATATTCTTATTTATAATTATGACTATTCAAAGTTAGGGCTAACGCTGGAAGGCGAGTTCTTTATATCATCAATCCTTACCCTTCAAACCGAGATAAAAGTAAAAAGTAGGCGTGATTTTCTTCTTCAGTACTCTAAATTATCTGTGTATTCATATCCGCAATTAAATATTTTAATCAAAAAATATAACGACATTCTTTTCTGGGATAATGAATCGAGGAAATTTCAAATGGAAAACGATAAATGGCTGCTAAGAAAAACGCTTATCGCCGAAAACAATGAAACCTATTTATCATTCCCAACTTGGTTATTCTCGCTAAACAAAGTCCATAAATTAAATTTTACACAGCTATATGTCATCGCGCTGGTTGTATCCTATTTTTATGACAGAAAGGAATTTAATTGGGCGAATGAAACTATAGCCGGTAAGTTAGGAATGGTCAGTAGAAATTCAATGAGAATAAATATCAACAAATTATACAATAAAGGTTTGATCAATATCAAGCCGACAAACAGAACAAATATATTATATGTAACCGATAAATTATTAGATTATGAACACTTTACAAGATGATGAGAAATTAAAATTACAGGAAAAATTGGGAAGGAAAATCAGGCAATACAAAAATTTAACTGAAATGGTTCGTGATGCCGCCCTTGAATCCGCCGCTCTTGATCAATGCGAGGAAACGATTACTTTAAGAGAAGCATACAACAAGCGCAAAAAAGAGATAGACGAGATAAATGAACAGGTAAGAACCCTATCTCTCCAAGCCAAAAAGATCAAGAAAGAGATAGATGAGATCCAAGATGTACTGTGTCCTAAAAGGAAAAGAAGAAGAAAGGATGAGAGTGAAGAAAAGTAATATGAACACATTGATTATGAGAGTTTATTCCAAAATGGGAATAAACTCTCAATGTGGTAAAACATCCTTGTAATCAATGCGAAGGGTGTTTTACCGTTACATCCAATTTGATTTGATAGATCTTATCCATCAAACTTTTCTCCGAAAACATTTGGATGATAAATAAACAACGTGTATCTTTACATCGTTGAAACAGAACAAAATTATTAATATTTTAAAAACAAGAGAATTATGAAAACAATTAACATTTTACTAGCGTTCTTAGCCGTGATGTTATTCGCGGCATGTGATAATTCAAAATTAAGTGAAGGTAGGTACGATATCACGATGGTGGGTAAATGCCTACCGGGAGATAGTGATAATTCCTTTATTTTCGATGAAGGGGTTTGGACCGGGTATTTAAGAGTAAACACTCTTCCTAACGGAACGCAAAGAGCAAGTTTAACAACCGAGCTGGCTGTTTTCGGACTCACCTATCTTGAATCTGGTATTCTTGACGGGAAAGGTCATTTCATAGGCGAGTTCATGAACCCTAAAACGTGGGTGACACAAACGGATACTTGCTATTACGAGATACTTGGAAACGGGAGCGTGATAATAGAAGACAAGAAAGGTGTTTTATCCTTGACAAGATGGTTGAGAATAAACGCCAAAACGGAAAAAGACGAGGAATACGTTGCCATTTACGGGTTAAAGAAAAATAAAAGAATCAAATAACGAATCTCTAAAAACAAAGATCATGAAAGCGTTAATTTGGATATTAGTTGTCGTGCTAGGAATCGCATCCTTCATTTCAATGGGTTCGAGCATGTATAATGAATGGTACGAGTGCAAGGGCAAGTACAAGGTCGATGAAGGCTCCTACCAGCATCTCTATATAGGAGCGTATGACGTGAACAATCGGGATAGCACGTTCACCTACAAGGAATCGGCTATCTCGGCCACCCTCAAACTTATCGCCACCCCGAGAGGGGAATGGAAGGCGGTTCTGACCACCGATTTCAAGTGGAACAGGGATAAATGGGTCGAGGTCGGCGTGTTTAACGGGAAAGGAAAGTTCATCTTCAATAACGAAACCTACGGCAGCCAGTCAGTTGATACATGTAACTATTACATGACCAAGAAAGACGTTCTCGTTATCGATGACAAGGATGGAAAACTGGCCCTAAGCAAGATTTTAAAAGCGATGGAAAAGAGTGGACCGAGAGAAAACTACACCTCGATATATTTGCTCAAGAAAGAAAAATAAATCGATTATAACGGGTATAAACATGGAAAATAAAATTTTTAATTATAACGGAACTGATATCACTTTCGCGAGTGATGAGAACGGATTGATGGTAAACGCCACCGAGATGGCGAAACCTTTCGGTAAAGTTACGAAAGATTGGCTTAAAACAGATCAAACAAAAGAGTTTTTAAATGTTTTAAGCAAAGGGAGAAAAATCCCTTTGGCTGATTTAGTGCAAGTTACAAAAGGTGGTAATAATTCAGGTACGTGGCTTCATGAAGATGTAGCGATGGAGTTCGCGAGATGGCTATCACCCGCTTTCGCCATTTGGTGTAATGATAGGATGAAAGAATTACTAAAATACGGCATGACAGCAACACCCGAAAAGCTAGAAGAGATCATTCTCAACCCTGATCTGGTTATAGGGTTAGCTAAGAAATTAAAGGAGGAAAGGGAGGCGAGAATGAAGCTGGAAGAGGAAAACAAGGTTTTGAAACCTAAAGCTCAACTCATGGAGAAGGTGATGGATTCTGACGAGCTCGTCGATATAGGTCAAGCCGCCAAGCTGCTCCAATTACCTTTCGGTAGGAACACCCTTTTCCAGGAATTGAGAGATAGAGGTATCTTCTTCGCCAGTCGAAATGAACCCAAGCAAGAATACGTGGATCGGGGTTACTTCGTTATGAAGGAGAAATGGATCGATCGCTCCTACTACGACGGGTTCACCGTTTTGAAAGTTCTGGTAACCCAGAGAGGGTTAGATTTCCTGGCGAGAGTGTTTGACGTGGTTGATCAAGATAATAACTATAAACAATAAAAATAAAGGAAGATGAAGAAATTTGATATTGAACTCGCGAAACAAGGCAAACCTGTTTGCACGAGGGATGGTAGGCCGGTTAGAATATTGTGTTATGATTTTATTTCGCTTGAAAACACCCCGATAATAGCGTTGGTTAAACTGAGCGAGAAACAGGAAGCGGCGTTGTTTTATAATCTCGATGGAAGAGAAGGGAATCATGATTTGGATCTCATGATGATTGGCGAGAAAAGAAAGGTGTGGGTAAACGTGTACAGTGAGTATTCTGGTAGTCACGTTAGATCATTCGGAGGTCTAAACCCATACGCAACCGAAGAAGAAGCAAAAAGGAATATTGGTGATCCGGAAAATTACATCGTCACAGTTCCGGTAGAATGGGAAGAATAAGATTATTCCTCAAGAGATTATTCTGTAAACATGATTACAGGCTTTGTGAGGTGCAAAAGTGTTTCGTGAACGGGAAATTACGCTACACGATCGAGGTGTATTATTGCGAGAGATGCGGAAAGAATAAAACGGTAAAAATTTAATTTGAAAATAGTGATGATAAATTTTGTTTATTCAAAAATTGTTTTTACCTTTACATCGCTAACAGATAACATGGAATAGAGTTTTAGATAGTGGTTTGAGTATCCCAACATTAAAATACAAGCGACCGCCTATTGCGAAGATCTCTATTCTAGATCTGTTAGCAAGCGCAATATGGCAGTCGCTTTTCCTATGCCTGAAAATTTAAAAATAAGAAGATATGACAACGAAATTAATTTTATCAAAAGAAAGTGGAGAGAATGAGATAAGAGATTATTTCAATTCAATTTTAAAGTTATCAAAAATGAACGAGGAGTTCCCGGTAAATCTTGATGATGTATGGCCACTAGCCTATAATAGAAAGGATCATGCTGTTAGAGATTTATCTGAAAAGTTTATGGAAGGTGTTGATTATCAAGTTTTCCTCAAAAACTGGGAAAACCCTCTAGGAGGAAGACCATCAAACGAATATCATATATCTGTTTCCTGTCTTGAATTTCTTGTAGCTAGAAAAGTAAGAGCCGTGTTCGAGGTGTACAGGCAGGTATTTCACAAATCCGTTAACAACACCCTGTCAAGAAAAGAACTCGCGATGATGGTGATAGAGGCGGAAGAGGAAAAGGAGAGGTTACAAGCAGAAAACGAGAAACAACAGAAATTACTAGAGGAGAAAACGAGAGAAAATCATAACATGATGGGTAAGCTGATCGAGCAGGCACCGGACGTGAAATACGTTAAATCAACCCTGAACGCTCCGACCACCTACACCACCACCCAGATCGCGAAAGAATTGGGGATGAGATCCGCCGTTACCCTTCACCAGAGGTTAAAAGATATGAAAGTGATGTTCTCCCAATCCGGTTCATGGATGCTAACCGCCCCTTATTGCGATAAAGGGTACACGAAGACCCGTACATCTACCGGGGAGAACAATAGCGGTGGTACTTGGAGCAAGACCATAACCGTTTGGACCGAGAAAGGTAGGAAGTTCCTCCATGAATTATTGAACGTTGAATTGAAAGATGAACTCGTGCAAACTTACTAGTATGAATGATAAAGAATTTCAAGAAAAGATGAGCGAGATCGCCACTCTATGCCGTTTCACCAAAAGAGGATCCCTTTACAGACCTTCAGAAGAGGTGAAAGAGGCGTTAAAGACTTGTTTAAACGCGAGAATAAGGGAAATCGAAAGCGTTTATCCATCCTTCCATGTAACGGCGAGTAATCGAACTCTAAAATGCGTCAAATTCGTCGAGGTTGAAACCGTTTCCTTCTCCGGCTCTTTCTTCATCAAGGTGATAGACGAGGAAGGAAAGATGATGAGAACCTCTACCTTCAACATATGGATAAACGATAACGATCTTCTATCTTGGCATTTGAAGATGAAAAACCGGGAAATGAACCCGTCAAATCCCGGTAAAACAAACAACTAAAACAATGAAAAACGAAAAGCAACCGTTTCACTTCATCTTCCCCCACCAACCGAGGAATTTATATTTATTCTTCTCATTTTCCGGTTTGTTGTAGGTAGAGGCAACCCATCTCGCCTGCCTCTCGAAACCGATATTCCGGTAAGCTCCATGCGGTCCCATAACGAATAGAAGGACGAGCCATTCAACCAAATAGATGATGTAATAGAGAAGGGGTCCTACCAGGATGTACGATAACATCCACCAATCTATCTCCATGAAGGCGAGCGTCACGAAAAAGATGATAACAGATAAGGGTAGTCCGATCCGTGTCACGTCCCTGTATTGAAGAGCGTGACATCCTTCATGAGCTATCGTTTTCTTGCTCAACCATTTACCTTCCGTTATCACGCACCCGAAAAACATCATGGTAGAGAAATGAGGAAGGAAAGTCAATATTTTGGCCAGCTTGGAATTATAATAAATTTTCATGGTTCCTAGTTTTTAAGATTGGGCACTCATCATCGCTTTCACCTTCGCCTTGCACTCCTCCGCGTACTCGTTGTAAGCGGCGAACTCTTCCGGTTTAGTATCCCTTTGCCGTAGAATCGCGAGTTCTTCCGATAGCGAGTATCTTTGACGGATCATGTTGTTCACTTCCTCGTTGTAATCAAACGATGGCTGTTCGGGAACGGCGTCAACTTCCTCGAATTTATCCACCGTGTCACCCGGTAGCAAGGTTGATCTCTTGAAATAAGATTCCGTCCCAAGCCTATGCACGTACTTGTCGGAATCGCTGTAAACTTCTTTGCTTGTAACTTGTATCATAATTTCATTATTTTAAGCGGTCGCGAATGTTATCTGTTTCTCTTGTGCTGACGCGATCAACGCGTGCCAGTCTGCCTGTGATTCATCCTGAATCTTCGCGTAAACGTCAGCGTGAACGGTAACCGTGATGGCCGAGGTGTTAGCCGCGTTAGTGATCAGGTATTGCAAGGATTCAAGGCTGAGAAGGGGTGAATCGGAGAACGAAATGCTTGCAACAATACCGTTACATTTAACCTTTTCAAGCAAGGCGCAGCCACCGAACATTAAGGTATAATTCGTAATCGTTGGATTAAATTTAAGACCACCCAGTATTGCCCTTAATCTTGAACAATTTAAGAACATCCGGGCACAATTAACCACATACAGAAAATTTGAACTGCTAGATACCGCGAATACCTCCAACGAGGTGCAGCCGTAGCACATGTTTTGAACGTTGAATCCACCAACCCAACCCCCGTAATTATCTTTGAATCTGAAATTCGTTCGCATTTGAGAATAAGAATACCTTTCTTGAAGCGAAGCTACCTGAACATTCGAGCAACAATCCGTGTAAATCTCTCTCATCTGCTCTTCGGTAATATCCGTCAGCCCGTTCAACTCGTAGAAGCCCGTTTGCTCGTTGTAGACCGCTCCCGCGGCGACGTACAAGGCACGGTTGCCTTGGGAGGTATTGATGTCACTCTTGATAGAGGAGATGGAAGTGGTGTTCGTTTCGATATTGGTGTTTATATTGGATATAATATCGTTAATGTCCTGGATTTCGTACTCTTTGGTAAAATCGGATGATGTACCGGGAAACAACGAGTACGAAACTCCGTATTTATAAACCTCGGATGTGAAACAGAGATAAGATTTAATCGGAGCTTCCGTTGCCGGGATAGCTTTCAGTATTTTATCATCTTTATCAAACAAAAGTAGAAGTGCTGATTCTGGTTTCGGTGAAATGGGTGAGTACGATATATCAAAATAATAAACGTGGTTTGGTTTGGCGTATCTCGTTGCATGGGCTAAATTAGATTCTCCTATCGTGCCATCAACATTGTATGCACCCGAACCATCTCCATCAGGAACTACTTGGGCTCTTCCTTGAGTTCCCCTCACCGCCATCTTTCCCATCAATTCCGACACGTCATACATGTAATCGTTCAACTTGGTGGCGTCCCCGCCCTGGAGAAGGGAAGAGAGAACGGAATAGTTCTGACCGTCCCTCGCCACCGGGATCATCTCCTGACCCGTTATTTCAGTTAGAGCCTGTAGCTCTGATATTTTCTTTCCTGCCATTTTGCTTATTCGTTTTGAATTTCAAGTAATATAACTTCATTATCTTCAAGGAGGAAATCTGAAGAATCCTCCAAGAGGAGAACCTGTTGGTCCGGTTCTTTCCCTCCAACGGCACCCCTACCTTGAAGACCTATACCGAACCCTATACCAATCGATGTCATAAGCCAAGGATTAAATCGTTAGCTGACGTCACCTCTTTCACCTGGATGGGTAGGAACCCTCCAACGTTATTCTTCATGAAATCGGAGGGTAGGGTGATCTTATCATTACCGTTTAAAGGAATGATCGTTACCTCGCCTTCCTGAAGCGGCGCGATGTAAAAGAAGGGTAAACCGAGATCGCTCGCCTTAACCGTTCCACTTTTCTTAACGAGGAATGAAACGGCGAAAGAGTGAATGCCGCCGATTCCCGAAACGTTCCCCGAACGCGGGGTTGAAATATCGTATCTAGCCATATCGTTTAAATTTTAGATTAATTTTTGAAACAAGGATAAAGCGTACCCGCAACCGAACCCTATGGCGTTATAGAGAGAGAAACGGGCGGTGTACCCCATGTTACAGATCCACATGATAAGGGTCGCGACCAAGCCGGTCCAGGCACCCAGGAAAGCGCAAACAAGGAAGGTGATCAGTAAACAGAGAAAACCTTCACTTTTAAGAAAATCGATTAAATATTTCATATCACCAGTTTTTTATAATTAGACTTATATTCTTCTTCCGTTGCGGCACCTAAATAGGTATTGTAATATTTCTTGTAATAACGAGCCTGTCCATCTAAGCTAGAGGGGATCCCCTCCCTCACTCTTAAATAATGAACCCTCGCCATGCAGGTGGATAAACGATCATTGTTAACGAGGTCTTTCGAGTTAAGTTCCGTCACCCCGCTCACCTCCATTATTTTCTCTTTCAGAACAGGTTTCGAGGATAGGTAATTTTTCACTATGTCATCGAAAGTTGCCGGTTCCATCTGGTAAATACCTAGAGCCGGACCGCCCCCTATCTGTTTCCGATACTTTCCGAGATGGCTTTCTTGTGCGCACGTACCCATCAACAACTCCACCGCTTCTTTTCGATTTATGGTAGGGTAAGATGGAAGGGTGGCGAGTTTACCCAGTACTTCCTCGATCAAGTTTCTTAATTCATTAGATTCCATGACGTTTCTTTTTACATTTTCGATGGAAAGGTAATGAAAAATGATCGATTATCAAAATGAAGGTGAAAAAGAATGGTGTCGCGGGAGAAGAATTGAAAACGCGGAGATGTGTTATTAGCGTGTGAATTAAAAAAGGACCAGAACCCGCGACACCGGGACTGAGTTAATTGTTCTTTACATGATTGTAAAGATAAGGACATATTGTTTATTTTCAAAATAAAAAGGGAGAATTTTCCATCTCCCTTTCTCGCTATCTATCATCTCGACAGGTCACTAAATCTACACATTTTATGAATACCAAACATTGTCGATGTAAATATACACTTTATTTATGTATTCACAAAATATCAAGGAATAAAAATAGAGGGCGGGATCACCCCAACCCTCTATCAAATGTAATTATGAATTAAAAAAGAATAGTGGTTTAATTTATCATTCGTGCTCGATCACCTCCACGATAGGTGATTCCTTGATCTGGGTTACCTTCCACTCGATGGTTGAACCTGCCCAATCCTGATCGATAAAGGGGACGGTTTCTTCCGGAACCCCGGCTCTCACCAGGTAATAGAGGTGGTAATTCTTCTTCTTACCCTCATCCGTTTCCTCGATGTAAGTGACGGTGACGTTGAAGAATTTCTTGTCATCACCTTCTACCTCGTTTATCACCTTGTTGATCCTGGAATAGGTGATCGCCTTGATGGTGAGATCGTTGAAATCTCTATCGCGTGCCACCTCGATCATTCTCGTTTCCGCTTCCGTGAAGCTCATCGCGTCAATGAGGAAGGAACGGTTAACCTCCTTCACCTCGCCCACATCGTTCACTTCCGGGAACTTGACCTTAACCTCGTAATACATGATCTATCCTCCCTTTCCTTTATTTAGCGGGTCCTTCTTTAACTTCCTTGTCAGCCGGTTTGATAGACGGACCTTCTTTCACTTCCTCTTCAAGCGGGTTACGTTTCAGTTCCTGTTGCAACACGCTGTTAACGATCACGTCCTTGAAACGGGAGAAATCGTACTGGTTCTGCATCTGGTTTCTCTTCTCCTCCAGTACCTGATCGATGATCATGTTCTTCGCGAACTCGTACCCTAAACTGATGAAGTTAGCGTTACCTTCGATGTGCGCTTTTAACCGTTCTAGCTCTTCTCTTTTCATGTTTTTAAAATTTAAATTGGTTTATGTTAATCTATCGAGCCTCCTGCTCGATCATTTTCTTCAACTCGTACAGCCCTTTCATGATGCTGTCAATCTTGTCCAGTACCGCAACCAAATTCTTCTTGCCGTTAGAGGGTTGTTGGAAGGTACACCGAAAATCGGTGAATGATATCACCTTGCTCTCTTTTTCCAGGCAATAAGAAGGGTAGATGTACCCGTTCTGAAGGTTAAAGTAAGGCATGGCGCCCGTATAGCATTGTTTGGGTGATGGCGATCCCGTTATCCTGGTGAAGTAAAGAGAACATTCATTCATCTCTTTCTCATTACCGCATTTAACGTACACAGTCTCCCCTTTATTCTCTTTTACCTCCTGAAGGACCATCTCCACGTTAGAGGTGAACTCCTTGGTTGATATGATCAACCCGTTATCCTTCACCCCTTCCTTCGTCAGTACCACCCCGTCCCGTACCCGGAAAAAGAACGGGTAATTACCGCTACAGGTATACTGTTTCGCCACAGGGTATCCCACCTTCTCCGAATACCGTACCACCTCCTGTAATTCTCCCGCGTTGTTGAGGGCGACAACCCCTCCCTTATCCACGAACTCTTTCAATTTCATCGTTCCTAATTTTTATCTGTTTAACACCAAAACGTTATCTAACTCTTCCAGTATCTTCAACCCCTCGTCCTCGCTCCTAACCTTCACCGTGAAAGAGGACCGTGAAGTTACCACTTTTATGGCGAATCTCAAAGAGCGATCTTCCATGTGTTTATACTCTTCCATCTGATAGGAGAGAATCGAGGACACTCTAACTCTCAACCCTCCTACCTGAATAAACATGATGTTATTTCTCTTTTCCATGCCTGTATCTTATAACTTGGTTTTCCTGTTCACCCATAACCCTAACCCCAATAAAAAGAACACTATCGCCATCCACCATAGATCGTAATTGGGTTCCTCGTAGAACATGGGACGTACACATTGAGCGGAGGTGAAAAATGAGGCGATCGCCATGAATATTTTCGTTTTCATAATCTCTTGTTTTTAAGTTTATCATTTATTTTCAACACGATAAAGATACAACTTGTTTATCAAATATCCTCGCCTTTTCATGACAAAATTTCGTACCCGTAACCTTCTAGGAGGTTCATGCCCCTGATTTCCTCCTTGGTTTCCGGGATTCTGATTCTTCCACCTTCCTCTATGGCGAGAAAGATCCTACCGTCAAATTCTCTTTTTAGCATGTGATAGAGCTGTGTATTCTCGTTTTTTCCCCCATCCCCGTGTAAATCATTATAATTTACCTCTTCCTGCGTTAAAAACGATATTTGACGCGTCATTTCCTTGACCTTTTCCTGGAGCATGGAATTGTCCGCTTCCAGCTCCCTGACCCTTTCTCTTAGGTAGAGGAGCTCGGTCCTTTCCGATAATGATACGCGCTCCGTCATCCCTCCAGCAGTTTAAAAATAACTCCCTTTCTATCCTTTCTCATCGAGGCCTCACACGGACCTATATGTTTCATCGCCTTACAGCAATCGGCGTACGATCCATCCTTTAGGAAGCATTCCTTGCATCCTTCCTTTTCCAGGACCACCAGATGCAATCTTTTCCTGCCGTACAGGAATCTCTCACCTATCTTTTTCTCGTTATTCATAACTTTTCTTTTTAGGGTGAAAGGAATTATATATATAATATATAATCCCTTTCAAGATTTGTTTAATACATGGAAAAATTTTAAAATTCAACGAGGATCAATCTCTTATCGGATATCTCTCCGTTCACGATTTCTTTCACCCACATATGCCTCTTACCGAATCCCACCACGAAGAAGTTAATATACAAAGCAACATTCTCATTCTTATCAGAAAATTTCTCTCTTAACTCTTCCCCGTTCTTGCAATCCTGGATATCATTTAACAAGCTAACAAAAGCTTCCATTCCTTCTAATGTCGCGTTCTCGATTCTGTTTTCAATTTGTGCTTTCATATCTCTTATTGTTTTTAGTTATACATCATTTTCAACACTGTAAAGATACACAAAGTTTATCAATGTACAACAGGAAACGGAGAAAAGTTTGGGTAAAAATCTTAAAGTTATTCCTTTTCCAGATAATCATGAATCATGTCAGCTATATCGTACGGCCCCAGATTCGATTCCTTGCCGTTCCAGATATACGATACCATCCAGATTAAAACGCTCAAACAAACCACCGGTAAGAAGCATATCATGTAGAAAAATCTTATCATTCGTTTCATATCATTCAATTATTATGGTAAATATAAAATCATTTCGTACCCGTTCTATTTTCAAGGATAAAACCTTGGTGGAATTTTGACACTCCCCTCTTCATTATCAACAGGTTGTATTTTCTGTTATTTTCCGTGAAAATAGCGTGGTTCATCTCTAAAATTAATTCTTTTTAAGATACTCGGATCTCCTCTCTTAATTTATAATTTTTAAACGTGCGATGAAGAGGCGGGTGATCCCTTAAAAGCAACTCTTCCAACTCCTTCTCGGTTGATTCGTAGCATGGACCAACGATATACACGTCACCTTTATCATCCTTGAAATCTTTGTACTTTTCATCCACGAAATAGGTGCGTGATGGATAATGAATGTAATATACCATCTCTCTTGACGGACCCTTCCTTCCTCGATAGGTATAGAAGGGATCAATGATATCATTCATGGAAGCGGCGTTAACCAGCATATCAACCTCTTCCATTCCTTCGTTCACGACGACTCCCACCATCACATCATCATCTCCTTGCCTTACCTTCCCTATATAGATCTCTTTCCGTGCGGGAGAGTAGATGTAGTAATCTTTCAATTTCTTTCCCTCGCTAACTGGCATGTCATCCTCCCAGCTCGCTTGCGTTTTGTAATTAGCTAGATGATCGGCAACCGAGTTACCGAAAGCGGTTTCATCATCCATCCTATCCTGATGCCCTTTAACATGAACGTAGCTCTTCAGAACTTTAGGGGTTCGGTCCAGCTCCTTGAGAACCTGAAGCCACAAATCCTTGTTCTTTACCGGTCCCGCGTAACCCATCCAGTTATTCTCCAACCACTTGGGCATGTACTCGATAACGCTCTTCATAACGTACTCTGAATCCATGTAGAAGGTAGCCGAGATAGGTTCATCCCTGAGCTGTTTCAAGGCTAGAAGGAAAGCGTGAATCTCAGCCCTCCCCGTCTTGGTGTTCCTCCAACCTTTCGATAGCATGACCTCCACCCCGTCATCCCATTTCATGTATACCCCGCTACCACCCCTTCTGTCATCCTTGACGGTGGCGGAACCGTCAGTCCAGATCTTAACGCTTCTCATTGCCGTCAAAATTTAGGTTACAATCCTCGCAATGAAACATTTCCATCCATTTTATCCGGTACGTTCTTCTACTCTTGCATCTAGGGCAAACAGGGTGGTTCTTCTTGAAACATTCCACCACCCAGGCATAGATCGTTACCATCAGCACCCATAGAAGTACGAGTATTATTATCACTATGTTAATAATCGCTTTCATATCTAAAATTAATCCTCAAAATTTTTGGGTTCAACAAAATATTCATAATTTTCATACATACAATCCGAGAGGAATTTCACCTCGTTGCCTTTGATTTTCTCGATGATTATATTCGTACAATAACCGAGCGAACCTCTCTCATCTTCCGTCTCTTCATGAACAACGGCGAGAACCCTGTAAAACTCAACGTCTCGCACTCTTACTCTCCCATCCTCACATCTCTCGTAATCACCTTCATTATCTATGTAAAAATCAAGTGTATCGAGTGATATCACTTCGCCGACTCTCGGTACGTAGCATACATTTCTTTCATTACCTAACTCACGTCCAATAACGTTGCCCTCGTTATCACGTTCTATCACGATCGGGTAAATCTCCTTGAAAACATTCCCTTTCATAATTCCTTGTTTTTAAGTTTATCATTTATTTTCAACACGATAAAGATACACTATGTTTATGAATTATCCAACCAAATTGATCATTTTTCTTGAATAAAAATGGAGGAAAGCGGTCACTCCCCTCCAACGATTGTTTAACTAAAAATAAATGAGTAATGAAAACTGAAAGGCGCGTCCCGTCTCGGGTATTCCGGCGCCTTGAATTAATTCAAACAATAATCAACATTTAAAAAGCAAACATTATATCTTTATATATCAACGCATTATGTCAGATATTATCCCGTTTATATCGGCCATCGCCGGGTAAGCGTCGTCGTTCAACCAAGTCTTCACTTCCTCGTAGAAAGCGTTACCTTTCTCGTCGCTCAAGAATGAATAGGAGGCGGGTTCATCCAACCCCGTAACGTAAAGTAGAACCCTGCAAGGTTCGTTCTTCTGCCACCATTTCCTCGCTTGGATGGATGATCTGAGTTCCACTCCGAATATCGCTGATTTTCTTATCAATATCTTCTTTTTCATGATCTCTTCCATTTCAATATGTAAATATACGAATTATTTTTGTTTAAACTTGTTATAACCGATTCTTTTTCTTTATCCGATAATTTATGTTGATTAGAGGGATGAATCAGTTATAACAGATCTATGACTCATCACCTTTCTTCTCCTCGTCCTCTTTTTTCTTCTTCTGAAGGTGATATCTCTGGCGACGGTACTCCCTCCACTTCTCTTTCTTCTCCTCTTCCGTTAGATCCCCTCTCTTGGCGTACCTTCGCTTGGTAACCTCGTTCACCTCGATTATCTTCTTTTCCCGTGCCAGATCGGTGGATGACATACCGCGACGAAGCATCTCCAATAACTTACCACGTCCTTCCTCGACTTTAGGTAGTTCGTTCTCTTCCACCACGATAGCATCCGTTATGGGTTCAATTTCATTCACCTTCAATCTCGATTTCTCACCCAGTTCTTCCCACGACATGTTACGGATTATATTACCCGGTAACTGGATATTCTGACCGTCCAGAAAGTTCTTGTTGTATCCGTTATGATCCTTGTAGTAGGATGACGCGAGCTGGCCCATGATGGAAGCCGGATTTACACCCGCCTTGGCCGCGACCAACCCTATAACTATCATGTTTATAGGAAGTTTCTGAAGTGCTTCGGCGATGTTGTCCTGTCCGTGTATCATGGCGTTGATATCTATCTTACCATCCACGGTTAGGAAGAGCTGTTCTCCCTTACATTCCTTTCTCGCCTGTTCCAGAACTTTCCGGATCTCGGCCGAGTATGAAAGTTTTCCTTCATGATCGAACCGCATCCTCCAATTCAGAAGCAACTCGTTGAGAACCTGCAACCTACCCGCCTCCGTCGCTATGAAGAAATCTTTCTTGGAATCGATGAACTTCAACCTTCTCCTCTCTATCGTTTCCCGGTTATCCTGGTAGAAGATCTTCAGCAAGCTAGTGGACACCGTGTACCCTTTCTTCACCTTCAGAACTGAGATTATATCCTGCGTGGTGTAGAACTGAGCGAAGAGATCTATGATCTCATCCGCGTTCTCCATTATCGCCACGCTGTACTTCGAGCCAAACAGCCCCTTTATCCGGTTCTTATGAATGGATAACTTGCGTATAACCGGCATGGCGTAGGTGTTTCTGTGCTCGACGGCCTCATCCGCCTGCTCGTCCGTTCCACCCTGTTTCTTAACTGCCATTCTCACGTTCACGCCGGTGGTATCCACCGTGCACTCTTTTCCCTGTTTGTTGGTGAAGTGAAAATACCTCTCAGGGAGGGTTTCCCAGTACCTTTTTATAAGCTCGTACTCGATGTAGTGCTCCTGGATCTCATCTTTCTGCCCTTTTATGTAATCAGGCAGGTTATCCCGTATTTTTTCTCTTAATTCATCGATTTCCATATAATTGTTTTAGCGTTCCGGGTGTGAAATTACGTTTTTGTACTCATTTTAACAAAAATCGATTCATTTTATTTATCTTTTACTCTCCAATCGATCATTCAGAATATCGAGATAGCATTGCATGTGATGGAGCTGTTCCCTCAACAAGCCCTTCTGTTTCTCGCTAACGTGATCGAAAGTTTTAGAGTTCACGAAAGTTCTTAATTTGTTCACCTTCACTTCTAGCTCATCTCTTTCATTGATGAGACGATCGTTCCAGGTATCAACGCAATCAAACATCATTTCGAATTCATCCTCAAGGAACCAATTCGTTTCCCCTCCTTCCCATTCAACCCGGTAAATAGGATTACCGGCGACCTCTTCACCCGGTGCCTCACCTTTTGTATACAACCTGCAATACTCGCCGTAGGGCATTTCCTCGACTTTGAACTCTCCTGTGTATTTATACTTTTTCATAATTTTTAAATTTAATAACAACTTGGATCAATCTCGTTATCATCTAACCATGATTTAAATTCCTTCACGTTTTTAAACATATTATAGAGGTCATGCCGGATATCCTCAACCGTTTCCGTGCTTGCGTCCACGATTCCTCCCCAAATACCGATATCACAGATTTCCTTGTCACTCAACTCATCGATCATTTTTCTCAATTCCTCTTTCATAACCTCAAATTTTATTTCATGAAATGAACTATACCTGTCACCAGCATGGCGATAAGAAACGCCACACCAACCCAGATCGCCACTTTCTGACCCTTTCCGATATTGTTGTTGGCTACTATTCTGGTAACACAGAAAGCTATCAACGCGTTGATAGCGATAATGAAAATAATTAACTTGATCATATCTATTCCTCCCATTCTATTTTGATTGTACTAATATAATTAGAAGCTCTACTTTTATAAGCATCTTCAAATGTTTGATAAATATAAGTAGATGCCGTATGATAATCTACAAATGGATTATAAATATTTATCCAACCTTCTTTCTTCTCCGGTTTCATAAATAAATCTGTTGGACTTTGTTCATCTTGATGTGTTTTTCCAGTAGTCGTATGTGTTAGAATGCACTCTGTGCCATCATCTAGTTCATGTATTACAACAATTGGATACTTATCTTTAAGATCATAGCATAATATTCTAACAGGCTTACCATCCCTCGTACATACAGGCTTACCTGCTTTAGCTTCTTCTAAATTAAACGGTTTCATAGTTTTATTTATTAAAATCCTAATCCTAATTCCAATTCCATTCTTCTTGGCCTAAATAGAGTTTTTAATGTTAATAGACAAATCATCAGCATTAAAATCAAAATTTGAAATTGGGACTATGTAGTTCCAACTACATAAATCATTATTTTCTTTTTTAAGCCCGCATTGTTTACCCTTCTTATAATATCTAGCCCGCCAATCAAGTCCTCCATCAGATACCATAACTAGTGTATTGAAAGGAAAAAGTAGTTGATTTCTCTTTTCTTCCAACGCCTTATCCCAATCTCTATCATTCTTGGATGGAAATATTAAACATTCTCCTTTATCGTCAAGTTTGCCATCCCCATCTAATCTCATCACAACCCCATCATTTTCTTTGAGCAATAAATCTATATATTTAATATCTTTCAGACAAATAACATGCACTTCTCCATAAACAGAACACCAACATGTTTTAATCCCCAATTCTTTTATTATATCATATACAGTCATAACGCTTTTTCTTTAACAAAAAATTTGGAATCAATGAAACCATCAACTTCCTCAATTTTAATTTCACAACACTCATCATCAAAGCTAATGTTAGTCCACTTCATGGCATCAGGTATTGAAAGTGCATAAACATAAATTTCTACATTAGAAATAACAGAACCGTCCCTTCTTTTAGTGGTTGTAGTTACTTTATACAATTTTGCGTTTTCTAAATCCACAATTTTACTCATATCATTCAATCATTAAATAGTCCTTAACTAGTTGTTCGTTGTTCTTCAAGAACTCGTCTCTTTGTTCTTCTGTGTGAAATGCTAGAAATTCATGCATACTAAATGAAATTTCTTTTGCAACAGCATTACCTTTTCTCATTATAACCATTTTAGTAATATTAAAATCTCTCCATTCTTCGTCAGTTATCTCACCGCCATAATAGGGCATAAGCTGACTAATCTGTGCCATTGCTAGAGCTGATTTAGCATGTTTTACAGTTAAGAAAATATTTCTATCGAAGCAATTCGGTTTATATGACTCATATTCTTCAATAGAAGAGGTGGACCCATGAATATAGTATCCTTTTATAGTTTTTAATTCTTCCCACTTTGGATATTTGGGCTGCTTCTTTCTCAAAATAATTTCTTCCCCTGATTGTTCTGAAATCTCGTATTCTTCTAAATTAATGTCTTTTGTTTCCATGATTATTTTCTTTTTAATATTGCTGATCTTCTTGATTTGTTTGAACTACCAAATAAATTTGCTCGTATTCTAGGATCTTTCTCCATCTCTCTTGTCTTTCCCTTCTTCCGTCTTTCCCTTCTCTTTTCACGACCGCTTCTAAGATCGGGTTGAAAGGACCCGATCACCGTACCGCTACCAATATCTCTTATTTCCATGTTCTTACTTATTATCTTCTAGCGTAAACATAATCATTACATTCAGGTTCCAACCCTTCGCTTACAAAGTATTTCATATCATTGTATTCCGGGCATTTCTTCATCGCAAGACCTGTCACGTCAACATAAAGAGTTCCATTCTCATCGCATTCAACAATAAACCAGCCATCGTTATACATCACGTACCCATCCTCATATATCGTTTCTATCAATGTTCTACGATCTCTCATCGTGGATGATGCGAGTTCGTATGAATCCCGTATCGATCCCTGTTCAGCTTGATTGATTCTTGCCATCGCTTTTAACGATTCGTTTGCTAGTTGAATACGAGATAAACCTTCAACGTAAATGTGTGTTGCAACCGGTTGTGAGAAATCAATGTCGTTATATAATCTTGAGCCTTTCATATCTCTTATTGTTTTTAGTTATACATCATTTTCAACACTGTAAAGATACACAAAGTTTATCAAACTACAAAAAGAAACGGAGAAAAGTTTTGTTAAAAATCTGAAAATAAAAAAAGAGGGTGGAAAGATCCACCCTACTTTGTTGAAAACAATCCCAATATATGAAAACAAAAGAATCATCATTTTAGCTCGCACATACCACCCGAACACGCTTGAGCGACGGTTGACCCGGCATCCACCCATTCCTCGTTCCAAGTAACCGATTCCCAGTCAACATGTTTCATGCCTTTCAATTTCTGCCAGCGATGAAACAGGGATACGTGTTTGAGACAAAATTCGGTTTTTACCAGATCTCCGTCCAAGTACTTGATCGCGAAATTCTTGAATCTTCTCACCCAATCCACCTTCTTATCCACGATGGATTGGAGATGAGATGAAATGGCGTTAACATCGCTGATCATAACCCCGTTCACCTCAACCAATAGTTTTCCGTCTTTTAGGTGAGAGAGGATGAAATCGGATATATCCTTGTCGGTTAAAGTTAAATGGTGGTTATTTCTTCCCATCGCCACATCACACGCCAGCCACAGATCATCGTTGAACACGGCCAAACCATCAACAATCAAACCTCCGGCGAGTATCGCTCCCGCGCCATACCTTTCCGCCAGCTCTTTTTCATTCAAAACGCTAGTATATGGGGCTTGAGGGTAAATAAGATCGCCTCCTTTAGGGAGGAAACTGATCCCCGAAAACACATCCCTGTTCTTCCACACGTACTCCCTTACCCCGTCCCATTCATCGTCTTTTACCGTGCAAGTGTTTGAAACGTTCATGCGAAGATCCTTCATCTCCGGGTATTCTTTATAGAAGGGATGATCGAAATTGGTTCCCGTCTCGATCCAATGCTCTTTCGTTAGCTTCACCAATTTCAGGAAATCAAGGGCGGATGAATCCTCGCTCGTCAGCACGTTATTTTCCAGTTCAACCGGGAATGATATGACACTCTCCCCTTCCTTGTTGTAAACAGAAGGTCTGACCATCACCGGGTTTACCTCTTTGATATGTTGTAAGGCTTGTTCCGTGTTAGCTGCCTGTATGTTTCTTATGAACCTCTTGAAATGAAATTTATGAATACCCGAACTCGTGCATCCAAGTAGCTGGGAAGAGTTACCTGACGGTTTAATAACGGTGGTTCGAGCCGCGTGATTTATGCCGATCAAATCCGCCACCTTTTGATTCGTTTCTTTCACCACCCTCGCGCCTTCATCCTGCAATTCAGGATCAAACAGTATTTCCGGGTTCTCACACATACCCGTTACGCCAACACCGATCAATGCATCCCTTTCAGCTATCTTTCGAGAAACGGGAGATAGAACCTTGAAATTAGTGTATGACGCTTGAATCGTACCCAAAATAGCTGCACCCTTGCAAGCATCAAGGAATTGCTCCCTCGTTTTTATTTTCGCCCCGTTTATCTCGGTAAGGTTACAGAAAGAGAACCCGGATTCGTGAACACCATCCTTGTTCTTGAATTTCGGAAACATCCCCACCTCGCAACACGGATTATATACCACGTCCTTGTGCGATAGGAAGACCAAACCGGGTTCACCGAACTCTTTTATCGATTTAAATATCTTATCATACGTTTCTTTCGGCGTGTTAGGGAGGATCACCGCGCTGTTATTCGCTCTCGCCAGTTCCGGGTACTCGCTGAACCAATTCCCCGTCTTACAATTCAGCATTTCCTCGTCATCAGCATCAAACTGACATAGAAGGGCAGATCTCCGTATACCACCGGAGATAACGGCATCGGCTATGATACAAGCCATCCGGTGCAACTCGAACGGGGTCGCTTTCCTTCCTTTTATCTTTCTCAACACCTTGTTCAATTTCTCGATACATTTCTTTAAAGGATCGGGTCCCGGCGCCTTGAACCCACCGCTTATGAAAGCACCTTTCGGCCTTATAAGGGAGTAATCGAAATTGATCGCGGGCAAACCGAGGTAATGGGATTTCACAACCTCTCCAACGGCGAACGCCCATCCCTCTATCGAATCACCTATAACGATGTTAACGGGGTCCATCTTCTCATCTAAACCTTTCAATTTAGGTAGCTTCTCCGTGTGTATTCTCTGAACCGAGTAACCGGCACCCGCGCCACATAGAAGGAGGTGCATCAATTCCTGGAAGAACTCGATTCTATCAATGTACGATCCCGTGCAATTGAAGTTCCGGGAATGATTCTTCAGCAAGGAATCTCCACCGTATTGAAGAGCGCGTTGAGCACCGAGAATTACCTGTTCACGATACAACGTTTCGGCGAATTTCAAATAAGAATCGAGTTCTTTTTCATCCTCAGCCTTTATCGCCATATCACTTGCCAGGTGCCGGTAGTGCATGTCCATGACCCGGTCAACGCTTTCATCCCACGTTTCTTTTCTACCGTTAACGGTCCTCGCGTATTTGCTGACGAAGATGTAATCTCCGATCTCTTTTCTACTATCAATCATTTCATTCATATAACCTGATTTTAAAAAATTATATCTCCTCTTCCTCGCGAGGTATCAAACGGCAGAGAGGGAGGTTTCCCGATTGGACCACTAAATCAATGCAATCCAACACGTTAAAATAACTTCCTTTCCGTGATATCTCTCGCGAAACAGATTTAAAGATACTATTTTCCAGGACGATAATCAAGGGTTTGGGTCTTCTATTTTCATCCAACTCGCAAGCCCTTCTCTCGTAAATCAGGTGATTTTGAATCTTCTTCAGATCGGGTAAATAGGGTTCCAGGCACGCTATCTTATTAGCGCAAACCATCGTGATCGCGTGTTTCGTTCCCGTTTCAATGTATAACTTCGGTTTCTTCATAGCTTCTTTCTTTATATGGTATGAATATTAATGATCTCTTCGCTCTTGTCACCGCCACGAATTGAAGACATTTCTCTCCGTATAGCGCCAGCTCGGTATTAGCGTACTTGCTTGGTATCAATTCGTGAAAACCTAGGATGAATACCCTTTCGGCTTCCAGCCCTTTACTTTTATGAATAGTGGAAAGAATTATTTTATCATCCGATTTATCCCCGAATATCTCGTTTACCTGATTCTTAACGGCGGTCACGTCACCGAAAGATTGAACGAGTATCATGATGATTTGAATTTTCTCTGCCAAAGCGATGTACCCCTCGTTAGCCTGGAAATTCTTGATACCCCGTTCTTCGAGCTCTTTTCTTTTCTCCTCCAGCATCTTTTTCAGATCAACAATCGAGTTGATATTCGATAAAATGGATTGTAACCCTTCACCGTAATCTTTTCCGAGAATAACGGACCTTTTCCCGGCTTGCAGTAACTTTATAAACGTTTCAACTAGCGGTAAGTTATTCCGGCATATAACGTAATCCCCGTTTTTAACCTCATCCAGCGTCCCGAACCTTACCTCGCCATCCGGTGCGTCAGGTAACGCCTCTATATCAGGAGAATATTTCTTCGCTTCTTCCACTATATTCTTCGCGCATCGATAAGTTAAACTTAATGGCAAAGATATGGTATTCGGTCTATTCTGAAACGCTTTAAAAGAATCAGTCGAACAACCTTGAAAACCATACACCGATTGAAAAAAGTCACCCACCGTTATCAACCGCCCGTTCTCCTTCAGCATTCGAAGGATTAATTCTCTCTGCAACGGGTTCAGATCTTGTGCCTCGTCGCAGAATATAACATCGTATTTAGGGTACGATTCCGGTCGAACATATTTATAAGTTAAGTAAAGTTGATCAGTGAAATCTATATCCAATTGATTCACCCTCAAACCGTTCGTTTTCTTGTCAATAACCTCGACAAACTTCTTCAAATCTTCCCAGTAGGAGGTATCAAAATCAACACCCCATCTATCGCAAATTTCTTCCAATTGCTCCCTGTTATTCACGTCAACAAGATTCATGCGAGCGAATTGATAAAGACGAGATATGTTCATTATCCTAGCATTTATCTTTTTATCCTCCACCATTTTCCAAACGGGAACGAGGTATTCCTTGCAAAGCGCGTAATCCCTCCATTTTGATAACTTGAATCTACACCTTTTATTACTTAGAAGGGTGGAAAATGCCTTGCTATGAATCGTTTTCACCTCAGTCCTTCCCATGCACCTCGATTCCAACTCCTCGACTATGCTTTTATTGAAAGCGAGGAATAAACAATCCTTGTATGACGGTGTAACTTCCAATAAATGAAGCAACAATGAAGTCTTACCTGCACCCGCACTCGCGTTAACAAATATATTGCTGTTCGAATTCATATACGCGTCCGAAATAGCTTGTTTGTATCTATCCAGTTTCATAGCGTTCTAATCTTTATCTTTAACGTAAATTTTCTTTATAACGTATTCTCCTGTTTCCCATCCCGTTGTTGAAAGAATCTCTTCCACCCTGTACTCAGCCGCTTCCAACGATTCAAAATCCCCGCCAACCCTTCTTTTCTTTCCACCAATGGTTAAATAATAAATTCTATAAACTACCCTCATATTATCAATCATTTTCAACGACGTAAAAATACACAAAGTTTATCATTTTACAAACGAAATCACTTATTATTCTTCGCCGATCTTAACTTTTTCATCAGCATGAAATTAACATCCATGCCACTAACATCCACGTCAACTCCTTTATTAATAGCGTCAGTAACCTTTTTCTTTTCCTCGACTAACTCCGCCATATAAACATCGATCGTATCCGGACACAGAAGGTAAAACACGTTAATCGTATTTTTCTGCCCCATTCGCTCCAGCCGGGAATTTGTCTGATCCAACGTGGTAAATTTATCAGGTAATTCTATATACATTAAATTACTGCAACATTCCTGCAATCCATCCACCCCGGTTCCAACCGCGTCTATGTTAGCGAAAAGAAATTGCTTCGAACTTGTTTTAAACGCTTGAACCGTTCCGAATTTATCTTTCGATGACATACCACCTTGAATAAGAGGGCTGTCATATTTATCCGCCAATTTTTTTAGAGGTTCTCGCCTAACGCCAAACACAAGAAGTTTCTCCTCCGATATTTCCTTCCATTCATTAAGGAAGACTTCAATATCCTTCATCTTTCCCTTCAAGGACAGATCTTTCAATGTGCTCAATTTAACCAGATGAGGGGCGTTTTCCGCTTTTTCCGCTTTTTCGATATCAATCTTTTCCAAGTACTCTATCAAACTATCCTCCGCTTTCTTATACTCTCGCATGTTGCTGATATGAACGGGAACGGTGTTCTCAATCATAGGTGGTAACTCAGTCAGAACCTCTCTCTTCTCTTTTCTGAAATAACAAGCGTTCGATATAATCTTATTCAACTCAAGCGTGTTACTGGCACATGATATATCCCACCCGAAAAGTTGGCCGTTCACACACCTTCGTTTCGCGTTACAATACCTGTAAACAAAGGATTGCCAATCATGAAATAATTCTTTGAACCACCCCGTTATCTCCAATATATTTATCAACTCGGACGGCCTATTCATAACCAAGGTTCCCGTTAAAGGATAGACGAATTGGGATTTCTTCGCCACTCTCGCCACCCATTCGCTTCGCAAGCTCTTCCTGTTCTTGCACATATGCGCTTCATCCAAGAACATAGCCTCCCACTCTGTTTCCAGTAATTCAGGGAATCTAACCTGAACGCCACTCTCTTTATCCTTCTTATACAATATATCGTAGTTTATGATATAAACATCCTGATTCGGCTTCCACTTATCCTTGCTTTCGATAACCTGAACTTTCCTCTTTCGAAGGTCAACCCATTTCTGCCACTCAGCTCTCCAACCGTATTTCACTGAAGCGGGTGTGACAACCAAGCAGGGAAACATTTGGAGCATTTCAGTTAAAACCACAGAGATCCCCGTCTTTCCCAGACCCGGAGAGCAACCGTTAATCGAATTGACATGATTCGCAAGATAATGAACGCACTCTACCTGATAATCCCTCAATTTTCGTTTTAGGTGGAGTTCCTCTATCAGCGTTTTTGTATCCTCTATTGAAATCACATCCTTGTAAACGGGTAATTCAAGGTTATCGATTCTCGGCTCAGGTCTTTTATTTTCAAACCCATTTTCTCGAAGAAATTTTTCAATCAAACTCCCTTTATCAAGAGAGATCTCCCTGTACCACTCTTTTGTTTGAGGATTGAAAAAGAACCCACCTATCTCCTTCAGAAGGGATACGATAGATGGGTCGTATTTAAATCCGACGTAAATGTATGTTTTCTCTATGTAAAAATATTTCATTCCAACTCGCTGATTTTAGACCAAATCGCTTCTCTATCATCTATCGAAATGATAGGTATTCCGAGCTCTCTCGCTTTAGCTATCTTAGATGAGTTCCCGTTCACGTCTTTCACGATTAGAAGGTCAATGTTCTTGCTAACTCCGGATACAACTTTATGACATCTTTCTGCTAACTCTTCCTCCAATTCCTTGTCACGAACCCCCGAAAAACAAATTGACAACGATTTCCCTTCCGCTTGCTTTACCTCCTTTTTGAAATAAGTAACGAATAAGTCAAATGGAATCGAACGCCGATCACACTCAACTAAACTATCAATGAAAATTCTGGCGGTTGTTTCACCGATATATTTAATCCCGCTTAATTTATTCACCATCTCCTCACGATCAAACGAGCGAAACAATATCATTGACCTGTACTCATCTACTGTTATGTTATCAAAGATTATTTGACAAGTTTTCTCACCGAAAGCACCGTGAAAAACGTTACAAGCGGTCAGTAATCTCGCCACAGGAATTTCGGTCCCTTCCATCTTTTTAATTTGTGAAAACACGTTATCGTAACTCATTTCCCCAAACCCATCAATCGAACACCAATCATCTTTCTTTATCGTCAATATATCGTTGATCGTTTTATAACCTTTATCATATAATTTCTTGATGGTAGGTTCACCCACCTCTTCGATACCCATCGTTGTGAAGAAAAACAAGTTTCTCGCGACGATTTTTTGCTCGCAGTCATCGTTAGTACAAACTAATTCAACCATATTCTTATCCCAAACCAAAGGATTTCCACAACTAGGGCAAATTATCATATCATCGCACGTTCTCTCGAAATCACTTACCACGAACGATTCCGTTTCATCGTGTTTCGGAATCACGTCGCCAGACCTTCTAACCCGTATCATGGCATTTGGACAGATAGAATTGTCGACGATATAACCCGCGTTATGACCTGTAACGTTGATAACTGTCGCCCCGCTTAACTCGACCGGTTCTATGTTAATTACCGGTTTTGATAAACCATCCTTGCTAACCTTCCACGTTATACCCGTAACTTTCGTTAACTTGCTATCATTCCATTCCGGGAACTTAACCGCTATCGCGTACCGGGGATTCCCGTTCGGTAGCCTTCCGAGTTTCTCTCTCAGCGAATAATCATCAACATCCATCACAATCCCGTCTATATTGTAACGATTGCTCCAAATATTATATAATCCGTGAAAGATATTTTTATCTGATAATATCTCTTTCACCGTTTTCGCGTCCCATCTAACGCCGCCGATGGTTGACAGTAATTTAACTTGCCGTAACTTGCTGCATGGCAGATCGCACCCGTAAACAACGTAATCAATTTTGGTAACGATACCGGGTTTCCATTCATCGGCGTTAAACTGACCTGCCACCATGTTTCTAGCCGTTTTATACTCTCCTGATTGAAGATATGATTCAAACGCGTCTTTTCTCATTATCGCCTCACCCCAGCAATAGCGAGCACCTTCATCTTTCAACCCCTCCATCCCCGATCTATTAAATGACATCAACCTAAATCTGTTTGAACTTTCTTGACCTTCGTTTCCATCACCTCTCGTCCATGCTTTACCGTTCAAATCAGTTTCGGTTAATAAAGATATGCCGTCATATTTAGGGGTAAGAACGATAACAGTGTCATCACTGAATTGTCCCAACCAACCTTCTATCACATCCCAGCTCTTTGCCTTTTCCAAACTGAACATAGGGAGCGGTAACGTTTCCACCCTATTTTTACCCTTAACATCCTCGATAACCGATTTTTTGAATAAAGGGTTTTCCGGGTCAATTTCTTTCAATTCATCAACGAGTTTATCATAATCTTCGTCACTCATGAAAGAATTACCGCTTCGATAATCCTTGTTGGCTGCCAATATGGTTGATACCAAGTAATCTATTCTAGTTGTCATAATCCGTGCTTCTATATCGTTTTAATCTTTCCTTAAATTCTTCTGTCTTATCGTATCCACATCCGTTCATTTCCGGGCAAAACCCCCTATAAACGCATGAAGGAACACATTTATCCGCCATGACGGGATCTATCTCTCTCACCGCGTCTATAACTTGCCGCCACGCCCTTCTCGTTTCCTTCGATGCCTTCATGCAGAGACGAACCTTCGATATGTTTATCAACGCTTGAGCGTTAGCCATCATGTCCATGTCGTTGAGCGAGCCTTGCTTCAACTCATCACGAGATACGTTCAAATCACTTCTATCTTCTCTCTGGGAATGAACGAACTTCTCGCATCCTTCATGATGGCGAACCAAGTGAACCGTGATCCATTGCTTTATATCCCGCCATGTCCACTCGAATTCAACTAATCGAATGGGGCTATGCTCGGCTAGCAACATTTTCGCTTTCCATGAATCAGAAGGATCTTTATTGACCGGTTCCTTTCCAACAGTCCTCCTGGCGGCGTTTAAAGCTCTTTTCCAGGAGGTAATCATCTCCATTCTCACTATCTTGCTCATCTTCTCTTATTTTTAGTTATACATCATTTTCAACACTGTAAAGATATACAAAGTTTATCAATGTACAACAGAAATCATGAAAAAGTTTTCTTAAAAATCTGAAAATAAAAAGAGGGCCCTCGCCCTCTCCCAGATCACTCAACATTCAGAACCCAGATATAATCATCGTGTCCGAACTTCATAGTTACCGTTCGTGTTCCCTGAGCCTGTTCAAGTAATGACTTACCTGATGGCGAATAGAACGCTTGGTTGGATAAATACTTGGTCACGTCCCTACCCGTTATTTCATTATAACTCTGACCTATTCCCTTGGAAGAAAAAGAATCAACCAACCAGAAACTTAATCCCCCGAAATTTCGAAGAACCATGATCTGCACCTTTTGATGTTTCACGATTCCAAGGCAGATCTCCCAGATATCGTTTTTCAATAACTCTCCCATATCAATCCAAATTAGTTCCTATAATCTTTTTCTCGTAGAAGCGTTTCATCTCGGCATCCTGTTTCCGAACTTTTTCGTTGCGCTTCATGATCCATTTCTTTTTTTCATCGTTGGAAAGAGAATCGAACCTGCCGAGATTGAAGCCAACACCGCCCTCGTTTTTCACTTTCACCATTTCCAGTTCCTCCCCGCATTTATCACAAACTAACTTCTCTCTCGGAACGAGATGCCCTTCCCTCATAACATAGGTTATCTCCTTGAAATGAAATTCATGATTGAATTTCTCGCATCGTTCATTCCTGCAATAAAATTTCGTCGCCATACAACCTAAAAATTTTTACGTTTCAGATAGGATGCTATGAGCAAACTATCGCATTTATTATCATCCAACTTGATCGACCTTTCAGTCCTTCTCAGATCCACGTTTGGAAACAATTTCTGGCAAGCCTTGATAGATGTCGCCTTCGTGTCGGTTACCTCCGTTTTACCGGATGACGATTTCTTCTTCATAACGCCGACGCCTTCCCACATCACTTTCTGCCATTCTTTCGGTTTAGGGTTCACGAGCGTTACCCCTTTCGCCGCAACCAACCCATTCAAAACCCCGGTTATATAACCGAAATTAAAGGTCGAACCGGCAGAAGCCCCGAATAAAGCATGAACATCCTCTATCCCAACCACGACGTTCTTTCCCTGAAACCGGGTAAACACACCCTCCATAACCCCTCTAACATACCAGATGTTGAAATCTTTTTTCGGATCTGCCTGTAACGCGATAAACTCCGGTTCCTCGTTAGGTGCCAGTATGCACAAGAATCCTAATTTTCCGGGATCTATTCCTATATAAATTTTCTCTTCCATATTACTCTATTCTACTAATATTATTTTCCTTGATCACTTTCAGAACCTTCGTTCCAACCGATTGATTCACCACGTGCGTTGTCACAAGTATCGGGTAATTAAATCTATCCAACGATTTAACGAGAGATCTCAACCCTAACGCGTCAATCCCCTCTGCTATCTCATCCGTGAAAAGGAAATTCAAACCTCCGTGCTCGTTAGATTGATTTATCATTCTTTGCTGAGCGAGTATCATGGCGTATTCCAATCGACCCCTCTCACCACCCGAGAAAGAATTAAAAGGTAACGCCTCATCCCTCAAAATAGTAGGTGTTATTTCCTCTTTCACGCTTCCATCTGCTTTCCTTTTAAATCCATCTATGATAACTGACAAGTCGGAGCCCATATCTCTAAGCGTCTCGTTACAGTTTCTCTGTATTTCCTTCACGCTAATGTTAGCGAGATACATCCTGAACTCCTTGTACTGTACCAACCACTCTCTCGCGCTCTGAAGTTCACCGTCAACGACTTCGATTTTTTTATCGAGTTCTTTTATATTGTTATTTTCTTTCCCCAAGTCAGATTCGATCCCCTTTATCTCCTCCATGAAAACACTTCCGATATCTTCCTTGCTCGCCTCATCTACCTTCAAACCTAGTTCTTTCACTTCTGCCTTTGCACTCTCAACATCCCATTCCAGCGATTTAACCTGTTTTTTATAAGTTTCTAGCTTTAATTTATCTCTCTCGATATCTTCTTCAATTTTCGCCAGATTCTTCCTTAAAACCGATAATTCACTAGTAAAACGAGATTCTTCCTCCCTCTTCGATCTTAAATCACCTCTCAAGCGTTCAGATTGTTCTTCAACCCTGCATAAATCATCGTTTAAAAGAACGATAGAGCTATTTATTTCCTCGTTTAACTTGATTAAATCAACCCTCTTTTCCTCCTCCACCTTTATGTCAGCATCCTCGTCAAAAAGAAACCGGTGACCACATTTAGGACACGTTATAATACCGGATAAAACGGCTTCGATATCGACCAACGCCACCTCTATTTCCGCCCTCGTGCTCACGGATTCCTTGATATCATCTCGAACTTGTTTCTCGCCATCATTAACTTCTTTCAACGCTTTATTAATGGAATCGATCTCCTTCGATATCCTGTCCCCGTCCTTGACCTTGTTTGATAGAAGGGCGGATTGTTCTTTCAGCTTATCATTAACCATGACTAGACCTCGCTCGATGCCACCCATTTCAAGAATCAAAGTATCGATTCTCTCCTCGTTCGAAGCTATCTCGGATTCTTTTTCCATTATTCGGTTCCTATACGATGAAATCATTTCTTCTTTCATTCTCTCGTACTTATCCATCGAACAACCCTCCAAACTCTCTTTCAGTGTTTCAATCCTACCTTGAACGAAAGCCTTCTCGCGAACCAATCTTTCCCTGTCAACTTCCTTGATTGATACCTCTACCTTTATATCCGAGTCGATGTTATCCAAAAAAGAAGCGTTACTGAACCTCGCTATCAATTGAAGTTTCTGAGAATTAGAGGAAGTGAAGAAGGAAGTGAATCGTTCCTTGTTCACCACGTAATAATTACTCAAATCCTCCTTGTTTATCCCGAACCAATCAATTATATAGTTATTACCATCATTCACGGTCGCGAATGAAACCGGTTCATCGTTAACGTACAATTCGAGTTTATTGCCCTTCCTGGTCAACGTTCTTTTGATGTGAAACATCTCGTCTCTTACCTGGCAATAAATCCAAGATTCGATAACCGCCTCATCTTGACCCCTCCTTATCAAATCAACATCGCGAACGCCCTTTCTCGAGGTGTAATCTAACCAGCACTTCTCGATAGCGGATTGAATAGCCGTTTTCCCGCTACCGTTACTTTCTTGCCCTTCATCCGATCTATTCTCACCCATCAATAAAACAGGTCCGTTCTCGAAATCGTATTCAAGTTCCTTGAACGAGAGAAAATTCACTAATCTTAATCTTACAGGTACCATGTCATCCAATCTTTATTTTACCACGTATTTCTTCCAATAGCTCCGGGTTATCCGACAAGATGGTTTTGATATTCGCCTCACCTTGCCCCAGATTGGCACCTTCATAAGAAAACCAACTACCTGACTTCTTGATAATACCTTGACCAACCGCGAAATCGAGTATTTCCTGCATGGTATCGATACCCTTCCCGAAAGCGATAGAGATTTCCGCTTGCTTGAAAGGAGGTGCGATCTTATTCTTCTTCACGGTTACCTTACTTCGGATAGCAGTCACATCGTCCCCTTCTTTCTTATTACCAACCCTGCAAACTTCAACTCTCTGGGAAGCGTAAAATTTCATCGCGTTACCACCGGGCGTGGTATTGGCGGACCCCATGAATCCTATATTACTCCGATACTGGTTGATGAACATAACTAGCGTCTTGTTCTTCTTCGCTTTCTGGGCGATTAGCGGTAACTCGGCACTCATCAACCGTGCCACTAACGCTATAACGGCATCACCCACCTCACCATCAATTCTAGCTTTCGGCACGAGAGCCGCTATCGAGTCAAGAACTATTATACCGATATCGGGGCAATCCAACATCCTTCTCATGATGGTTAAAGCCATCTCGGCAGAATCCGCCTGACTCAGCACGAATTTTTCAGGACTTAAATCTACTCCCAATGCTCTCATGTAATCCGGGTCCATCGCTTGTTCGGTATCTATATAACCGGCAGAACGACCCGTATCTTGTATAGATTTACAAGCATGAATGGCGAGCGTGCTTTTGCCACTCGATTCGTGCCCGAACAATTCAACCAGCCTACCAAGACCATAACCACCACCTAACGCCTCATCCAAAACGAGAGACCCGGATGGAACCCTCTCCACGTCTATGTAATTCCCACATATAGCTTCTTTGCCGAACTCTTTCTCGATTCCGGCGATCATACTTTTCAAATCCATTATTCCACGTATTTTTTCAAGAATTTATACCCCTTTTCCTTGTCATACCCCTTTTCCTCGCAAAACTTCTCAAACATCGCTTTCATATCACTACCGGTCAAGGTAGAGGGGGTGCTTTCAATTTCCGGGTCAATAACATCAAGATCCTTTCTTTTCTTTTTCACGATCACGCCCTTTTCCACGAACATATCCTCTTGTAATGATCTTAACTTGGATTCAGAACCGGAAAATTCAATTTTCACCTTCGAATCAGAAGCATCGATCTCGCTCGCCAGCTTGACGAGATCCGCTTTCGATGTTTTATCGAGATCAACCTTCACCACCTTGTATTCCGTGAATCTTGATTTCCTGAACTCAACCTCTCCATCGCTGTATAGAACCCAGAACCCCTTCACATTATCTTCACCGAAATTGTTCTGGCGAATAGATGATAGGTGAACGATTCCCGGCGCCACCTCTTGCGTGTTATGATAATGACCGAGATAAACATGCGTGAATGTTTCGGATAACGTTTTAGGGGTTATCGAACTTACCACCTTCGAACCATCGTTATTGACGCTACCGTTCAACGCTACATGACTCATTAAGACGATAGGGGTTCCTTCTTTGAAATTCTTATCAACAACATCTTGTTTGATTAATTCATACCTCTCCAACCAAATATCCGTGTCATAAAAGGGTATGAACGCTACGGGAAGGCCTTGAATGCTTACCAATCCTTCTATCCTATGCAACACTAGCGCCGGATGATGGTAAAAAGGATCGAGGAAACTTCGATCACTCTTATAATCCGTTTTATCATGATTTCCGGGAATGCAACCAAGTAGCATTCCATTGGCGTGAATCATGTCTAGAATATCAGTGAAAGCGTTCAGCACTTCCTCTCTTTGAGACACTCTACTATCAAACACATCGCCCAAACATAGAAGCGTCGTGCAATCGAACCCCTTCGCGAGGTCAATCTGCTGTTCTAAAAGATTCTTGATAATGGAGGTGTTCGATTGCTGAAGGTGCCAGTCGGTTGATATTACCGCTACAACTTTTCTTTCTTCCATAACCAATAATATTTAAAAGAAAGGGTTTTACCCCTTTCTTATTTTTTACGGTTAAGGATGTTTCTCAAAGACGCTTTCACGGAAGCCGGATCATGAGCCTTCACACCGTCATCAGCAGCCGGTTTCTCTTCCTGCTGTCCTTGTTCTTCAGGTTCACTCCCATCTATCTCATCAAACGGCAGCTCCTCGCCTTCCATTGCCAATTTATACCATCTTGACAGATCATCCTTCGTAAGATCAGGTAACGTGTATCCTTCCTCGGAGTAATTCTCAGCGATATACTCTCTCAAAAATTTCTTCATTTTTAAAGGTGTGATCTCGTTAGATTCCTCTCTTTTGAACGCTTGCTCGACGGCATCTTCAGCCACTTCTTTCGGTTCAGGTACAACCTCGTACAGTTTCTTAACTAAATCCTCGAAATCGGGATCACTCAAAATATCGTATTCCGGGTGTTGTGACTCTAAGTTCTTCAGCCCCTCTAACGCTAATTTAAGATCACGCGTTGTATAACTATCCACGTACAAATCCTTCAGCGAAGGTTGATTCATCAACCTCTCCAATTCAGCATCTGTGATCTTGCATTTACCGAAGAAATCATCCCATGATTGACCGATGGTGGGTTTTCCCGCCTCAATATCATAATACACTCTTTCTTTTCCGTTCTGAGTTTTCACCCCTTTCACGATAATTAGAGGAAATCCATCATCCGGTGATGAGAACATATCGAGCGACACCTTATTCGATTCTTCCGCTAGCTCGACGGATTTCTTGTGAAGTTGGTTAAACCAATTTGTTCTCAACTCCAATCGATACAGATCTCTTTTCTGATCTTGAACGTAACAAACCCAGGTGGATTGAGGTATGCAACCCGGTCTCCAATTTTTTCCTGAACCACCACCTTGAATCGGAAATAAGAATTTCTTTTTATCATTCTCATCTTGGAAATCTTCCGCTTTCTCAAACGCTTTCTGGATGTAAAATTCAATGGGGTCCTGTAAACCCGCTTCCTTCACCGCCTTGCAATGGGTTGTCGCGATGAAAATTTTCTTGCCCTTCAGCACCTTTCTCCCAGTCTTCTCCCCGTTTTCCCACTCATCATCCATGACCTGAAGCTGGGCAGTACGCATCGCCACGTAAGCGGCAGTCTCCTCGTTCGTTGACGGTAAAACGCGTAACCAATTTCGCCCGTCGCTGATCTGATAAAACGGAGCACGGCGACCTTCAGTTTGATAAAATGTTTTGTTTGTTTCTTTCTGTTTCTGTTCTTCTTTCTGAATTGACTCAAAACTTGATGCTTTAAATTTACTTCTGTCAAATGCCATAATTCTAAAAATTTAAACTGTTAACTGATTCACTTAATTTTCGATAATTTATTTAACAACTCATCTTTCAATAAAGAATATTTCCCCAAAAATTCCGTTAAATCTTTCGCTTCTTCAAACCCAATATTTTCAACCATTAATGTTACGGCCCTTTCCAACGTCACCCCGTACGCGATATCCTTCGAATAAATCTTACCACTTTCCGCTTCACGGCTTTCGAAAACATCATACCTACCCGGAGAATAGGCGCACGGCTTAATCTCCATGTTTTTAAACACAAACGATTCCATGTTACTTAATTCCTTTCTTAATTAAAAATGTATTCACTTTCGCTTCGACCAACTCATTTAAAAACTCATCCGGTGATACCGGTTTAACTATCGAACTTAATTTCTTACTCTTATCGTTAATCGCCCAGAACCATGAATCTAATATATTCAGCATTCTCTGATTTTCAATCATATCATTCTTCAATCTCTGAAACTCCTCATCACAATAAATAACCTCATCAACCGATTTCTCCGTTAGCTTGATTAAATCATCTCCTATCCTAAACTTACCTAAATTCTTGTTAGCTTCAATCCTTATCTCCTTCCTAAAATTAGCCTCGTATATATCACACTTCAGTTTACTCTTATTATACAACGCTTCCGCTTCCGATTTCCAGATTCCAACCTTGTTTAGGAGAGCTGACACGGTCACTATCTCCCCGTAAAGATTTGAATGATCTATCCTACATAAAGCATCGATGTCAATTTCCTCTTCCGAATCTCCTGATATAAGAACAACCGGTTTATCTCCTATATGAATAACAGTATTCATCCGTTCAAATTTTACATTTCACACTCTAAAAATACATAAAGTTTATCTTAAAACCAACGAATTTCGACTAAGTTAACACTAAAACTTCCGTGCTCTCGTTAGCGTAAATCGCTGTTTGTTGGTTCCTTCCATCCCAGTTCGTTCTTCCATTCATGAAAAGTATCGAGTTCTTGCACGTTTTCAACACGTTCTCGAAACTTTCGTACTCATTCGCCCAGAAAACGACGGTTCTAAATTGATAGTTCTGTTCCAACGTGACAATCGCGTACTCCCCTTTCTTGCCACTTTTCACATCGATATCATAAACATAACCACCAACAGTTAGATTCAAACTCTTACTGTCAAGAGGATCATCGATTATCTCCGAGAAATCTTTAAACGGATAATCAGGTCTATCGAGGATTTCCTTGAAATGATCCGTGTATAACTTGGGATAATCGAAGAACGCCAACCCGCACAATCTTTTCTGCCTTAAACTATACCACCACGCGTATTTCCGTTTATCCGGGTTCGATTCAAACGGATCTTTCTCCTTGTCAATTTTCACCTTGTTCAATTCCCTGTACCGGTCAATCAAACGTAACCTATCAACAGGAATCGATATGGATTCAAGTTTATCAAACGCCCCGCACGAAACAAGATTCTCGATAACGCTCTTGTTAACGGCACTTCCTTTCTGTGAATGACGATCCAGGAACTCCTCGAAACTGAAATAAGGGCCGTTCTTCGATCTCTCCTCCATGATCTCAACTTGTGCTTTCTCACCTACCTGTTTCACGGAAGATATTGACCAAACCAGGCTATTGTCGTTAAAATCAGTCTTGATCTTATCGGTTGATTCATTAATATCAGGAGGTAGAACCTTGATATTACCTATCTCGTTTATTTCATGCAAATAAACAGGATAATCATCATCATCAGCGTAGGAGAAAGCAACCGACCAATATTCGAGAGGATAATTCACCTTCAACCATTCGCAAGCGTAACCAGTATTCGCGTAAGCAACGGCGTGAGAATTGCAAACAACTATCCTGTTATTCATCGTTACCGTGTGATACGGATGCGCCATTTCAACATCGTAAACATTTTCCTCGCGATCAAATTCAATACTAACTATCTTTTCGAATCTAACAGGATACTTTTCTTCATTGCCGATAGGTTTCTCCTCGCGTATAAAAATTTCGTCGCCAACAACAATATCCTTTAATTGAAATTCGCCTCGCTTAGTGGGAATTTTATGATTATCCGTTACCGATACCGTTAGCCCTGTTTCCGTTTCAACTTTGTAAGTTCTTCTGAACCCCGCCCATCTAATATCAACGATATTATTAAGGATCACCTCTCCGTTTTCATTCAACGACCACGCCTTTCCGTACCCGTTTTTGATATACCAATCATGCAAACATAATCGACCATGTTTAATCGCGTACGATCTATCATTCTTGATGGCATACATTTCAGCGATGGTTGGATTAAATATCTTTTTATTACGGGTGCTCTTCATAATTCGTTCACGACCGCTAATACAGTGATTAAACTGATAGGCAGCCATATTCTCAATCTCTTTCCATGTATCGTCGGCATATTTCTGATCAACACCAAAATTAGACATGTAATGCTTCAAGAATCGTTCTTTAAAAGGTAGCAATTTTTCAACCTTTTTCTTTCCCAATGCACGTCTCGCATCATCAGCCTCCACCAAATTAAACCCACCCAGCTTCTGAAACATCTTCATGGTCTGTTCCTGCCAAATCATGATGTAGCGCGTGTCCTGCAATATCTCATCCGATCCCTTCCGAAAAGATACCTCTCTTTCCCCGTTCTTTCTCAATATGTATTCATTGTGAAAATTACCTTCCATGACTCCGGGTCGGTACAACCCAATACAGTTCACCAATTCTGTTATATTATCCGGTTTAAGCATCTTGCAATAACCAGTTAACCCTTTAGCTCCAAAGTGAAACACGTCACCTGTCCAACCTTTCTGAAAATAGGAATACACCTTCTTATCATCAAGAGGTAATGTGTATATATCGACATCTTTCCCTGTATGTTCTTTCACCAATTTCAATATATCTCCGAATTTACTGAGTTGAAGAATACCCAAAATATCCTCTTTCAAGAATCCGGCTCCATCCAGCTCACCCCCTTCCCACTCGCTCACCATCATATCCCCTTGCCTTCTCACCGGGTTCCAATGGAACATGTCATGATCATCCGGGTACACCATCATGGCGCACGCGTGAATTGACTTCGCTTTAGGCTGACCCTGAATCAAACCAACCGCTTGAATTATTCCCGGATATTTATTGATAAAATACGCGACATCTTTTTTCTGACAGGCCATCCGGAATAGATCGTCAAAATCTTTCACCCCGTCTATTTTAGCGGTGAACATGTTCACTTCCGATATGGGAACCCCTTCCAACCTGCACAGGTCTTTTATAGCGGCTTTCACTTGCAAGGTAGTGTAAGTACCCACCGAGCAAACTTGATCCTTGCCGTACCTTCTTTCCATGTATTCCTTCACCTCACCCCTTCTGGCCATCTCGAAGTCAGTATCAAGGTCTGGAAGTGAACCGCCAACGAGCTCTTGCCGGATCTTTTTTCTTATGTTTTTAATTATTATCATGATTTACCTCGTTTCCAATTTTATATAACACGTTATCACTCAAAATAATATCACCTTCCTCGAGTTCTGATCCTTTCATTTCCATTTCTTTTTCGCCCCGTTTGATCAAAACAGTTTTACCTTCTTCTATCTCGTACTCACCGTTTAACTCAATAACATTCACATCAACTTGCTTTCCAATACGACCTTCAGATAAAAATCTCTCGAATAGGAGATCGTAATCAAACGGATCTATATGAGTTAAATTCAACGCCCTCGCGCAAAGAGAACCGCACCCGGAACCACGACCGAACCCAATAAGAATGTTATTTTTCTTGCACCATTTCACTATATCCCATAAGATAAGAAAGTAATCGATGGTTCCACCTCGCTCGATAACACCGACTTCTTTCTCGATTCTCTCCAAGTACTTATCCATTTCCTCCTCAGGTATACCCATTTCCATCAACCCCCCTCCAATCAAATCAATAAACATATCCTTTTTCGAACCACCGTACTTCTTGAACTCCTCTTCCGTCATCTTGTATTTAGGGAGGTGCTTCACATCCATTTCAATCTTGAAGGACGAGCATCGTTTGGCCATATCGTTCGTGTTATCTATCGCGAGTTCAAGCAAATCGAACATCGAATCCGAATCTTCCTCTCTGAACAGATCCTTTATCTCCATCAAATATTCCTCGTTGCACTTGAAATACTGATTCCTGGATAAATCGTTACTTACCCCGCCTATTGAATTTACAGCCCGTTTCAGGTAAGAATATTCCTGATCAAGATAATAAGCGTCACAGATACTTGTCACAACCATCTTGCTCGAAACGTATTTCTGAAGATTTTGAAGATACGCTTTATCCCGGTCATCCGAATCGAATTTCACCGAATCAAGTTGATAGCAAACGTTCGATAAACTTAAAGGAACATCCTCGAATTTTAAACTTTTCGGATCGATAACAACAACTAGACCATCTAAAAGAGACAGAAAGGTTTCCTCCTCGATCCTTAAATTATCACCGACATTGATCTCTTTGTTTATGGATAGGAGGTTCATCCAACCGATCTCGTTCTCCACGTACAACTTCACATCGTACATCAAATCTCTTTTCTCACTGAAAACTGTTACCGTTTCGCCAACAACCGGTTTCAGCCCGTTTTTCTCACAAGCAAGTTGAAACTTCAAAACGCCCGCCAGAGTGTTTTTCTCACATATACCGAGGTATTCCACGCCAAAAAATTTAGCTTTCAAACACCAATCATTGTAATTCCCGGTACCGTTCAATAATTCGAAAGGACCGTGAACTCCGAGAAAGGACATGGTCGGAATCTCGCTGTCAACTTTTCCTATATATTTAAGTAATTTCAGTTTCACGTTTAATTCATCACCTTTCTTCAACGTGTAATATAGCTGACCGAATTTGTAAATATAATTATTAGCGGTGATCGAAGTTCCTATATAATTAAACCCTCGATCGAAAAAGAATCCGTCATGGTTCGGTAAAGATAGCTCGTAGGTGTCACCGTTGATGGCGATGATTCCTAGCTCGGAAACATCGTAAGTGAATCCATTTGAATTAAGATATTCTATTAAATCTTTCATATTTCGTTGAAAAACGAGGTTCCAAAAAGGAACCTCGAGAATTATTCATTTGCGGATTTAATCGCTTTAACACATTTATAGATATAAACGCTACTCTTACCAAGTATTTTCGCGATCTCGGCGTTCTTTTTTCCTTCTTCCAAAAGTTTTTTAATTTGAGGTAGAAGGGGGTTGCTGAGAGCTATAACGCCGTTTCTTTTACTCGCAACGGATTTCTTTTCTGAAGGGACTTTAGGTAATTCTTCTTTTTTCTCCTCTTTTTTCTCCTCTTTGACGGTAACTTTTTTAAATTTAGAAGGATCGAAACCTTCCTCAAGAGCGAGAATTTCATCCAATTCAGAATCCTCCAAATCCGTTATCTCTCGATCATCAACGATTGAATCAACTTTCGCGTATAAATCACAAGCTCCGTACTCAGCGAGCCGATCATAAAATCCAATAACCCTTTCAACCTTCGTTTTCGCATCCTGACCAAGTTGATTGACTACCGATTGATTCCGACGTTCATCCTCTTCCAACGCTTCAATCAGCTTCACTGTTGGCATGATAATATAATTCTTAATACCCCGAGTCGCCGCTTCCTTGCGTAACTCCTCTTTTGTCATCTCTTTAAATGTTTTCATAATCTCGTGTTTTTATTAATGTTTATCTTTCAACACTGTAAAGATACACAAAGTTTATCTATTCACCAACATATCCGGCGAAATTTCGGTACTTCTTTATATTAAACTTTATATCAGTCCATTCAGAAGGGGTAACTTTCACCCCGATCATTTTATGAAGCATGGTTGGAACCTTATCTTCTAACCCATTATCCGTGTACCGAATACGATGCAATCCGTGTATAACAGGATTAGATGTATCGATACTCCTAATGAAGGAATAATGATAATCCTCGTACTGTTTCACCTCTTGAGGTAAGACGGTTCCAAGCAAATGCATGGGTTTTAATTCATCAAGAACACCTTCCCCCATTAATTTATCGATAAACGCCCTTCTTCCCTTACAATACGCCATCGCTTGATTCTCGTCATTTCCAAGTGATAAATAAATAGGAAGATTGAACGGTAAAGCCACCATGTCACATCGAGCCACCAGAAACTTGTAACAAGTAACGAGATCATCCCACGTAACTCCTTGCACGACCCCTATCGAACCGCATCCCGGAATAGGTTCCCATTCTTTGGCAATTCTCATGGTTTCTTTCGCGTTTCTTAAAACATCCGGTAACACGTAATAAGTCGGTTTCAATGTTTTTACCCACGACCTGAACCGATTTGAATCGAAAGCGGATCCAAGTTCGAAAACTGAATTATCAAGAATGACATCCCTTCCCTTTTTCAACGCGTCAGAAAAGAATTTTAGATATTTCTCACCTATTTCCGGGTCTTCGAATAAATGAACCAACGCGTAATCGTAATCCGTCATCTTTTGAACCTTGTTCATGATCGATAACGGTGCTTCATGTGCTATCTTAATCATGATTTTGGTACGTTATAGGATCGATAATTCCATTCATTTGGAACGCTTCCAGTCGCTCGGTACAATTATGAACAAGATAACCTTCACAAATAAACGAACCGGCTCCCGTTTTTATATCATATACATGACCGTTACCGATAGAGGAAGTGATTCTATCCACAGGAACCTGATCTAAAAGTCTTATCGAATTATGGTTAGCTAATTTCGACAACATTTCATCACGTTTTTTTGCACCATATTTCAAGGTTATTATATATGGCCTTGTTACCCTCCAACTCTGCATGAGTGAGCCTTCCTCGAGGAAACCAAAGATCCTACTTTGATGCCGATCACATTTAATTCCAAGAATATTTAACGCACGATCAATTCTTTCACACTTTTCTCGATTTGCGCTAAATGATTGCGTTATTCCAAAACCAAACGATTTATTACTTTTATTATAAAAAGCACCACCATCGGTGATTAGAATCCCATTCAAATAGCCCCTTAAATATTCAGGATTATCGTTAAACGCCGTTTTTTCATTAAATATAAGGGAATATCCGCCTCCAGCCTTATACATATCCGTTTCACTATCATATGAAACATTTACATTACAAGGTTTAATGTATTTATCATAAAGGGACCAAAATTCCTCGAGCACCGTTTTTTCTTTTTGATAAACCTTAACCCCACGATCATCAATAGTTCCATCTCCTTCAGCAAAACCTCTTAAATATCCCAATGCGAACTTTTCATTATCAATATCCGTTCTTGTATATGAAACAGGCCAATATTTCACCATATACATAGCATCTTTTCGTTTCATATCACCATATTTTCTGTAACGGGGTCTTAGCTTTCTTGTGGATGCATAAACGCGATGATCTTTTGTCAATAATAAACCCGACATATTGTAAATAGGCTGTATCCCGTTATCAAATTTATCAAGAACCTTTGTAATGCAAATCTTTTTTGTGTTTTCATCGACACCCCAAACTTCATCTCCGATACTTACGTCCTTGATCATTTTCCATGTATTATCTCCCATAAGAACTTTTTGTGATTCCTCTATACATGAGCCACACTTTCCACATGACCTCCCTTCCGAATCCGGATTGTAACAAGTATGGGTGTTACCTAGCACGAAATTAATTTCGCGATCATCAAATCCAAGAATTGTCATCGCACGTAATCCTTCAGCGAGAACGCCACCTTTATCCATGTGATTGAACGGAGCTTCATATCCCACTCTTTCGCTGCCCCAGTTTGATACTTTAAACGCATGCTCGCAAGCAATTCGAGATTCCTCGGAGGTATCGGGGTAACAGCAGTGATCGCCACTATGTAGACCTAAAAACACATCAACGTTACTCTCGGTTTTATTCGCCCATGAAAGTGCTTTCCCGTAAATGATAGCAGAAAAAATCACATTTCTATTCTCAATAACAGTTGATTTCATATTTTCGGACTCATAGTGACCTTCAGGAATGGGAGCCCCACCTAAATGAAGGGATGAATTACTATCGCTGAAGCAATCCCTTAAATCAATAATCTGATGCGATAACTCGAACCCTTTACCTTTCAAAAATTCAATATTTCTTTTCACTTTTTCCAACTCAACCTGATGTTTCTGGCCGTATTGGAAAGAATAAGCCTTAACCTCGTAATCGTTGGATAGAAGGTACATGAGCAAACATGTACTATCCAAACCACCTGACAAACTTAAAATCGCTTTTTTCATTTAAATAAAAATTAAAGTGTATCCTTATAATATTTAATATTTTCAACACCATAAAGATACACTATGTTTATGAATTATCCAACTATCTTGTCAAGGATAAAACGGATTTTACCCTTTCTTCGACAGACCCCGTAACATGAATAATTTTTTCCGGAACGAAATCCATCAACATCTTCACATTCTCTTCGAATAGATTATTTATGGATCTTTGATAAACAGGATCGATCGACCTCACTCCATCATCCACTATCCCAAATTCAGGTTTCAGAATGATATGGTAATCGTATAACTCTTCCATGTGAAACATGAGCTGGGTCACGGTATCTCTCATCTCGGACCATCTATTTCTTTCCAATCCATCAGAATTGTAATAATGATAATCCGTGTAGCATAGCATATCAAGGATACATCTATCGGAGATGATGTGTTTAGGGTGAGACATAACTGTCTCAATTAATTCCTTGATATAAGATGATGTGATCCATAGCTGGTCGATGAGGCCAGCGCCCTGATTAATCTTCACACCCTTATCATTTCCCTTCCTGGAAGGAGATCCCATGAAAATCGTATTCTCCTTGAAAGGTTCCGCTTCTTTCAACGCGTTAATCAACGTTGTCTTACCCGTGCACTGAGCACCTGAAATACTAATTACCATTTCTCTGTTTATCGTTTTGATATTGACCGTTATATAAATCCCTTTCACTCACTTCCGTGCAATCATAACAATAGAACTGAGCCACACGAGCGTTAACCTCTATCGTTAGAGGGTGGAATACTTCCATGAACGTACCCATCGATTCCGTTCTGAACCCTGCGTCAAAAATAGAGGAGTAAATCCAAGCCCCGCATCTCGCAACCGAGCTTCTCTGAACGATCCGACCCATCTTGTTCTTCAAGATATTGCACCCTTCCACGAAATCAATCATATAATATCCGGGTTCAAAATGCCAGACCATGTTCCCGTTCATATCCTCGTACGGCTTCATTTCCTCGTAAGAGGGTAACATCGTTTTTCCTTTAACAGGAACGAATCCCTGCCCCTTCACAACGCTAACTCTTTTTAACCGAATGTCACAACCATGCTGCGTCAAATTTTCCTTTAAATGACCGGTAATAATACCGTTTTGATCCAATTCTTTTCCGTTTAACATACTTTTAATTTATTAAAATTTAATCACATATCGTTTCTTCGTTCTGTTTCTCATAAAGAAACGCCCTCGCCCTTGCCTCAGCGAAGGCGTATAGGACAATATCCCTGCTCAAATACTTGTAAGGGATTCTACCTGACAAATCCTTTCCCGCACTTTCGTACACATCTTCTCCCGGAATTATCTCCCCCTTTTTGACTTTATCAAGGTAATTTTTCTTCGCCTTCTCCAAGTTGATAGCGTACCTGAAAATAGAGAAATCGACGGAATCTGGCATAACAAATCTACCTGTTTCCACGTTCGAGCATCCCAGTAAATGAACGTACTTCCCTTTATCTCGGGCATATTTCATCATCTTCCCAAGTTCTTCCCTGTATACATGCCACTGCCTTCCCTGAGCCAAACCCCCTATCGAAATAACAGGATACAAGGGCGAATCGCAAAGATCTTTCCAATACTGAAAACCTTGGTGTATTTTGAATACAGGTGCCGGATAATACCCCGTGATTTCTTTGATTTCATCCCTCAAATAATTCTTTGGCGATAGAAGATCCTCGTCTTTCCGGAAATACTCATTATCAAGTTCGAAGCACATTTTAAACCTTCCCAAATGAAGAAACCTGAAAAATTTCTTCTTCATTTTCTCGCACTCAGCCCAGAAAAGTGGGTTATCCTCACCCAATTTTTTCTGTTTCTTAAATAACGTGAAACCACCCGAATCTAACCACAACCGATCCCCGCCAACCACCGCTTGAATGAACCTGATGTAACCGGTTGTCATATCAACGGTTGATATCAAATAATCATTTTCATGAGCGAGTAGAAGTTTTTCCAAGACTTTGTCAGATCGGCAGCTACTCACAAGCCCGCCACCGAGACCCATCACCAACCGCCTTTTCGGTCGAATAAAATTAATTTGATCATTTTCCATCACGCCACCATTTTATCGTTCTATTTCTCGTATAAAAAGGTTCTCGCTCTCGCGTCGGTAAACCCGAAAACGATCATGTCTTGACCGAGATATTTTAGAGGGATTCTCCCCCGGGTTATCGGCGCCCAACTTCTTTTCCTTTTTAAACAAGGTGAAACCACCGGAATCGAACCAAAGCCGATCGCCGCCACCACGTCAAGAAAATACTTGACACAACCTGCCGTCATATCCAACGTTGATATCAAGTAATCGTTATCTTGTAAAAGAAGCATCTTTTTCAACGCGGCAGATCCTTTGCAATGATAAACCATCGCCCCGGCAAGTCCCATTATAAATCTTTTCTTAGGTCTCTCAAACATATCAATCAATATCAGCGATTAATCTATCGAGTTCATCTTTATTATCCTGCATAGTGGTAATCCCGATAGCTTTCAACGACTCCTTGTTCCCCGCCTGTTCAACCAAACGTTGCAATCCGGCGTAATTCCATTGCGAATATTCATTCACCTTGTTATCAGCAATCAGGAACCCGATCTTTTCTTGCTCCGTCAACCCCTTAACAACCAGCACGTCAAACTCGGTGACTCCGAGAATCTCCAACGCTTTAAACCGGGTGTTACCAGCCAAGATCGTACCCTCTTCATCAACCACGATCGGATTTATATACCCGTATTCCTCGATACTTTTAGCGACCATCTTCGCTGACTTCGAATTTCTTCGAGGGTTGGAAGAGTGGCAGTGTATGTCGCCCGCCTTAACCCACCTAATCTCTTTCTCTATTTTTCTTATCTCTCCCATCGCTTATTTTCTACCGAGTTTATAGATTTGAATAGCACGAAGAAACTCATCCCTACTATTCATTTTGTTATCAAGAAAAGCGCCCGAGCAATAGTGAGTTGTCATGGTGCTATTATCTTCAGCACCTCTCATGCTCACGCACATATGCTCCGCCTCAATATACACAGCCACCCCGAGAACGGATTCTCCGAATACCTCGCAAAGATAATCATGAATCTGTTTCGTTAATTGTTCCTGTAATTGAGGTCTTTTCGCGAACCAATGCACGATTCTGTTCAATTTTGAAAGACCGAGTACCTGCCCGTTATCCTTGCTAATGTACGCGATACTGCAAAACCCCGTAAACGGAAGTAAATGATGTGAACAAAGTGAGTTCACCTCGATTCCATGTTCTATCACCATCCCTGAATAACCCGAGCTCGGAAACACCGCTAGCTTTGGGGGTGCGGAATACGCACCGGAGGTGATCTCATTAACGAACATTTTCGCAACCCGGTACGGTGTTTTCATCATATTGGGATCATTTTCCCAGTCATACCCCAACGCTTCCAAAAACTTACCGTACGCTTCTGTCGCCTTGGTTAACATCTCCGCTCTTTCCTCGTTGGAAAGAGCGATGTTTTCTCCTGCTTTTATCTTTTTCATATTTCGTGTTTATATTTGTTATAATCAAGCTTCTCTCTCTGTCCCGAATATTATTATATGAAGACGATCAGTATAGAAGTATCCCAGCTCTACACACTTTTTCGCCAACCATTGCCGTTTTTCCTTTAGTTTTTCTTCGGTGTCACCTTCCGGCATCAAATAAACAGTTAAGCGAGGAAACGATACACCCTCATCAATCATTCGTAAAGCGATTCTTGAAACTTGATCTTGAACTTCTTTGATATCATCGTTAGATGATACAACGTATTTTAATTGATGTCGTTTCGCGAACCGAATCCACGACACGATCGCCGGAATATTTTCCCGTATTGATTCATGCTGTTGCTGAAATTCACCGGCAGGGATTGAACTGCTTAATTTCGGTGAGATCGAAACGAGATCCGGGTAATGACCTTTTCCGAGAACATCCGGTTTGATGATTGTTCCGTTTGTCTCAATCGTTACCTTTTTCTTCGCCTTTCTCGCTATATTGATTAAATCCCTCAACAAAACGGGGTGCAAGGTC